GCCTTGCCGACAACCCGCGTTTTGTTACCGTACAGGCTCGTGGTGTAGACTAAGGGTAGCATGATTCCGCGCTTGTCCCAGCTCATCCTTACATCTCCTCGATGTCGGTGAGGCCCAGGCCTGCTAGCTCCGCAAGCATCGCGCTTGTCCGGCGCGCCCGTTCGTCATCCAGCTCAACGTGGACAACGCCGTGTGGTGTTCCGCGCAGCACGAAATCGCAGGCGATGTAGAGCAGCACTCCGCCTAGCCCACCCGCCGTCATACGCACGGTCATCGGGTCGACGAACGCTAAAGAAGTGTCGAAGGGCATACTCGCCATTGTGGTTGGCCCCATCAGCAGCAGGTTCATTCCTCGTCCTCCCATGTCCCGTCTTCCTCGGCGTGATCCATCACGGCGTGGGGGCCGCAAACGGCGGCGTTCAGGTTGCAATCGTCGCAGACGTACTCGTGGCAGCCGTAGCAATAGTAGTCGTCGGGGTCTAGGCCCTTGTCCACGAACTTCACCTCGCAGAAGAAGCAGTAGGCGTCGACGCCCTCGGGGTCGGCCTCATGCATGGGCGATCTCCTCGATGGTGACACGGACATAAGCGATGTCCTCGGCGTCCCAGCCCATCTCCAGCAAGTCCTCTCGGCGCTCGCACACCGCGAAGTTGTAGTCGATCGAGCCGTCCTCGTTGATGGGCGTGTCCTCCACGTCCATCCGGATGACGTAGCCCTCAGCGCTTCTGTTTTCCATAAGTGCGCCTCCTCACTTACTATGACGATTCGGGCGGGGGTACGGTCACCGTAGGCGACGAGAGAACATATCGTTTACATCGCCCAGGTCAACGAAGCTTGGGCCGGTGTCCGCCGCGTAGATGGCCAGGGAGTTGCTCCAGAAGCTGTCGCCGTGTCCGTCCTCGCTCTCGTATGCGCTCAGGTCTTTCTTGACCGCGCATATCTGGCGCACCTGGCGGCTGTTCTCGGGGCCTAGCAAGATGAGCCCAGGCTCCCCAGGCTGGGAGTACACGCGCTTCTCGAACATAGTCGCCATTGTGACCTTGATGCCCTTTTTGAACTTCTTCCCTTGCGCGCGCTTGGACAAGGCACGGTCATCCAGCTCGGCGCGCGTGCTGTCGTAGAAGAACCTGGCGACGTCGAAGTGCTCGATGATCTGGTTCACGCGTATAGCCTGAGCCCTGAAGTCCATATGCGATAACCATTCTTCGAAAATCTGCATCAGCGTGCCGTCCGGCATCATGGCGTGGATGGTGATATGGCTGGGGTGGACTTCCTTGCCCACGTCCATGCCGCCGTAGGTGGCGTAGCGCCCTCGGCCAGGCCAGGGCTCATCCGTCGTCCAGCGCTTGAGATTCTCGTCGACGATGTTATCAATGGCGAAGCGGGGGAAGTAGGCGTCCGCAGTAACCACAGGCTTGAGCAGGTATTCCACCTGGAACGCACGCGGCTTGACCTCGGCCAGTAGCTCCATCAGGCGGTTGTAATCGTACTTCTCCGGCCACTGGGTCTCCTGCGTCACCTCGTTCTTGATCGCCGGATACCGCCGCCATTGCCAGCGCCTGTCCTTCTGCACGCTGTGGAGAACGTCGTTCTCGGCCTGCGGCGTCCCGACCAGGAGCAGGGATTGGTGCAGCTCCGGCATAGACATCACCACCTGGTGGAAGATGTTGTTGATGCGCACGACTTCCTCGGATTCCATAGGGTTCGCGAAGTCCGACAGGATGTCGTCGCAGACCACCGCCTTGGGGTGTCTGCCTCGTGACGCGCCAAGGATACCGGCAGGCTCCACGACGTAGTGCCACGTCTCGTTCCCTGGTGGCCCCCACGATGCGGTGAAGTCTACCAGGCTGTCGCTCGTGGGCTTGTTGTCTACCCACCACCGGCAGTAGGGGTTGTTTAGGATGTAAGACTTGAGCGCGGTCGTGTGGTCGCGCGCTAGGTTATCCTTGTAGCTAAAGTAAACGGCGTCGAAGTCCTCCGTCTTCCGCATACCTAGCCAGAACAAGAACCCGCGCCCCAGGATGGTTGACTTTAGATGTCCGCGCGGGGCCAGGACGCATAGGCGGGAATATTGCTGCGCCGCCCCCGCCCACGCCTGGTGCATCGCCGAAAGGCGGAACGGGCTCCAGCGCTTGTTCGCCATGAAGTACTTCTCTTCGGCGAAGGACAGCGGATAGAACTTCAGGAGAAAGTGCCAGAAGAGCTTCGCTGAGCCGTTGATGACGACCTTCTCCTCGTCGGTCAGGGGATCGATCTCGGTGTCAATACTCATACACTTGTTTGAAAGTGAAGGGCTTTCTATCCGCCCCGCATCACCACCCAGCCCGCTTGTACAGGATCGTTAGGCAGGTCTTGCAGGTGACGTCGGTCTTACGCATCGCGAAGCGCTCCCGTCGCTGCAGCCCTTCCAGGCCGCACACCGTACGGCACATCGTCCAGGGGACGCGTCGCCGCTTACCGCCGTTGCCAGCATCAGACCAGTGCTTCATCATAGTGCCTCAATCGTAACGCGTACGGGGATGGTGTCGCCGGAGCGTCCGGTCAGGTGCCATTTCTTGGCCTGCGCCGTAGCGCCATCCACGTCACCCATGCCCGCCCATAGAGCCATCGCTAGATCGCGCAGGGCGTCTTCCAGGGTGCTCTCGAATAAGCGCTCGGCGTCCTCGCGGGGCAGGTAAACGGTATCGGTCGTGATCATCGGATCGGGTAATCGTCAGGATCGAACGTCGGCGGCTCATCGGGGCCGTTGTAGGGGCCGCAACCGCAGGTCACGCACTTGCCCTCCCGCACATGGGTAAAGGCCTTGAGCAGGGCAGCGGCCTGAAACGCCAGCTCCCGTGTTGGCGCGGTCTCCTCCAGGAGGCCCAGGGTGCTTAGGATCGCCCCCGCCCGCCACACGTTCATTTTCTGCCAGTCGGTCATCCCAGCTCCTCTGCCCGCTTGTCTAGGGCGCTGAATCCGTTGACGATCTCAATCCCTGTCGGTTCGCCGTCCATAAAGTCGATCACCACGTCAATACCCTTGGTGCCGAGCTTCAGGTAGCACCCTTCAGGATGGTCGCCGCATGCCTCCACGAACTCCACACCGTAGCTAGAGCCGTAGCGAGTCTTCTTCTTGAACGGCCACATCGTCTTAGAACAAGCGCAGGGGCAGATAGCCCACGAACGTGTTCAGCTCGACGCGGAGGAAGGGGAGCGGGATACGCCCGAAGACACGGGTGAGCCCTGCGCCGAACGATCCATGCAGCTCGAACACAGGCAGGTAGACGGTCACCTCGGTCGAAATGACGCGGCGTATATCAAAGCCGATCGTGCGCACGCTATGGTCATGCTGGTAGGAGAACGGCCCGAAGGCCCGATGGGTGTAGCGGTAGTCGTCGTCAACCTCGTCATAAGGCACGTCGGAGAGCAGGGTCTCCTCCTCATATTCGGGGTCGTAGGTCTTGCGGTCGCCCGTGTCAGATACATAGCCCTCGGGGTAAGGTACTGCAGGCACATCGCTAGGTGGATAGCCGTTGGGATAGCTCGACGGGCCATCGTCCCCGATGTAGTCTCGCTCGTCCATAGTAGGTTTCCTCCACTCCTCTGTATGATACCCCCCGCATTTGGGCAGGGCGTCAGTGTGGGCGCGCGCCGGTCTAGTTCTTGCCCAGGGATGCAGTTACGGTCAGCGTGAACGCGTCAACCGAAACGCGCAGCCACGGGTAGGGCAGGCTAAGCTTGTAGCCGACGGTCACAGGGACGGTGATCTTCTCAACGTCGCCGGTCACGTTCAGCCCAAGGGCGCAGCCTGGCGTATAGGTCGACACCTGCAGGGTGAGGATGTTGGGGATGCGGATTCCAAGCGTCCGCGCATCGGCGTGGCGGCTGTAGGTGAACGGGCCGAATTCCTTAATGCTACAATAAGTAACGTCGTCGCTCATGGTATTTCTCCTTTTCTAGAACAGTGATAGGTCGCTGCCGGATTAGAACAAGCGCAGGGTCAGATAGCCCACGAACGTGTTCAGCTCGACGCGGAGGAAGGGGACGGGGAGGAACCGGAACTTGTCCGGCCCGATCAGCCGGATACCGCCGCCCAGCTCGACGTCAGCCACGTCCGCGCCGGACACATCCTCAAGGGAGGGCTTGTTGAAGTAGAGGGTGATGCTGACCGGCCCCAGGTGCAGGGTGGTCTCGACGTCGGGGAGGTCGCTCGTCTCGACGTCGACCACGGTGTAGCCCAGGACGCCGACATCGTACCTGGTGTAGTAGTCGCAGTGGCGAGTCTTCTCGATCGCGAACAGCTTCATAGGTGTCTCCTTCCCTCAGACCCGATTCTCCGGCCACACGGCGCAAATCCTGTGCCCTGCGTGCCGGAATCGGTATCCGTCTGCCTTCTCCGCTCAAAACGGGCTGTCAGGCCCGCTCACTTCATTCCCTTTTCGATCGGCTGTGGCCTGCCTGGTGGCGGGGCCAGAGGGAACCGATCCTGTGGTAGCTCTTCCTTTGGAACGCTAGCGCAGATGTCCCCGCAATCTCCATCGCAGGAACCTGCCTCGCCGCAACCGCGTTCATAGCATGTGGTGCAGTTAGTGCTGCCCAAGGGCCGTTGTAGGGGAACGGGCTCAAACGTATGATCGAACGCGTATTCACACTCATAGCATTTGCACTCGTACGAGCACGTCAGCCGACCGAAGGGGTCGTCGTGCGCGATGCCTATCTCATACCATTCGCGCAGCGCGCACTCGCCGCAATTCGGGCAGGTGGCGATGTTGCCAAAGCTCATCTTCCACCCAGACGATCCATCCGCTCTGCCCGTTTCGGCGCGGTCTTGGGGCGAATGTGAACGCCCGCGTTCTCAATCTGCTCCGGTGACCAGTAAAAGTAGTCAGGCGCGGTCTCCTGCTTTTCGTAGTCAGGCTTTGCCGCCGTGGTGGGGGTCTGCGGGCAGGGTGGCGGACAGGTGCTCGTGCTCGGCACGTTTACCCAGGTCTTGCACACCCCACAGAGGAACTGGCCTGGGCCGCCGCTCTTGGCCATGATCGACGGGTGGGTACAGAACTTCGGATCGTCCAGCAGCGCGCCGTTCTGCCAGCGCCGCGTGAAGCGCGCCCCGCACACGTCGCAGCGGTAATAATGGGTTTCGACGTTGGGGTCGTGGGTCTCGATGACCCTACCTCGGTTGTCCACGCGGGTGTAGGCACCGCCCATAAGCGTCATGCTGATGCCCTCCGCCTTGAACGTGTCGCTGTGCCCGTTCGGGCAAACCAGCAGCAGGGGCTCGTGTCTATAACCGCTCACATTTCCTCCCCGCCGATGATGCCTGCCTCGTGCTGGCAAGGCTCCTCATCCAGGTTCTGGAACAAGGTAGCGATGATGGCGTAGCACGTCCGGCAAACGATGTCGCCCGCCGCCCAGCGCCCAGGGGTCGTGGGGGTGATGCAAGGAGTAGGCTCCTCGATGGTCGCCTCCGTCACCTTGTCGCAATTCGGGCAGTAAGCGTAGGTGTTCAGGCTTGGCATAATTGCTCCTCTCCCAGATTATGCTGGCGGCTGCCTCTCGTCCGTGTACGGGTAGCGGCAATTCAGGCCGCAAGGCTGTGCCGGTGGGCCGTCGCATGTGCATATGCCCAGGCCGACGCCGCTCGCACACTCGCCCTGGGTGACGGCGGGGTAGACGGCCAGGGCCGCCTGAATCGTCTCCAGGCTCTCCTCCCAGATGGCGCGCATACAGCAGATGCACTTAGGCCCGCCCTGGTGCCCAGGTGCCCATTCCCAGGCGATGCCTGGCGTCGGGTGGCCGCAGATGCATCGCACGGACTCAGCCGTCAGGCTCAAAGCTCTACCTCCACGCCCGCGACGATGATGGTGTTGCGCCCAGGTCGGCCCTCATCCCCATCGTGCATCCAGGGCGGCCCCTCGGAGAGATACTCTTGCGTCGTGCGTGTAGCGAGGCACTCCGTGCCTTCGCCGTCCGTGGGGCAGAAGCCAGGTAGCCAGTAGGGGTTACAGGCCTCGCTATCGGGGTCTTCGCACTCGCAGCCCCCGCAATGGGGCGGGCAAGTATAGCTATCGTGCTTCATCACTCAGCCTCCTCCAGGTTCGCGTCAAGCGGCTTCGGTTCCGGCAGGATTGCGCCGACCTCCGCCGCCTCCTTGATCAGCATGTTGTAGGTCTCGCGCATCTCGCGGTCGACCTCCTCCATCTCCTTGCGGAGCAGCTCAACGTTACTGATAGTATACAACGTCGGGCCGACCGCTTGGCCGCCTTCTGCGGTCTGTTCGCCGCCTGTTCCTGGCATTTGCACGCGCATATCAGCGTGCAGCCGCGTGCGCTCAACCAGCATCCTGAACAGCTTCCCTACGGCGTTCTGCGCCGCGTTGAGGATGTGAATCTTGTCGTCTATGCTCGCCGCCGGAAGGATCACGTACTCCTCGTGCCCGTGCGCGTTGGTGATCTTCAGCGGTACGCCGTCCGGCCCGTTGATGATCTCCGGTCGCTCCCGCAGGTCGCGCATCTTTTCCATAACCATGCCGACAAGCTGAGCCTGCTGCGTCGCCGCCGCGTCGAGCTGAGCATCCCAGTCCACGAAGTTGTCCAGGATGTGCTGCACCATATCCGCCAGCCAAGGGAAGACCCGCATCGGTAGGTGCGCAGGCTTGTAGCGCTTCAGGCCAACCTGAATCTGGAACACCGTCAACGGGAAGCCCATCTTCTCGGCGTGCACCGAGACCTGCGGGAAGGTGTAGACGCCGGTGGCCAGCCGATCCTGGATGTCCTGCCATAGTGGATGTCCTGGGTTAAACTCTGGCCGCCGCCCGTGGATCGGGTCGTTGGGATAACGCTTCCCTGGTTTCCTCTGGTGTGATCGCTTCCTGCTCATCTCATTAACAGCTTAGCACACGCGCTGGCAATGCCGAAGGGGAGTGAATATTTGAGATTTTCTAGGATTGCCACAGGGCTCCTAGCCGTTGTCCCTTGTCAGGGTCTGCAGCAGCATGGCTGCCGTAGCCGTCTCCGCCATCTTCACCAGGAGGATGTCTATAGCTGCTGATATGGCTAGGGCCATGTCAACGCACTCATCGCTAGTAACGGTGTGCTCTTGGAGAAAGTCGATGTCGAAGGGATTTCTCATCTCTTGGTATGCGCGCGAAGCCTCGCGGAGGAGGCTCTCCATGCGGTCGGTCATTGGGCTTTCTCCTCGCCGCTGCTCTCGCTGTGGTAGTAGACGCCGTAGACCTCGTTCTTCTCTCGGAGCCCACAGGCGTGGTGGAGGGAGAGGATGCCGAAGCGTCCGGCATTCAGCCATCTCCACAGGCGCTTGCCGAGGATGAAGCTTGCGATCCGAACGCGCAGCCAGTCGATTGGGGTTAGACGCTTCATGGACAGGCTCCTCCTCTCGGCCCCCGCCCGCTCCAGGGCCAGCGCCAATCTCCGGTGAGGGCGCAGGCGAAGAACCAGGCGACGGCTAGCCAGTAGATAACGGCTACAGTGATCTCAAGCGCTAGGGGCATTCTCTTTTCTCCGCGCCGGTCAGGGCTTCGTAAAACCGCGCCATCTCGTCCATGGAGTTGGCCATCGCCAGGGTTGCCTTGGCTACCTCACCCGACGCCCACACCATGGCATCCAGGGCAGCCATTGCCTTTTCCCAGCACTCACAGCGCCGCTCGTAACAGCGGCCCATCTCGCACCAGGAGGTGGCGGGGTCAAACCAGCGCCAGTGGCTAGCGATCCAGCGGAGCATCTGCTTCTTTCTCCATAGTGCGCTTTTCCTCTGCCGCCGCTACCTCGCCCCATAGCTCGTGCCACTGTTGAAAGGCCTCGACGCCGCGCGTCGGGACGGGGACGTTCTTCCGCAGCAGCCGTGTTCGGTAGGTGTGCTCAGTCAGGCCGCCCAGGTCGTCGGCGTAGCGCTGCCAGAATGCATACTTCGCCTTGCCCCGCGTCTCGGCAAGCATAATGTCGATGACGCGCTCCATGCCGTAGATCGCGCCTAGCTCGCCCAGGTACTCCTGGCAAACGTAGACCTCACCGGCGTCAACGAGGTAGGCGTTCATTCCGTCTCCTTTGCTTGTCGTCTTGCCGCCGCTCGCGCCGCCCACGTGGTGTCCGTGCCAGGCGCTCGTCGTCGTCTTCCTCGAGCTTGTCCTTACGCATCCGATGCTTGCGCCCGCGCGGGATAGAGTAGAGAGGGATCAAGGTGTAAAAGGCCATAATATCACCCCCTTTCCTCTAGGGAGTGAACTACGTACCATATCGTCTGATTGCACCAGGGGCAGCCGTTGAATAGGCCTTCTTGCCAGGACGCCCCGCACTTGCACTCTAAGATAGAGGGGCCGATCTGCTCCATACAGACAAGGCAGAACACGGTTGTATCCGTGCCCCAATCGCAGCCTAGCGTGTAGGCGTGCGCAGTAGCGTCGTCGTGATCGACGTCGTGGTTGCACTCCGACTCGTCGCCCAGGAACTTAGGCATCGGGGTTTACCACTCGCCAGATCTCGGCCATCGCCATAAACATCGCCCAGAGAGAGCAGACGCTCAGGGCCTGGAAGAACAGGTCTGTCACGAGGCTCGCCTCGCCCTGTGGCCCTGCCACGCCCGTTCCCCAGCTACCCCAGCCCACAGCAGGCCGCCGCAGACGGTGGAGGCGAAGCCGAACACTAGGCCCTGCGAGAGCAAGGCCAGGCCGATGACACCCAGGGCCAACGCCAACACCACGCTCGTACCGTAGGGCACGTCCTGGTGCTTGAGCCCGTGGCGCAGGGTGGGGATCACCCCGATGCTACACGCGATGTTCCCCAGGCCTACGATCAAGTCTGCCCAGGGAGAAATGAAGTCAAGCATCTGCGTTCAGCTCCTCGTCCGTCCTGATCTCGGCTACCGCGCGGATCGTCCCGCGCAGCTTGAACGGGTAGAAGATCAACCGAGCAGGGACGTTCAGGGTGCACTTTTGCCGGATCATATCCAGCACTTTGGGGTACACGTAGCCCTCCACGATGAGAGGGGTTCTAGCATGGTTCGTCATCCTCCACCTCCACCATAACGCGCGCGGCGACGATGTCGTCGCCTGGCTCGTCCGCCTCAAGGGTCTCCTCGGCGGCCTCACGGGTAGGGAAGATGATGATCTCGATGTAGCCCTCGTCGTCCAGGTCAAGGTCACCCTTGAAGACGAATCCGGTGTAGACTTTGCACATCGCTAAGAGTTCCTTTCTCGCTGCCGCAACGCGGGCGGCACCCACTTGTAGCCTTCGACAGCCTCTATGTACGCCAGGATCGCCTGGGTAACCGAGAACGGCGGGCACAGGCACTCGCCTACGACATCCGCCAGCTCATCTACTGTCTGCGGACGCCCTTGCCCCCAAGCCGCCGCACGATCGCGAATACACTGAGCGGCTTCGGGGCCTATTATGATCTCGTCGCTAACTGGCCCCAGGAGCAAGATAAGACGCCTCTCAACGTCCGCTGGTAGGTGGCGCGGCATCCTGCTCCTCCTTTACGATTGCCTCCTTGAAGGCATCGAGAAGCTGGATGACTCTCCTAATCCAATGCGTGTCGCTGCCCGACGTGGTCGCATAGGTCTTCATCGACACCCTGGGGTACCTGGTAGGCTCCCCTAGCCAGGTCGTGTAGGTCAGCACGCGCAGATAGACGTCCCAGCCATCCTCCTGCACGCGGTAGAGCTGAGCATGAAGCTGATAGACATCGACAGAGTCCTTCTCCGCGCCCTTCCACGTGGCGGGCACTTCTCTGCGCACGGTCTCGTCGTACAGCTTCATTGGGGAAGAATCCCGTAGTCCGTCACCTGGCGCATGAACTCCTCAGCCTTTGCTAGGGCCTTAGTGCCGGTCTTCGTGGCCGGAAGCGTGTGGGTCAGAATCCACCAGAAGCCGTCGATGTAGGCTAACACCTGATGCCAGACAGACGGCTCTACGTTCTCGATAGCGTTTGAGAAGGCGCGCTCAACAGCAGGTCGCAAGTGCGCGGCTAGCGCAGGGAACTTGGGCGGCTCCCCATCCCTGGCGAAGTCGTCCAGGAGGGCCTCGGTTAGGAGAAGGAGCATCGTGCGAACATTCTCCTTGTCGAGCGGGTCAACGAAGGTCGCCGCCGCTGCCGCGCCGCAAACGAACCACCGGAACTCGATCATGGGTAGGTAGGCCACGTAGCCCTCCATCACCAGGTCGATGACCGCCGGATCGCTGTGGGAGATCGCAGAAATAGGCGGGATGTCCTTCAGGGCGCGCAGCCGCAGCACGGGGTCGCCGACGATATAGAAGCCGCGCGGCTCGAACCGTGCAACGCCGAGCGCCTCCAGATAGGCGATCCGATCCTTGGCCGTAACAGAATAGTCGATGGTGCTCATCGCTTGCCCAGCCCGTCTCTGACGGCCTTACTGAAGGTCTTGTCGATGCTTGCGGAAAACCCCTTCGCGCCGTCATCCTTGGGATCGACCGCTGCGTTCCGACGAATCTCCTCGATCTCGGCCTCGCTCGCTGGCGCAGTTCGAGGCTTACCAATCTGGATGCCCTGAACCGCTGCCGCCTTCAGCATCGGATTGTCCTCCGGTGCCACAGCGGGAAGCTCGTCCACGACCTCCGCGATATCCTCTATTCGCGCAGGAGCAGCGACGATGGGAACCGGCGAGGCAACCAGCCGCGTGGGGGTAGTGTGCACCGCGTCGCTGACGACGATGCCGTAGGTCTCGCGCAGCGTGATTGCCGTCCGCATCATCGCATCTTTTGTCAGGATCAGGGAGTCCGTGAGCTTGCTCACCTTCTCCTGCAAACTCGCAAAGCGGTTCAGCAAGACAGCGCGGGACGGGATGGGTGCTTCCTGTGGTTCCTCCTGAACCGGCGGTGCCTCGGCTACCTTATCTTTCCTGGTCAAGTTCCACCTCCGAATCCAGTCCGCCTGGGACTGGAACATTCTACGCGCCAGCGACGGCAACGAGGATGGCTCCGACGACTACCGCCAGCCCTCCGGCCATAGCGATCGTCCGGCGGTCGAGCAGTGCACCCTCAAGCAAGGCACTCGGTGCAAGCAGGGCTGCGACCAGCCAAGTAGCCCCCATCGCGACAGTGCCTCGGGCAAACCAGATTAACTCAAGCATCCCTTGGGCTTCTTCTCGCTGGCGGCCTTGGTCTTCTTCGCTGCGTCGTCGGGCAGGGCGGGGTCGGCGGTGAGAATCGAGTCAACGAAGCCGAGCCTGAGTGCATCGTCGCTGTTGATCCACCAGTCCGTGCGCTTCCACTTGGCGGCGATCTGCCGCTCGGTCATCTTAGAGCGCGACGCGAAGATGTGCAGGATGCGCTTCTGGATCGCATTGACCCACTTCACCGTGTCCTCGATCTCCCCGATCTTACCGCTTGAGCCGAAGCTGGCCTCATGAATCAGGAGCCACGCTTCGCGGCCCATGATACGCTTGCTACCGGCCTGCAGGAGAATCCCTGCCATGCTAGCGGCCATACCCAGAGTAATCGTAGTGATCTCGTGCCCCTTGCGCCGAAGCACCTGGATGTAGTCGAACAGCGTCATACCGGAGATGATCTCCCCGCCAGGGCTGTTGAAAACGATCTCAATCGGGCACTCAGGAACCGTCCGTGCCCAGATTGCCAACTGCGCGATGCACTGCTTCACGGAGGCGTCACTAACGACGCCATTGAACGTGTACGTGAAGTGATACTCGTCGGCAGTCAGCTCCTTCTCGCGCTTGGTGCGCTCGCGCTCCAGGCCCATCTCGGACAGCTCAGCCCGAACCACGGACTCGCGCACGTCGTTGTCGAGCCGCTCGGTCTCCTTGTCCGCGCGCCGCGCCTCGGAGAGGGCCTTCGTTGCTTCGGCCTTGGCCTTCTCTGCCTCCGCCCGCACGTGATCGCGCTTGGCCTCTAGCAGCTCTTCCTTCAGCCGCTGTTCCGGTTCGGGTGTCGTCTTCTCGGCCATAGTGTTGTTCTCCCTCTGCTCGCTTGATTATCCCTAGTATACCTCGCCGCTCGACCCACTCGATGGGCTTTTCTACTCTAACCTGTTCCGAATTGCCAGGAAGACGTCCGGCAGGCCGCTCAGCGTTCGGCCCACAAGGGCCAAGGCTAGGCCATCGATAAACCAAGCGACTACCCCAGGCTGCACGTCGGCAAACCGCGCGAACAGGGCCAGCGTCAGGCCCGCCCATGTTGCCACGCACAGCCGACAACCGATTCCCTGGCCGAGGAAGGGGCTGAAACCCTCAACGAGCCGCCTCACGGGGGCGAACAGGCCGCCCTCAGCCACAATCGTGGCCCCTTGCCCACACGCCAACGCTAGCAGCACGAATAGCCACACGTTAGCCAACAAAGTGCTTCTCCTTGATGTCGTCGGTGCGGCGTGACTGCTCTCGGCTCAGGGCGAAGTAGTGAGCCTTGTAAATCTCTATCTGGGCCTGGAGTGCCTCCACGACCGCCCGCTTCGTAACCAGGGCGCGGGTGAGCTTGGTCAATACCGGATCGCTGTCGACGGCAACGGCCCTGAGAACTTCCTTGACCTGGCGCTTCTCGCTTGCCAGTCTCGCCATCGCACGCCCCAGCAACAACTCGTAGATCGTCTCGAATGCGTGCAGGTCTAGCGCGGCCATCCCCAACAGCCTAGAACCGTAACCCTGCCAGCCTGACAGCCTTCCCATGAGCTGCCCTAGCTGAATCGAGGTCAGCGCTGTGACGTCTTCGGGCCACTCGTACTCAGCAGCGTACCCCGCAGGACGTTTTGGCAGCGGCAACGCACCCTTTTCCAAGAGCTGCTCAGCGTGCTTGACCGCGCTCTGATACGACCAGGCCTCTTCGCTCATCGCTTTGCTCTCCCCAGCCGCCGCTTGATGTCCTGCGCCAATGCCGCGTCGCCGTCCTGAAGCCGGAAGCAGGGGTCTCGGTGCCAGCAAGTACGGCAGTTCGGGTGTCCCTTCAAGAACGGCGGGGCGATCAGCCGCTTCTCGATGCAGGCCCCCTGAGCCACCTCCGCGTTACTCAGCAGCTTACGCCACACGTCCTCCTCGTAGGCGATCAGATAGACTTTGTACTCCTGGGTATCCTTGTCCTCGAACAGCAAGAACCCATCCATCTTGATGGGACAAGCCCGCAAGTAGGTCAGCAACTGCCCGACGTATTTTGCGTGCTGCTTGGCCAGGGCATAGAGGTTAGTGCGAGGGTCGCGCGGGGGCGGCAGCCGCTTGAAGCCACCGCTCGAGATACTCTTCAGGTCGCCCAGGAATAGCTCGTTCCGAGTCGCCACAGGGCGTCGGAGAATGAGGTCTGCCGTCCCGCTGACCATCAGAGGATCGCGCAGCGCGAGCTTGATATCCCACGCCCGCAGCATCCCCTGCTCTGCGAAGTAGGCCGTCCAGCGAACGTGCATACTCTTGCCGGTGTCGAAGATGCGCCCCAGGCGCGCCTCCACGGGGGACTTGTGCCCCAGCAGGCCGAGCTGGATGCTGCGCTGGCAGGGGTCTACAGCGCCGGACGGGTGGAGAAAGCAACTGGGCGACCACCAATCTTCCGGCTGCCGCTTGGCGAAGAACTCGTCCATCGCAGGCGTGATCCAATCGTCCGCCGCGAGGGATCGCAACAGCCCGATCAGTCCGCCAGTGCTAGCCATTCCAACCCTTTCCCCGCGCTCGCCGCCTGCGCGTACTCACCTCGCCGAGCTTATCGATGTCGTGCAAGAATAGGGCGATCTCTCCTGCTACCGCACCCTCGTCGGTTACATCCTTCACGATAAGCGTGGGCAGGGAGAAGTTCTCCCAAAGCCACTGCGCACGGGCCGCGTCTCGCTTGCCCCAGTGAGCAGGGCCATTATACTCGATCACCGCGTGGCATTCCGGCAGGTAGATATCCAGCTTATACACCCCCGCCGGTTGCTCGGCAACCGTCGTGTAGCCCATCCCCTGAAGGATACTAATCAACTTCTGATGAGGCCGACTCAACTCCGTCGGCGGCGGCCCCTGAAGCCGAGGTGCCTTCGAGTGCCTCGTGGACGGCTGCCCAGAGTCGGGTTTTGACTTTCTCATTCTCATCCAGCCATGCGATCAACCTGGCCCTGCCGAAGAACTTTTGATCCTCGAACTCGTAGTGCGGAGGCTTCCCACTTATCAAGCTCAGGTCTACGGCGACGTCGACCAGCCCCGCCGTCAGCTCTAGATGTCCGGTGCGGAAGTAGAACGGGATGGCGCAGCTCTGGAAGGGTGGGGCCTGCTTGTTCTTATCGGTGCGGAACCCCATATTGAACCCTACCCGCCGCTGATCCTCGCCCTTCTTCGGAGACTTCTCGGTTAGCCAGCCCTCGCGGGTCACACGAACGATGCCCCATGCCCAGAACAACTGCCCCACGCCGCCAGGGAAGGTCTCCCCCGCGCCGAGGCGCTGCCCACCGATGGCTACGCGGGTCTGGTTCGTGAACAGCACGACGCTGTGGGTGTTGACGTCTAGTAGGCGGCGGCAGCCGCCGTTGATCAAGCGCGCCTGCCCGCCGACCACGATCTTATCCATACCCTCTTCGGCCTCGGCGGTAGGCACCATCGCGGCTAGGCTGTCGACCACGATGAGATCAACTTTCGCTCGCGCCAGGGCCAGCACGACGTCGAACGCCTTCTCGCCCGTGCCAGGCTGCGACACTAGCAGATTGTCGGTATCGATGCCGACCTTGCGGAACCACTCTTCGTTGTAACACCGCTCCGCGTCGATGTAGGCCGCCACCCCTCCCTGCTGCTGCACCGCCTTGATCGCAAGTTGAGTGAAGTACGTCTTGCCGACGGCGTAGCGACCCACGACCAGATAGAACCGGCCACGGGCCAAGCCTCCGCCCAGCATATCATCTAGGGGAGTAACGCCCAGCGGAATCGCCTTGAGCTTCAGTACGGGGTCGGAACCGAACAGCAACGAGGTCTCCTTCATCTTCTTGTTGACCTCTTCTCGAACCTCGCGCACCCGATCAACCGGCTGCGCTTTAGCGGCTTGCTTTACCACGCTCATCCCTCACCTTTCGTGCCCGTGCCAGCTCGTCATACGTGCTGGGGGACACCACTAAGCTCACGCTCAACTGACAGCCGCTGCACGTGCCGGTTAGGGCAATCCCTGGCGGCTCGGCATACTCGCTGCACGTCCGCAGGCTAGTGATTGCTCGCGAGTGCCCACAGGCATAGCAGTAGGCGGAGATCATGCCTCGGGAGTTTCCGGCAGGGCAGCCCTCCGTACCATCGCAGCCAGCGTGGTAATGTTCGCCTTGACTTTCTCGTCGAAGGCCTCCAGCGCGACAACGCGCTCGGCTAGGGTTGAGCCCGTTTCAGACTCGATGAGCTTGTCATCCACCAACTCGCCGATGGTGTCGTTGATGCGCACGAACGCCAAGACTCCGGCAGCTAGTGACACCTCGATCTGGCCCTCGACGTCGGTGTAGGGGTTGATGCCCCTGATCGCCAGTGCGGGCCGAATGTTCCCGAACTGGGCCGAAGGGATTGTCGCTCCCAAGTCGACGTCGACGCGCAGGTCTGGGTTGATGCCAGGGCCAGGAGAGGTCTTACCTTCGTGTGAAGGGAACTTCGCCGGATTCGCGGGCTTCGCGTCCGTTAGCGGCAGCGCAATCTGCTCAGGGGGGCCTGCTGCCGGTGCTGGTGTCTTCAGCTCCTCCTGGATGGCCTCCGCAATGACCTCTTGCGCGCTACCAGGCGATGTCGGGGTCTTCACCTTGGGAGGCGACTTCGGGCTCGGCGTCGAGGCCGAGACTGATGAGTCCTTCGTCGGGCTTGGGGATAGGCCGTCCGGTGGGTCTTTCTTCATGAGTCGCTCCCGTAGGGACTCCCGTGGGGAAGTCGTCTGTGCCTGCTCGTCCATAAGCGATGTCCTCCAATGATGTCAGAGTGGGAATGATGCTGGTGATGTCGGCGCGGATCGGAGCGGGAATGTCCGCGAGGAGATCGTACGAGGTCTCTAGCTTCTCGCCCGATCGGATTAGGGTGTAGTCGCGATCCGTGAGGGAGCCTATCCGCACGTAGTAGGTGTCCATCTTCGCTGCCAAGCGTGACCCTGCCAGGAGCAGTCTAGGAGCCTCGACCGGCTCGCGGTAGCAAACCATGTTCCCGTAGACGACCTGCTCCCAGGGCTTCGTACCGGCCCGCGTGGAGGGGTTCTGCCTGGTGTGGTCGATGTAGTAGACCCACACCCAGTAGAAGGTGAGGAGACGCGAACGCGCGGAGTCCTCCTTGTTGCTGGCGCAGATCTCACAGGTATCGTCCTCGGAGCATAGAATGGGATCGCCGACACGGGTCTTCCCCGTTGCCGTGGTGACCGCCAGTCGGTGGAACTTGCCCACCACAAAGTCCTGCTGCTCGGTCAGGATTCTGATCTTAGATGCCTCTCCGCTGGCACGCAAGACGAGGAAGCGGCTCCCGCTGAACCCCTCCTGCGACTGCTTGCTCAGGTAGTCTTGCAGGGCATCGCGCCCTCTGCTAATTGGCAAATGCTGCCTCCCTTCGCCCTTCTAGGAATCTCCGAATCTCGTTTCTGGCGCGGTAGAACCCCTTGTGGCCTGGCACGGGGTCTCCGAACGCTGGGCGGGCACCGCGCCCGCCGGTCTCCAGGACGACTCGGATAAACCGGATCGCGTCCTTGCTCAAGCCCGCGTGCTCAAGATCGATCTGAAATTCCGCGTTAGCCAGGGTGCGCGCTGAGGAGCTGCTATGAAGCGCCCCAGCATGCGTCTCCAAGCCGACCGCGTGACGGGCATCCCGCAGGCTCACCCGCTGCATATCCAACACGCAGTTGCGGGCCACTGTCCTAAAGTATACGGCAACAGGCAAGCGCAAATCAGGGTTTTCGGTGGTTATTTTGTGGAGTTTGATCGTCAGTATTTGCTCCACGTCGTCCCGATCCAGGCCCATACGAGCAGCCTGGCCGCGCCAATAGGCTATGGTGGGCTGGCAAGCTGCCAGCGCCTCGTCAAACGTCATGGGTATCGCCTCCTTCTGAAAATTGCCTTCTGGAGAAACGATACCAGGCTTTGCGCCCGTTGTCAAGCATTTTTTAGGGCCACTCTATGAATAATGGCGTGACATCGACGGCACAAGGTTGTTAGATTATCTCGGGAGTTATTGGTGCGGTCGCCATCCCGATGATGAACCCCCAGTTTCTCCGTCGTTCCGCACGTCTGGCAGCAACCCTCAAGCCCGCGTATAAGTTTTGAGATCGCCTGCCAAAGCCGACCGTAGTGACTAACCGAGATACCACCTCGCCAGCAAGGATGATTCGGCCCGCGCTTCTTGTCAGACATCACGCGCCGCGCTGCTGGTGCAACGGCATGGCCGCTCGCGTTGTGATTGCCCAAACTCGCTTGGCGCATTCTCTCACGAAACTCAAGGGAGCGCCTGCCCCGCGCAGACGTATTACCGAGATGCGCTTGGCGGTTTTTCTCGTTCGCTTCAGCCGAGTGGCGATAGCCTTGTGGCATCTGAGACTGCCTTTCTAAGTTCCTCGCAGTCACATTCGGCAGGGTCTTTCTTAGGCAGCGTAGCTACCCTGGCCCTTCCGCCCAGCAGCTTCATTGCGCGCTTAGTCGCGTCATGACCAGCGGCATCCATATCAAAGCAGAGGGTCACTTCCATGTAATTAGCGTTGATAATTTGCGCCTGTGCCTTTGACATAGACATGCCCAAAATAGCGACAACCGCATGCAGCCCGCATTGGTATGCCCACAAGCAGTCGAGTGGGCCTTCCACCACAATAAGGGGCTCGTTAGATGAGCGATGATCCCAACCAAATAGAATGCGTGATTTTGGCATACGCGGAGTATACTCGTAGCGAGGATATCCCTCCGGAATGGGCGGCACATGCCGGTAGATCAGGCCCACGGTATCCCCCTGCCACGTCACGGGGATGACAATCGCCTGGCGTGCGAAGTCCCACCCCACGTGCCAAGCCCTGAGCGTGTCCGGCGTGAAGCCGCGCTCGATCATGTAGTGATGCGTCTTGCCCTCAACGTAGTGGAACTCGGGTGGGCCGACGACCTCCTTCTCCGCCCCGACGGTTAGCGTCGGCGCTTCCGGCATCGCGGAGACCACCTTGCTATCCAGGTAGTACTGCGCGGTCTGATAACTACAGCCCAGGACGCGCTGCGCCAGGGTCAGTATGCCGCCCTGCCCACAGCCGGTGTAGCAAATCCACGCCCCCGTGTCTGAGTTGATTGCGAAGCTCGGATGGCTATCGTTGTGGAGTGGGCACAGCCCGATTAGCTCCGTATCGCTCTCGCTGGTGATCTCGATTCCCAGCACGCGGACAGCGGCGCGTACATCAATCCGCCGCACGTGCCATCTCCTCGCGCAGCTCGTCCGCCGTGACTTGCCGTATGTCGCCCACATCAACATCAAATGCAAGATGCACTCGAATCGTAACGGGCTCGCCGTCTCGGGTCTTCGGGACTTTCAGGTAGCGCAGCTTGGGCTGGCCCTTGGGCATCGCGAGGCTGAACACGCGGTCGCTATCCTCAATGAGGGCCTTGCCGTAGGCCCCGTGCTGCAGGTCAGGAGCCTCGCCCGTTGTCTTCATCGCCTCACGCACGACCTGCATCGCCACGATAACCACCATCCCGTTCCGCTGAGCCAGCGCCTTCAGCGTCTGACCCGCCTCGGCGATGACTTTCCACTGCTCATCCTTGCTGCCACCGATGAGGTGGAAGCCGTCGATCAGTAGCATATCCGGACGGTGCGCGGCAACCAGGGCGGCGATATCCTTGAGGGCGAACTTGCCCGTCGGGGTCTCGGTGCTGTCGGCTGTAACCCAGCGGCGCTCGCTGCTCAGTTCCCCCAGCCACTTCTCGTAGAGCTGGAGGTCAACCGACCCGTTTATCAGTGAGCTGTTGCTAATTACCATATCGTAGAGACGGGACAGAACAGTGTCAAAGCGGAACTCAGTATGGAGCTTGCTCATCTCCGGCGAGATGTAGAGGACGCGCTTGCCACAGTAATAAGCCACGCAGCCGAAGAAGAGCAGCAGCCATGATTTGCCGATGGTGCTCCGGCCCAGAATCGTGACTAGCTCGGCAGGCTGCCAGCCAACGCCAGTGTCGTCAAACAGGGGAAGGCCCGTAGGAATCCCGATGATCTCTCCCCGCGCACGTATCTCACTGCGCTCCTTGACATTCCGGAGACGATCCATCGCGCCTGCGTCACTGAAGCCGAGGTGCTCGGACGTGCCCGCCTGCAGATTGGACAGCCCCGTGATCACGTTCTGGATGGCCTCTTCTGGCTCGCCATACCATAGCTCGGTCATCTGGGTCTGCATGGCGTCCTGCCCCTTGCGGATCAGCTCCTGCTTCCGCAACGTTCGTGCTAGCGAGTCGACGTCGGTGGCAGTCTTGTCCGGCGTGAACTGATAGAGCGCCAGCAACTCAGAGTCACTAGGGGGTTGGCCGGTCTCAATGATACGCCGCTCAATGTAGACAAAGAGATCGCGATAGACCGCCTGGGAAAACGAATCCGGTGTGACGCTCGCGCGCCGAAGCTTTGCCAGATCGCCCTGCGTTCGCATAGTTGACAGGAGTAGTCTCTCAACCACCTCCGGCGCGCTTTGCGTTGGCGAAAGGGGCTCCATCAGACTTTCCCTCTCTGATTCAAGTAGCGCATTGCAAAGTAAAAACCAGCAGATAGTGCCTCTTGCTCTTCAGTCATCGGAGCCTGTGGCTTTCCATCAATAGCCCCGCGCGGCCCAATACATTGTGCGCGGTACTCTAAGGCCAACCACGCCCGTTCGCGCTTTACCCACAGGAGCGGGTATAACTCCTGCAATACCGACTCTGCCTTCGGGCCATCGATATACCAATAGAGCTGCGGCTTTCTGCTCCCACGCCCAGCATGCGCATACAGCCGTCCCCCGAAGCGCCGCCGGAGAGCCTCTACGGGAGGCGCGAACGTATTAGCAACGCACAGGTTCAGCCCAAACCGTCCATACATACCCCGCCGTGACTTTCGACATATACTGATGCTACCCTCGCCGTCGAAGAAGCCCGCAAGATACGCGTCTGACACGTTAGTTGGCGGCAGGTCGTCCAAGGAAGGCCTCCAACAGCTTGTCTAGCTCCACCCGCGCCTCGGCGATCACCCGAGTGTCGTCCGCTGCGTCTTCCCATGCCGCGAACCACGGATAGCATTGCGCCCGCAGGGATGCCCCCGCGACGAAGTCCATGAGATAGGCATACCGCCCCATCCCCTCTGGCATCCAGTACCAGGCGCGCAGCCGCGCATAGGCCCGCACGTCCAAGGTGTTCCACACCTCGCCGACGAGGTCTAGCTCGTGCCGTTTTGCCGCCGTCAGCAGGACACAAGCGACCTCATAAGGATCGGGGTAGTCGATCATGATCTCACGGATCAGCCGCTCTACGGTAGCAAACGGGAACGCCATCTCGCCAGTCATTGTATCGGCTAGTTGCCGAAGTGCCCCCGCCACATCAGCGGCGGATTCTAGTCGGATAGGAAACTCGGGCGCTCCAGGCTGGCGGCGGGCACGGGGCTGATAGAACCCAGCGATCCTCGCAAGCCACTTCGCCCACTCGCGCAGCTCCTTCTCCTCTGGCGAAAGACGCAGCGGCATACTACCAGCTTATGATATCCGTCAGCGGATCGCGTTTCGTTTCTGGTTCCGGCGCGAGAGGCTCGCCCTTCTTGATCCGAGTATGCATCAGGCGGCAGCTCACCCTGCCCGCGTCAACGCAGGCCTCAAGCTGCGCCCGCGTGATCTCCTCCTTGTTGATGGCATCCCGCAAGGCCTCATAGTCCAGCTCGTAGGTCACGGTGGTCGTTGTGATCTCTTGCTTCTTGACTACACGTGTGAACACCTCGGGGGCCAGGATGGTCTCGAGGCGGTCGTAGTGCACGATTGGCGAGCCGAACACGACGACGCGCTGCAGGCGTCGGCCTGTGGCCTTCACGTCGTAACTGTAGCGAGTGTCCGCGCCAACCAGCTCGGTCGCCAGCGCGAAGAATGCCTTGCGTAGGTCTTCGCGCTCCGTCTCCGCGCTCTCCCGCGCCTTCTCTGCCGCGACCAGCTTCTGGGACAGCTCCTCAAAGGCGACAATCACATCCGGTGCGATCTCGCCGCCCAAGACGCGGCCCGTGAGCAGGGTCATTTCGTCCTTGCTCTTTGTCATATTGGATACCTTTCTGCATTCCACCCCGCCGTCAGAGTCAGGAATACCAGCTCCAGGGTCACCACACCGTAGCGCAGCCCGATCTCGAAGACTGGCCCGCCGATACGCACCGTGGAGAAGCCCTCGCCGGACACGAACAGCCTGACCGGAGTGAGGGGAATCCGCACAGAGCCCTCCTTATAGAAGTAGAGGCTCTTCACTCGCCAGGCCCTCCCGCTTGCCCCATCAACTGGTCATAGAGTTCCTTCGGAATCTCAAGGGGCTTGCTGATCAGCTCCATCGGTCGCAGACCGAGTTCCTTAATCACCCATGAGAACACGCAGACAGGGCAGTAGCGGTTGTCGGGGCCGGTAGGAAAGTCTGCGTTCGTGTTCTCGCCGAAGGTGATCGCGCCTTGGGGCAGCAACTCGTGCCCGAACGCGCACCGGCACACCTGCACGCTGTAAGTAGCGGTCTCAGCCTCTTCGCTCAAACTCACTTGGCAACTCCCTTCCTGGCACGATCAGCTTCGGCGGGACGGCCTGGTAGGAGCGCTTCCTGATGAAGAAGCGCATCGGCTTCAGGCCCGCCACCTTAATGACATACAGGTTGATGCAGGATACGCAGTAAGGACTAAACTGCCCCTTCGGGCCATCGAAGGGAACGCCCTCGTCGATGGTCATTATCGGCCCAAGGTGCCCGTCCTCGCAGCGCACGTAGCCCTCCTCGCCAGGGCCAGGGTGATCCCCGCCCTGGGGGAAGGCCTCGCGCTCCGTCGCCGTCTCCTCTACGATATTGTCTGCGTCTGTCATGTGGCTTTGTCTCCCCAACATTGAGTAGTCTCCACGTCCACCACCAAGGGAACAGGGAACCACACATCGGGGTCTAGCTCTAGCAGCGGCAAGGTCTCCATGATCTCCTTGAGCTTCGGAACGTAGTAATCGACCTTATCCTCGCGCACCTCGAACAGCAACGCGTCGTGAATCCAGGCCACCAGTCGAATCTCGTCACGAGGTAGTATACCAGACAAGCCGAGCGCGATCATCACTTCTGGCGTGTAGATTCGGCCCATACTCCAGTAGGTGAAGTCGCTCGCGGTCGATTGGATCGGCGAGTTGACTGCCTGCCGCTCCGTATAGCTCTGCAGCCCCCTATCTGTCGAATCGATGTCTGGCAAGTGCCGCATACGCCCGAGCAGGGACTCCACTTGCTTATCGCTGTGCGCCAGCCCGCGATACAGCTCATGCCCTGCGACGACGCCTGGGTGCTGCTCGAAGAACACCCTCCGGTCTTCCTCGGCCTCCGACAGGGTCAGCCTCAAGCCATAGTTTCGGAACGCGTACCCTTGGTACTTAGGCGCGCCCATGCCGTAGAGGTAGCCAAAGTGCCGCCCCTTGGCGCGGGAGCGCTCCTCGTAGGTGACCGCGTCTAGGGCCTTGCCCGTCACCCATGCCGCGCCCTCGCGGTGAGGGTCGCGCCCCGCCGCAAAGGTCTTCAAGAACGGCCCGTCGTCCCACATCGCCGCTGCAACGCGAAGCTCGATCTGAGCGTAGTCAAGCGACACCAGCTTATAGCCAGGAGGCGCGCAGATCACTGATCGGACGCGGGGATCGCGTGCCGTCTGCTGGACGTTCGGCTTCTCTGCCGACGCACGGCCCGTCACCGTGCCCCACGGATTGTAGTAGGGGTAGAGGCGGTGCGTCTCGGGGGAGATCAGCTTAGGCCAGCCCGTCACCTTCTTGGTCTTCGTGCCCTCCGTCTCCGTCCCCAAGTACGTATCCAGCAGCTTCTGGACTTCCTTGATATCCAGGTACAGGTCGATGGCCGGACAATCGTCGCGGTGATAGGCTAGTTTCTTCTCCGATACGACAGGCCGCCCCGTCTTCTCCGTCCGATCCGTGATGGGAATGCCCAGCCCCCCAGGTGGCGGGCCGTAAATCCAGTTGATAAGGAAGGCCTGCTTGCGGAAGCTCTCGGGCTTGACACCGAACTCCTCGAACATCCGCTGATGCAACGTGCCCAGCAGCTTGCGAAGGTCGTTTGCGTGTTCCGGCAGTCGCTCAGGGTCGACGTAGACTCCGTTCAGCTCCATCTCGATGAGCGCACGATAGGCAGGCAGCAACACCATGCGGTGCAACCGCGCGAGCTTAGGCTGCTGGAGTACGCGCCCATACTGCAACGCGTCCAGCCGATGCGTCCATACTGCGTCCTGTGCGTTGTAGTCTAGGAGATCGCCAAGGGAAAGAGGCTCGCCTCGTAACGCACAGGGGCCGATCCCCTCCTTGAAGTCCACACCCGCCGCGTAGTTGGGTGCTCCCAGCTCATCGCGGACGATCGGCTTTAGGTGATGCCCCTTCGGTTCATTCTCGTCTAGCAGGTGAGACATCACCTTGGTGTCGCGGGGAGGCTTGGCCATCTTCCAGATGTCAAACCCTCTGAGCCGCGCCAGCCAGCGAAGGTCGAACTTCGTAGCATGATTGGTGACCTGCTTCTCGTACAGCAGGCGGAATATCTCCTCGTAAACCGCGTCGAGTGCGTCTCCTCCCCAGGGGGACTGCGGGTGGTCGAGCGGGATCGCCCAGCCGGTCTTGCCGTCCCCGCACAGGGCGATGCTGAGAACGCGTGCCTCGGGCCGGTAGTCTATCAGGCCCGTCGTCTCGATGTCCGCCGCGATGATGTCGGCCTTCCCCAGCGCGTCAAAGCACTCTAGCGCTGTGTCAGCATCCAGCACGTGCCGAATGATGACGTCCTGGGCAGGGGCCTCTCCCCTGATCAGTTGAACGAACTTCTCCAGGTCTGCCCAGAACCGATCCAGCCTGCGCTGATCTCGCATCACGTAGGAAGGGTGGTAGGTCGGTAGGTAGTAGCAATCCTCCGCCGCATCATAGATTTCGCCGCCGCGCGCCGCCGTGATTTTACCTTTTCTGGTGAAGGCCCGCAGAGCCTCATCGCCTAGCAGGATGATGAAGCGAGGCTTGACATTCCGTAGCTCGGCCTCTCGATAGGGAGCGCAGGCCTTGGCTTGCTTGGCGGTCGGAGGAATCCGCTTCCCGTCCGCTGCGGTCTTGAGCTTGCACTTGAGGACGTTCGATAGGTAGACCTGATCTGGAGGTAGCCCCACCTCCTCTAGCGCCTTCCGCAAGAACTTACCGACTGGCCCCATCCAGGAGCGCCTGAGTGCATCCTCTTCCGGCCCAGGGGACTCGCCGTACACGGCAACGTCACAAGGCACCGGCCCCTCGCCCATGATGCAAGCGCTCTTGCAGCCTTCCCATAGCGAGCACCGGCGGCAGTTAGGATTACCATCCATCGTTACCGCCAGCGCAGACAGGTCTACCGGCGCACGCGGGCGCAGCGTGCGTGGCTGCTTAACCCGAAATGCGTCGGTATCGAACAGGGCAGGGGCTGCGAATTCATCTTTTCTCATGAGACGGCACTGGGCGGCGAAGCTGTCCACCAGGTATGGTCAGCAAACCGGCTTCGCTCTTATCTACCTGGCAAGGCCCCCTTGCTCGCTAGTTGCTGGTGGCAGCGAACCGCGCTGCCGTGACTGGGGACAAGAGAGCCCCCGCTGCGACTTCCCATCGCAGCCGCAGGGCGGGGTTGGCGGAATCCCGCCCCAAGCGGGATAGCCCATTGTAGAGTCCGTAGACCGTGGCGTCTTCGCTGTGCAGGGCCTCGACCAGGTCGCTGCCCATCTTCCTCGGAACGCGCCCCAGCCGGAGCACATCGCGAAGCCAGGGCTTGCGGCTGTCGTCGGCGTCTTCGCCCTCAGCCAGCACGAAGTCCGGCAGTGGCATGTCCACTAGCTCAGGCAGCACTGCCGCCTTCGCTGCCACGATACCGTAGGCCTCCTCAACGTACTCGAAGGCCCGATCCAGGATGGCGTCGTGATCCTGCCATCCGATCTGCCGCGCCCGCTTCGAGAACCCGACGTCGTGGGTGACAGCGCCGTTGGCGCAGACCAGTCGGTAGAACAGGGCCTGAACGTCCAGGTAGCCCTTGATAGACTCGTGGTTGATCAGATCAACGCCACACTCGACGATGTCTCCGACCTTCGGTGCCACGCGCGCCGTCGCGGTCGGGGAGGTGATCCGCAGGCGCAGGTCTTCGTTGCGAAGGATGAACTCCTTGAGAACCGGCTCCTCGCGCACGGGGTAGCGCCCGATGTACTCCTCGGCGCGCTCGACGATCCGCAGGTGCGGGATCGGGGTGTAGCTGTCCTTCATCGCACCGATGATCATGCCGTTCGCGACGGCCAGCTTCACACTCCCTCGCTGGCGCGGAAACCAGAAGTTGAAGTTGTGCGCGGCCAGGTCGTTCGGGGCCTGTGCCATGTAGCGAATGGGCAGGCCGGTGGGCCGGAGTAGCTTGGACAGGGCCAACTCAGTGGCGGGGCCGTCGAAACCGCCCGCACGGATATGGCCACTAGACGCGTCCATGCGCAGCTCGCTGCGCGGGATGGTGATGTAGTCGGGCTGGTTATGAAGCGCGGCGCTCCGCGCCTCCTCCAAGGTCGTGCCCTTCACGGGCTCAACGATAGCCAACCTCACAGAGGGTGCCTCCTTCCAGAAATCTGAAATACGGTTTTTGCGAGGCTAGTATACCACGACTACCGTGGCCGTCTGGGGGGTTTGAGCCAGGTCTTTGGGCGAACTTGTGGGGGATCGGCTAGGCCACTAGGATAGTCGCCGCCGTTGACGGTCGCCACCACGTCAACCATCAGCGCCGGTATCCCGTCGGCCAGCATCCGTGCCTCGCGGTCGCGCACGACACGGTCGTTGAAGCTGCGCAGCGTAAAAGTCCCGTCTGGGTTGAAGATGAGCAGCCGGAAGGGGAAATAAGCCGGAGCATCTAGTCTAGCCATTCGCGCAGACTCCTCTCACACGCCGATCCTGCGGCGCTGTGGCGGGCGACACGGGTACTCTGTTGCCAAAGCCGCAGACGGATACCCCTATGCCACACATGGGACGTAGATCGCCGGATTCCGGCGCTGGTAGCACGGCGCGTCGATGCAGCCACAGGTCAAGTCCGGCAAGGTCGCCTTCCGCACCTCGAAGTGGAGATGGATACCCGACGAGAGTCCAGTTGTGCCCGTCAACCCGATATTCGTGGCAGACGTGATCCACGTGTTCTGTGTAACGTAAACCGTGCGAAGGTGCGCATAGGCGGTCTCGACGGTCTGGGTGTAGTGATTATCTGCATGGCGCAAGACGACGTGGTTGCCCCATTGACTATCGTACCCTACCCGTGCAACCCACACCTTATTAGAACCGTCCGCCCAGCCCGCCGCCGGATAGACGCTGATGTTCGCACCAAAGGTGTCCAGGTCTACCCCCGAGTGACCGCCGGTGCAGCGCCCGCCAGAACAGTCTGGCAGCTCGCCCGTGCAGTGGTAACCAAGATAAGCCTCCCCGTAGCGCTGACTAACCGCGAAGCTCCCCCTCAGCGGGCACTGCCACACTAGAGACGGTGAGCCGCCGCCGCCGCCCGCGCAGGGGCTTCCCTGAGTGGGCAGGTTCGGCATAGGCCACGCCGAAGGTGTGTCCGGCGGCAGCGCAGGCATCGGCCTAGCAGACGCCACGCCAAACGGCAGGTCGGGCATAGGACTCGGCTCGCAGTTAGGGTCAATGGGTGTGGGCGGCGCATTCCCTGCCAGCCAGTCGCAGACCGCCGTGCGCATGTTGTTATAGGCCTTGATAATGTTCTGGATTCGGTACTCGTCGCAAGGAATACAACCTGGCCAGGAGCAAGGGTGCCCGCTGCCAGTTGCTGCGTTGCAGATGTTCGTCTCAATCGGCAGACCGTTATCCCAGTAGCGATTGATCGCATCTCTGATGGGCGGCAACGCGATCAAGAAGTGGGTAGCTGGTTGATGGAGTTCGGCAGGATTGCAAAGGTAGGCACGCGCCTGACCGCCGCAGGTGCTGAGCTGATACGGGCCGTGGGAGGTGTAGGCGTCCCCGTAGTGCTCGCGTGCCTTGTCCCACGGCGACTTCGTTCCGCCATCACAGATAGGCGAGCACATATTGCACTCGCCGCACTCGCCGCACGAACAACAGCCGCAGGGATACGCCCCGTCCGCATCTACCCGCCACCCACTCTCCGCCGCGCCGATCGCCAGGTACGTGGTTATCTTCTGGCAGTTGCCGTCGAAGGGGCTGGCTACGTGTCCCGCCGCACGAACGAAGTTATAAAGGGCTGCCCACCAGTCCGAGGGGACGGAGTAGCTCCCGAAGATGACTGGAACCTGGGCGTCAGCCATGCCCTAGCGATGCCCCTCCAATGGGGGCGGAACGGGCCGCTCCGAGCGCCCCTCCTCCCAGGGAGGGCCGTCCGCAATAAGTTGGGCCAAGCGTGCATCCTGCTCGGCGGTGACTAGACCCTGTTCTGGCAGGACTACGCTGCTCTCATCATTGACCCAGCGGCGCTCTAGCTCCTCGGCGGTGTATCCATAGTCAGACTCAATCGCATCCACGCGCTCGCCGACGGCGCGAAGCACCTCGGTAATCGCGGTCTTCTCCTGAAAGGACAAGAAGCCGAAGACAGTCAACTCCACGTGCAGGACGCCCTTCTGAAGCATATAGACGAATAGACGCCCGCGCCCAGGCAGGTCGCGCAGGCAGGTGTGCTGGGGTGGAAGCCCCTTCTGATGCTTCTTAAGCGCCTTCTCGAACAAGCCGCACACACAAGCAGCCTCGGAGCCCAGAGTACGAGCAACGTCTCCGCCGATACAACACGGACACGCGTCCTTATGGACGCCCGTAACCGTCAGCTTGATGTAGTTGAGTCCCGCCATAGCTATGCCTCCACTATGATCCGGAATGCCGTGTCCCAGCCCAGCTCAAGCCAGCCCCGAGAGGGGTCGCCAGAACCCGCCGCCTCGCCCTGCGAGTACCCCATAAAGTGTGCCCATCGGATGCGGATCGCATCTCGGTCAGAGCGCATAACCGCGTAGCCCACCCACCGACCATCCTCCTCGCGATACATAGGAGCGGCCTTGCTGATCGTCTTAGCAAACGGGCACCTGTCGTCCATCTCCTGGCCCGAATTGCTACACCCGTAGGGACGCGCCGTGTTGATCTTGGCGATTTGAACGTAGACGTTTCGGGGGACAACGCCCATATGGTGATAGAACTGATAATCAGAGCTGCCGACGTTCTCGTGCAAGGTGCTCCACCATGGGCCTACCCAGTGCTGACCCGATATCCCTTGGCGCGCCACATTCTGCAGGGCGGAGAGCTTCAGCCCCGCGTCATTGAGTGGTAGGCCCAGGTCGACCCGTGTCACGCCCTCCGGCGCGCTGTATGACCAGCGGCTGATCACGAAGGACTGGGCCTCGACGCCTGGTATCCCCTGCACGAAGATACGATAGCCTGGCAGGGGCAGCCCGCCAAACGCGGTACGCGGGATACCGACCGTGGTCAAGGTCATCTTGCGGCCCCTGTAGTAGTCGTCGTACCCATCCCCCTCTAGCTTAGCTTTCGCGTCCTTTGTGAGGGCATCCTTGTCCGTCTCGCCCACGCGCACCTCGCTCGCATCACGCTGCACGCGGAAGCGACCATAAGTGGGAGCCCAGGTAGTCTCTCTCGCGGCGCTCTCGCTATCGGTATCGGGATCGACAATCCCGTAGGAGTGCAGCGTGGGATTGCCCTCCAGCCCCGAAGCCTCCCCCGTACCCATCGCGTATGCCCGCGTGTAGACATCATAGGCGTGGTCGAAGACCTGGTAATCGGTAATCGTTACGCGGTTTGCGCCGTGCTCCTTCCAGGCCCATCGGATACTCTCATCCCACCACAGCCGCCCACGCGGGAACACCACAAAGCGCTGCATTGTTCCCATGCTCTGCCGAAAGTCCCACCCACTGCGCACGCGGTAGGGTATCTTCAGCCACGAAGCCCCGTTGCACAGTTCCTGAATAACCTGGAGAATACTCTTCGTTGGCGTGTGCAGGTAATCCGGCGCGATATAGTCCCCCGCGTAGTTTACCTCCTCGCCTAAGTAGTAGAAGCCCGTGAACGCGTGACGAGGACTCATCGCGAGCGCATAAACAACGTAGTAGCGAGGAACGCCACACTGCCCGCCTGGGTCTTGGCCGTCCCGACAGCCGGTGCTGTTGATCCCTGGCACGGCCTCTCTCCAGTTAGGCACCCGACGAGACCAGGCGTCGATGGGCATAAAACCACCGTTAGGCATCGGATGACCTACCGTGTTGTCGGCCAAGGCCGCCAGGAAGTCCCTGGCCCGTAGCTGCCAGATATGCCCTACGTTGGTGGTGTGGATAGGCTTAACCTCATCTATGCGTCCGGAGAACAAGGGATCATTCCCGTAATCTGGATCAAGCACGCGGATGCACGACAACAGCGCCGGAGGGGTGCCGCCCGAAGACCCACACTCTACCTCAAGCTGACTGGGATGATTCGAGTAGTAATCCAGATGCACGCGGTAAGTATGCGGAAGATCAGTCCAGCTAGGAGGATATGCCCCGCCCTCGCCATATTGGACTTTCAACATTCTTGCCATGCTAACCCCCGCTCGGCGGCCAGGCGATGACTGTGAACGTTAGGGAGTATTCCCAGAACGTCCGGCCCGCCGTCTTCTCTACTTGGCCGCCGGAGAACACCGTCTTGTAGGTGATGACCTGCCCGTCGCGCTTCCAGTAGGTCAGCAGCACCGTTGACTGGGGATTCGTAGCCGCGTTCCAGGATACCATCAAGTCCTTCCAAGACTTGCGGACGGCCTCCAGCAACTGCCACACCGTCACCAGATACAGGGCCTGGCGGTCGTCCTCGATGATCCCCTTGAGCGTTATGTTCTGGGACAGCTCCCCGAAGTCAATGGCAAACGCGCGGGGTGTTCCGGTAACGTAGTCGCCAGGCATCGGCATAATAGAGACCGGACGGGTTAGCTGGTGAACGGACTGCTCAACGTGCAGCCAGTACTGCCCGCCTGTTCCTGGGACGATTAGAACGGTATCTGCCATCCTAGTTCCACTTTATCACGGATAGCGACATGACGAATCCCCAGTATGGTTTTGCGCCCACGCGCGTCAGCGTCAACTGGCCCCACAGCACCGCAAAGGCCTGCCCCGCCTGGTTGTCCATCACAAGGCTCAGCAGCGTGTAATTCGTGGGCTCCATCCCCATCTCGTAGCGCTTCCAGCTCGTGCGGAACACTCGCTCGACTTCTGGCCACGCCATCCAGGTTCCGCCCTTGTCGGGATCATCCGTATCGTGACGAGGCTCGGCGTTCGCGTCGTAGATGGTGCCCTCAAGCCTAATGGTCTCACTCATCATCCCCAGGTCTAGGACAAACGCGACGGGCTCGCCAGTCGAGGCCTTGTTCACCATCGGCATCGGGATGACGGAGGGGTCGCGCTGAGGCGCGATCTGAATCCTCTCTACGTGTAGCCGTCGTGACTCCCAGCCGCCGTAGACGCCTGGATACTGAATACTGATGTCTACACCAGAGAGATCGTTCACTAGGGTTTGCCTTCCCGACCCGCGTCAGCTTGCTGTTTAGCAAGCATGCGCTCGAGTTCCTGGCGCATAACCCAGGGATCACTCGTGTTGATGACGACGTTAAAGGTCGAGGGCGCAGCCAGCCGATTAGCCTCCGTCTGTGCACTGACCCAGGGCGCAGGGGCTTTGCTATAAAGCTGACTGCTTACCTCCATCCCGACGCCCACCCCGAGGCCGAGCCCAGTACCCACAATCGCCCCTGGAGGGCCAGCGATGCTGCCACCGAGCGTCGCCCCGCCTGCGGTCGTCCCTGCGATATCCCGCAGAGTCTCGTTACGGCTTCTGTCCTGGTTTGTGGCCAGGTCGTAGGCGCTCAAGCCCCCGATCACCGCCCCAGTAGCACCGATCATTGGTTTATTGAGTAGCATAGGCACAGCTCCGCCGCCTGGGACGCCGCCCTTACCGCCGCCTACGCCTAAGAACCCAGAGATTCTTTGCAGTACCAGCATCGACGCAAGGGTACCGGCGATAGTCAACAGCGGGTCTCTAACTAGGCTCTGCATCCACGCCTTCATCGTAGTGCTGCCCAAGTCCCATATCGCGCCCGCGATCTTCCCAGGATTCATTTCCTTAATCCCCTCCACTAGCTCCTGTAGCGGAGGCCAGATCTCGTTCTTGACAAAGTTCATGAAGCGGATAACGCCCTCGCTGATCTTCTCCAGCACGCCGGACGTTATCAGCCACTTGACCAGCATTGACATGCCGATCATAAGAACGTTGAATAGGGGAATGAACGGCATCAGGAGCAGGTCAATCGCCGCCCCGAACATCTTACCCATCGCGCCCAGGTAGGTGCCCGCGATGCGGCTTTGGCCCAGGACGCCCTGGATGCCGAGGTTGATGCCCATGAGCGCCGCGACGGGCTTGAAGATGGACATGAACGTGGGCGAAGTACGAATGCTCTTCTCGAGGTTAACAGGCTTGCCACGGATGCGCTCCTCGCCGCCGCCCGCCGCCATGCCTGTCGCCTGCTCCGACGAAAAGCCCATGCGCTCCAGCACCCTGCCGAAGTCATCGGCAGAGAGGATCATCTTGACTTGAATCTCGCCCTCGACGCCGCCCGTGCCTGCTGTCACCATCTTACCGCCTCATCGCATCTAGCTCGGCTTGTCTCCGCTCCGCTATGAACTCGTTTATGTGGAAGTACGCCCAGACGTCCTCTTCCGACATCACCTTCAGGTCGGCGTAAGGAATACCAACCTGGAGCAGGGCAAACTCCACGGCTTTTCTGACTATCAGGAGGTCGGTTAGCTGAACGCGCTCTCCCGATAGCGCCCTAGCTACTCTTTTTTTGTTGCCGCCGAGATGCCAGATTCGACCGCAGATGGGATGATCGTGGCGAGCTGCTCACCGACCTCGCGCCGCAGCTTGCGGAGCACCAGCACGTTAACGGGGAAGGGGGCCTGTGTGATCATGCGCTTCAAGCACTCCTCCACGTAGACCTCGATGTGGAACCGGCTGCGCAGGTTCCCCGTCTCATCCTGATAGTACTCGGTAGCCGCGCTCAGGGCCAGGTTCTTCTCCCAGTAGGTCAAGTCCTTGTAGACCACGGTGCCGGTCTTGCCGTTGATCTCGATAGTCAGCTCTTTGACGTTCGCGTCGTCCACTACGACATCCGCCATTGTGATGCCGCCCTCGCTTGTCACCTTTGCCGGTCGTCCGCTCATACTCCCTCCTTATGTGATCCCTGGATCGCCGCTTACACTAACCCAGTCCATCCAGTCCTCAACTGCCTGCAGCCCGTCGGGGCCGCCCACGAAGCCGTGCTCCCTATGCACTAGGCCCCGTGCCGGATCATACCGCCATTCGGGATGCGCCGCCAGCCAGTCTAGCCAGATTCGCTCGACTCGCTCGCACCACGCCCGCTGTCGGTCAAACGGCAGGGCCGTAATGTCATACTCCATGCCCATCCGATTCTTAGCCTCGCGATGGTAGCCCGCCTGGGCACCCAGGATGCGCTCCCTGACCTCGGCGTCCGGTATTGCCCGAACCGTCGGATCGCCTAGATACTGATCATGCGGGTTATGGAACCAGCGCAGCGCCTTGACTAGCTCGTCGCATACTGCATCCGCGACCTTCTGCGGCACGGTGTTCTCCACCGCCGTGTTTAGCTGGTAGCTCTCAAGGTCAAAGTCTTCAGGGAAGCCCTGACCCATGATGTAGAACATGGCCTAGTTTATGGGTCGCGCGGACGGGATGGCCAGCTTATCCATTTTCGCTGCGTAGGGCACACCCTGTCCGGCTGAACAAACCTCTCAGGGCCTGGGAACGGATCGTCTCCAGGCAAGATTGGCGTCTTCGTTTTGGTATCAGTTTCCGTAGCCATCTTTAATTCGCGTAGATGGTAACGTCGCTCACGTCCCAGGTCGCCATTTGCGGCACGAGGCCAGTAGGCGGCGCGGGAATGTGCGCAGGGGCGCTGAGCAGGACGGAGCCTGGATGCGTCGTCGAGAACCCGCCGGTGGAGCAGATGATCGTAAACACCTGGCCAGTGGAGCCCGTGTCGCCCATAGTATTGAACTGCATGTAGATCTGCCCGCCGAGGGTCGGCCCAGGCCAGGTGGTTGCGCCCTGGTCGAGCAAGAACTCCCAGACGTTTCGGTCGATATTAGGATCGGACAGGTCAAGTTCTGTCTCCAGACGGTAGACCTGCTTACCTGGCACCAAGTCCTTCGGATGCTGCGCGCCATCCGCGCTATCCGCACGGGCCAGGTAGTACTTCGCCTCGATCTGGTTATCAACGGTCAGCGAGAACCGGCGCACGTGAGCAACGGTTAGGCCAAGAATCTGAATCTCCGCCGAGGAGAACATAAACCTGCCCGCTGCCGAGGGGCCTGGGTCTGTACCTACGGTAGCGCTAGCAGAGTACTTGGCGTGACCCGACAGTGGATACGCAAGGGCAGTAGAAGTATGGATCATGTCCTTGAACAGAATCTCGTCCAAGCCGATCCGAAGCTCCTCGCCCTCGTTTGCGAAGATGGTAGCACGGTTGACACGCCCGCCCAGATAGTCGCGGATCAGGGGGAAGTAGCCGTCAGTATCCCGCAGCCCCACGGCCATCGTAAACGACGGGAAGGGAATCGTAACGCCTCGGAAGTCGTCCTGGTAGTCGTCGCCGACCTTCTTGCCCAGGATCATCTCCAGAATGCCTGCGTTGCCACCCTGCATGCGGATATCCGGCACGGCTCCCCTGAAGGACTGGCGGCCCCGCAGAATAGTCTGGCGGCCCCGCGTCGAGAAGATGCCGAAGTACGGATACCATTCATACTCAGGATCGGCCACGTTTACGACCTCATGGATTCCGAATCGCTTCCAGCCGCTGACGGGAAGGGAGCCGAAGGTCGACTCCTTGGCCCAAAGTACTGAGGCGCGCTCCGTTCTGATGATACTCACTTACTTCACCTCTCTCTTAGAATGCGTCCGGCCTCGGCGCGCGTGCGGGAGGCACCGGAATCTCCGGCTCCTCATGCGCGTTTTCTGTCAGTGGTGTGCGCTGCGGCACCGGCTCGGAGGCCGATGGTCGTGATGGCGTCTCGTAGCCCGTAACGATGCCCGTGACAACCGGCACGAGCCGACTCGTCAGGCGGATATTACAAGTGCCACGCCAGTAGCGGTTCAGGCCCTCGGACTGCTCCTGAAAGCCGTCCCAGTAGAGCTGCTGATAGGGCCGAATCACCCGCTGGTAGGTGTATATGATTCGGCGAACCTCGGACATCAGGTTGTAGAGCCGCTGACGGCTGTGCATCGTATGAATCTCAAGAGGGGACAAGATGTCCACGTCCTTGAACTCGTAGGAGAATCCGCGCTGCTTCTCGTCGACTCGCGTCTCCCCGATCACGATGTAGTCGGATCGCTTGAGCCACATCTGCTGTGCGTCCTGCTGCACGTCGTCCTTGATGCGAATCGAGGGTTTCGGCAAGGCTCCGGCAGTGATCCAGGCCCAGTCAATGAGATCGCGCATGATCTCAGCAGGCACGGGCTCCGCGCCAGGCGTCGTCAAGGACGGGGTCGGGAGGGTGATTAGACCCTCTTGCACAGTCACGCCCATTAGAGGATCACCACATACCGAAGATGATCGGCGCGCTCCAGCGCCACTTCATACCATTCCCTGACTTTTTCGCTCTTGCTCAGCTCGTTCAACCCGCTAGACAGCCAGCCAGTCTGGTCGCTATTACGTGCCAAGTCAGCACCCACTAGCCGGAGGATGATGTGCTGCACCTCAGCCATCTGAGGGCTAGTTTCAAAGTCCTGCCCTGCGAGGTAGTCGATACTCACGCTGCGCGGCTGCCGCAGGTAGCGGCTCAGCAGGAAGCTGTAGTAGCGTAGCCGGAAGGACGGGAGCATGAAGTAGAACATCCCCGAGTAGGGGTCTAGGAACCAGTCCTTGCCGCGCCCCTCCCGCATAGCCTCGAACGCCGTCCCCTGCCAGAGCCCCACGTTCATCACCATCTGCGGCGGCTGAATACGTAGCCGCATCCCATAAGGATTGAAGTCGTGCGTCTCCCCCCACACCATCTTGTAGCGCCACGTCCGGCGGCAGTACTGATCGAGCCAGTCCTCCTGATCACGGATGGCGTGCCGGACAACGGATACCTCCGGTGCCGTCACGTCCGTAAACGAAGGCAGGCTCAGGAACTGCGCCACGTGGTTGTAGGCGGCGTAGGTGTTATACATCAGCGGGCGCGCCTGCTTCAGGGTGAGCGTCCCCGCTACCGATGAGAAGCTGATGCGAATCCAGAACTCCGTCGTAACGTCGTTCGGCGGATTCTCGGTCTTGGGCCAGTTGCTCGCCGCCGAGGGAGTGTCGAGTCCCCAGGCGTACGGAGAGCGCCCCCAGTAGGCCGCGCCGTCGCTCTTGAAGGTGAAAGCGCGGTCGAACGTGTGGCCGGTCATAATCGTCTGGTAGACGTCCTCTAGGTGCACGGCCCGCCAGTCGTCGCCATCCCACAACGAGATGGTGTAGCCGACGGCAGAAGGGTACGCGGACAAGAAGAACAAGATGCCGGACGTCCAGTCGTCCATACCTAGATACAGCTCATCAGCCGTCTGGATCGTGAGGGCCATATCCGAGTCCGCCAGCGCGGTCTTGTCAGTCCAGGTGCCAGGCGCTCCTGGCCTAAAATGCCACACCGCCGCGAAAAGCTTCATGACCTAGTCCTCGTCTACCGCTACCTCGGCGCTGCCCTTGGCGTCGACCTTGATCACTACTTGAGTCTCGGATACCGTCTTGGTCGTGGGTCGCCGCGTTTGCACCGGACGTCGACCAAGCCTGCGCGCGCTGCGCGTCGGCGTAGCGACACCAGCCTCCATGATCAGGTTGCGCCCGAACACGCCCGCAAGGGCGTTCAGGTGGCTCCGCTGGGCCTCCTCCAGCAAGGCCATATCACGTGTGTTCATGGTTCTACTCGGATTCGCTCCAGATGAGACGGATGTATTCGATGACGCCGATTTCCTCAATGCCGTCCGGAAGCATGGACACGCCGATGCTGCCCACCGTGTGGACTGGACGTGCATTAAACCAGTTGCCTCCGCCCTCGACCAGGGATAGCGGCTGATAATCGGAGGGGCCGATAGCTAGAACGTCCTCCCCCAGAACTCCGCCCTTGGGCGAATTGATAATGGTAAGGATGTCTACCCCCGCCCCTCCTGGGCCTTGGACTGAAAAGAGACCGCTAACCGTAGTGAAGCCCCTTATGCCATCGAAGGTCAGAACTTCGGTAAGGCCCGCAGCAATTTCTGAGCCTACTCCCAGCCATAGTTCCAACTGGTCTATCTGATTGCCCACGCCCGCGCCCGTCTTCCAGAGGTAGAAGTAGTAGGTGTGCGGCAGCCCATCAGATATCAAGCCGCCAATCGGAGTGGCAGTCAACCAGCTCGTTCCGGACGCGTCGAGAACCGGCGCAGGGACGGCGATTGTCCGGTCAAATATCAAGTTGGCGGGAAGCTGGTCGTCCACATAGACGCGGACGCGCAGGTCGTTGCCGTCGTCAACCGTGAAGTTGACCGTCAATTGAAGAGCGACACTCAATACCGTGAACCTAGCGTCCGCTGGCGTAGCAAGAGTAATAGGAACAGCGAAGTCAGCCGCGCCCAGTCCTGCGGCCTCTGCCACTGCCGCGATAACAAGGGGCGCGCCAGGCACCAAGTCGCCGGTGGTAAGAGCCCCTGGGGAATAGGCTGCGTCCCTGACCGCGTTTACTTTTCCGTCTCTGATGATGGCCATCTTACCGTCCTACCTCTACTAGGTAAACGAGGATGCCGACGTCTACGCCTACGCCGCCGAGCGGGGCGACTACTTCAAGTCCGTCGTCCGAGCTAAAAAGAATCTCCTCTTCGGGAATCCAAGCGCCGGACTGCTCCGCGCTGAGCGAGATTGTCCGGAGAGGAACCGGCCCGCCCACTACGCCGGATACCAGGTATATCTCGACATCGACTGTGGAGGCCACCGAGTAGTAGACGCCTACTGCGTCCACGCGCCAAGCCGCACCGATCTGCTCGGTGTCGACGGTCAACGGCGCGCCAAGGGCAAAATCACTAAAGCGCAGCAACCTGCCTCTCGTGCCAGATATCTCGTCTGCTTTCTTTTCAAGAGCCATGTATCTCTCCTACCCGATTAGCTTCACCACGAGCGCCGCGATTCCCGACGCCACACCTGCTGCCGCGATGGTTGTAGCAACCACATAGCGAACAGCGTCCTTGATCGTGATCACGCCCTTCTTGAAATCCTCCAGCTTGTCAAACCGGCCCCCACAAACGGCAACCTGTTTGCTGTAGTTACTCGCCGCCGCCGTCTGTTGATGATTCACGACGTTGCGAAGCGCCTCAAAGTCTTGACGACTAACAACTGCGTCAGCGCGGTCGCTTGAGGCACCCGAGGTCACACGCTCCTCTAGTGAAGTCAGACGATCATCGATCCCATTAAGACGGTCACGGATACCGGCCAGGACTTCGGTATAGGTTTCGTTGCCGTTTGCCATGTCCGGCCTCCCTGTTGATTGGGGCGGGGTGATTTAGTCCCCGCCCCGTAGTTTATTCAGGTTTACTCGAACGCGAACACAGTGACACGGTCGGCAGCAAGAAGAGGAGAGGCCGCAATGCCCGTAACGGTTACGAGGGCAGGAATTCCAGCCCCCGCTGCCGCGAACACGACTGAGCCCGCAAACGGCAAGAACACGCCAGCAGTCTCGAGAACCACGATCCCCCAGAAAGCGTCGAAAGGAAGGGGAATCCGCACCTCGCCGAAACCAGCGCCCGCCAGTGCCTCGCCCGCGTCGGGGATCACGGTCACGCAACAGACCTGCTTCCTGCCTGGGTCTGCACCGCGCCACATGGTTACCTCGTCGAATACGCAGTCCAGAGGAATGACGGTGACCGCGACGGTTGCCGGAGTAGCGGGGCCAAGGATATCAAACGTCAGGAGCAAGTCTATGCCCGCAACGAGGCTCTGTGCCGTAACGTTGTTGACCGCGCCGATGGCGTCGTTGTCGTTGATGGTTGCCGCGATAAGTGGAGTGAGAACAACGGCAGCAACCGGCGCGCCGGTGGCCTGAGAGCCAATCGGAATATTGGCCGACAGTGCAGTTACGTGTGATACGCTCCAGAAGATGTCTACTCCGTTAGCGTGTGGCGCTGCAGCCGTTCCGCAGCGTGCACGCCCGAAGGTCACGCTGGTGCCTGCAACGTTAAGGACGCGCAGGTATTCCGCGCCGATGAAAACAAGCTCGCCCACAATCACCGGAGTCACGCCGCCGATGCCGCTTTGCACGTAACCGCGCGCAGGGGTCAGCACGACGGTCAACGGGTTAGTGATGTTGTTGAAGTCGTTATTGGCTGTGTTGTCAGCAGAGTCCAACGTGATGTCGTCCAGCTCGAAGGTGTCCGTGCCGATCTGGTAGGTATCACCAGGAACAGGAACGCCGGTTCGCGCCGTGCCAGCGACTACGCGCGCCGTCCCCATCGCAAAACGACCAGGGTCGTCCAGCGGAGGAGACGCCAGAAGGTTAACGGCAAGTGCGGCAGGTTCAATCTTGTCAAGGGCTGTAGCCGCATTGAAGAAGTCATTCGCCATCTTTGCTCGGCCAGCCGCGTCAGCCGACAGTACATCGTCGGCGAGGTCGTCGGTATCAACCGCCAGGTTATCGATGGCCAAGCTAGTGAGCCCGCCCTTATCGGGCAAGTCCATCCATACCGCCAGGTTGATGATGATGGTGTCAGGGCTGCCCTCGATAAGGTAGACCGCGTCGGTCAGGGACGGATCATTTATGTAGGTGACCTGCCTATAGACGGGCCGCGCCAGGTTCCCCAGTTGAGTCAGGGTCAGTTTAGTAAGTGCCATATTAGTAAGTCCTCTCGTCGTCGCACAGAATGTAGTCGAACGCAAGCTCGACCGTGCCCGCAAATGCGCCACCACAGATCACCGCGAAGATAATCGGCTGCTCCGCCGCCACCCGCAAGGCGTTAGTGGTCAACGCGCCGTAGACGATAGTGTTGTCGGCTGGCGTTGTCGCACCGAGAATCTGGGTGATCAGGCTATTGCCCGCCGCCGCCGCTTCGTCATAAAGCGATGGTGCCAGAAGGTCGATGCTTGTCAGCCCCGCGAGGCTCTCGCCCAGAATCCTGACATCAACGATGCGGATCGGGACGGTAGGAACCAGGCATGTGGCGCGAACCTCGCCGTTAATCGGCACGATCTTGACGGGATTGCTGGTGCGGAGCATCTCCTGCCCCTTTCCCAGCTCGTCCACCACGCGCTTGGCAGTGCTGTAAAGAACCCGTTGTCGCCTAGCTGCTGGGTACGCCACCCTAGTAAGTCCTCTCCTCGTCGCAGAGGATGTAGTCTACCTGCACCTCGACGGAACCCGTGGCCGCGCCTGCAGTTATCACAACAAGATTGATGGGCTGCTCCGCCGCTACCCTATTAGCCAACGGAAGAACCGCGCCGTAGACTAGGGTGTCGTCCGCCGCTGCTGCCAACTCTGTGATCAAACGGTTACCCGCACCTGCTGCAGAATCATAGAGAGCCGGAGCTAGGACGTTGATGCTGGTAAGGTTGGCGACGCTCTCGCCCATAACCTTGACGTCAACAATGCGAACAGGAACGGTAGGAATGCCCACGATCGCGCGGATCGTGCTTGCGCCCGCCTGAGTAATCTTAACCGGCCCAAATGTGCGCAGGGCCTCCTGACCCTTACCGAGTTCGTCGCGGACGCGCTTTGCGGTGCTATAAAGAACACGCTGTCTTCGTGCTGCTGGGTACGCCATCGTCACTATTCCTCTCTGGGAGGGGGGCCATGGGACTCCCCGCCTATGCTTTTCGCCTCTTCCCGTGTGAGCGCCAGGGCCGGAGAAAGGAGGCGAACTCCGGCCTGCGCCATTTCAGCTTTCGCTGTCGTCCTTTTAACCAAGGAAGGGGGCTAGGCGGATGCCGTAACCCCGTCCCTTACTATGTTGTCCTTGTTTACGTCAGGTTGACGCCGTCGCTCAAGTCGACGATCTTCGCCTGCTTCCTGAAGTCCATGCAGCGGAGGTTGAAGGCGGTAAGGTAGATGGCCTTGATGCCGAGCATGTTGTTCTGGAGGTAGTCACGGGATTCCATATACTGGGTGGTGAAGAGAACCGGAATCTCGAGGAACCGAGTGTCCATCACGTACACGTTCGGGCCGCGCTTCTCGTCACCGGCAGCCGCCAACTGGTAGCTAGTCGGGGTATCGAAGTCGTGGAAGACTGGGATGCCCTTGTAGGTTGCCACCTGGAAGCCGGTCGGGTAACCCTTCAGCGTGCCTTCGCCGCCGAGCTTGACCTGGAACTCGCCTTCACCGATGAAGTGCTGGTTGGCCTGGAGAATGGTTCCCAGTCGGGTCAACTGCTCGATGCCGGTTGTGACTAGGTCGGGCTCGCCGCCGTTCCGACGTACCCTGTCAATGGCCTGGTCTAGCAGGACAGTGCTCAGGTGCCGGAGTGGAGCCGCTGCGGAAGCAGCCTCAAACACGTTGCCTGCGTTCCAGGCCAGGGCATCGCGGTCGGCAAGAACGAGGGAGCCGTAGCCCGCAACTTCGGCGTTGGTGAACGTCGCGCCGTTGCGGATACGGGCCGTCTGGTCGACCACGTCGTCGAGGCTGTAGGAAGCGCCGCGATCGCGTGCGTAGAGGATGCGGTCGGTTGTGGTGATCTGGTCAAACGTGGCCACCGTGTCGGAAGTGATGCCGGTGCAGATGATGTCCTGTGCCTGACCTGCCTCGCGGAACGTGTCGCCCACGTTCAGCCACGAGGTGTCGATCAAGGTGACCGCGCCTGCAGGAGCAGCGCCTAGCACGATGCGCTGGTCACTAGATGCCAGAAGCATCTGGTTGAGGCGCTTCGTGTGGTCGATCATCGCAGTCTCCTGCGCTACCGCCAGGGCGTCCCCGATACCACCCTCCAGGGTGCCCAGGAACTGTGCCAGAGCGGAAACGCCGATGGACGTCACGATGAATCTCGGCTGGATGTAGACGGTCTGCAGGTCAGGGCTGTCGATGTCCGGCAGGGCCGCGACTTCCGTCACGGGCCGAGTCGAACGGTTACGACCAGACCGAATCCTGTAACCTGTGGTTGGCCCCCACGCCACCTTTCGGAGCAGGTTGAACACCCTGGTCTGGGAGTTCAAACTATCCCAGACTTTGGCTCCAAAAGTATTGACAAAAAAGTCACCCGCAATGAATGCATCGGCAGGCGGGGACGAGGTGATGTCCTTCTGGAGGAGGCCGGAGCCTGGGCCGAAGTAGCCGTAGCGGAGTTCGCGGGGACTAGAGCCACCAGGAACGCGCTGCAGCCAGTCGGCTAGAGTTCTCGGACTCCAGTTGATGGCCTTGTTTAGTTGGCTGTTGCGGTAAGAGCTTCCCATCGTGGTATCGCCCCTCCCCTAGATGATCGAATCCGGCAGATCACCGACCGCAACGCGGAAGCGGTTGATCTCCTGGAAACTCATGCCGCGAGCCCGATCTTCCAGCTCGCCCAGGTCAGGCGTGGGCTCCGACGGGGTCTTCCCCACGGTCGGGCCAACGGCCTTCTTGATGATGCCCGCCGAAACGAGAGCGGCCTTGATCTCTGCATTCTCGTCGAAGAGCTTCTTGAGGGTCGGCCCCATCTTGCTCTTCGGGATGATTGTGGCGTCGGCAGGCCAGTCCTTGGTGTCGGGAGTGATGGGAGGGTTACCTGGAACGTCCGAGTCCTTCTCGCCGAAATTGCTAGAGGCGTCGTCCTTGTCCACCTTGGCCTTGCGGGCCATACTGACCAGGCCAGGCACGTTCTTGGTGTCCTCTTCCGAACCGCTATAGCTCTCCGGCGACCCTAGATCGCTGTCGCCGTAGGGACTAAAGTCGGACTCGGTTGCGGACTCGCCCAACTCGAACTCGTCCTCTTCGGGGGCCTCTTCGTCCTCCTCGGAGTCTTCGTCGCTGTCGAGCGCCATGACATGCTTGGTCAGGGCGGACATGGAGCGGGTAAGGTCAAGCATCAGCGTTGCCTGCTCGCGCAGGGCCTTGCTGAGCGAACTCACCTTGGTCTCTAGCGACTCAGCGGAATCCTCGTCGTCGTCCCCCTCGTCCTCGGACAGGAGAGACTCCAGGCTTTCCTCGTCATCGCCCTCGGGATTGTCTGCCAGACGTAGAAGTCTCTTATTCATACGAAAACAACCTCCAACGTTGCGCTACACTCCCAGCTATTCGATGCGTAGCATATCATAATGGAGGCAGTTCTGACAGAGCTACAATAACAAAGGGCCGCCCGAAGGCGACCTATCTCGGCGGAGCATCAAACCGCCCGCCAATCACACAGCGTAGTTGTTCCCCTTACCCACCCTCGGCAGGCATTATGCCCGCCTACTCCGAACAGCCCTCTCGCGAAGCTGCTAAGTTATTGGTGGCTTCCTGTTTTGCCACGCAGTCACGCCCGCCAGGACGGGAGCCATGACCCACAGCAGCAACAGGGCCTCCTCTGGTACGGCGTAACCCTCGTGTAGAGCGTACAGCAACGCCGCGTAGCCGACTAGCATCGCCCCGAACGGGGCCGCAACGTCCTGTATGATCTGTGCAACGGCTTGAAACATAAGTGGTTCTCCTTCATGGTCGGGAGAGGAGGAATTGAACCTCCGCTTCCTGGCCCCAAACCAGGGGTGCTACCGTAACACTTCCCCCCGTGGTGGACTTGTTCAGACTCGAACTGAAATCTCGCCGCTTGCAGGGCGGCTGCTCGCCCGTTGAGCTACAAGCCCGATGATATAGTCCTGCCCAAACCGCCCCTTCTCCGTGTGGTGTGTTGGGCACAACACCTGCAGATTCTCGATTTCGTTATTAGTGCGGTCGCCGTCAATGTGATCCACCTCGACGCAGATTCCCGCATAGCCACAAACGCAGCACACCGGCCCGAGCAATCTAAGTGCTCTGTCTCGATAGCTAGCAGCGCCGGTCGTCCTTGCCGCCCCCGCGCGGTAGCCTAACCGTCGCGCCTCATCAGAATCCTGACAGGCAGGGCCACAAAAGAAGAAACCAGTCTTGTTACCCTTGATACGACTAGGCATCCGATGAACTGCTGTTCCGCACACGGAGCAGGGCAGGAAATGGCTCGCACGCACTTGGTGCCACACGCACCGGCATCCCTCCTTGTGAGGATGAGGCCGTCGGGCCATCTCTGGTTGCCCGCCGTGAAACGGACATTGACACCCTACCTTATGTGCACCCATTACAAAAATAGAAGCCCCGCACTCCCCGCGACCGTCGCCGCAGGTGGCGGCCCCTTGCAGGGCCTAAAATCGCACCGGCCAGGGTCTCATCATGAGTTGAGGGCCGCCCCTGTGTCCAGCGCGTAACCTTGCCAGGGTGGAACCAGTCCACCCCTGCAACGGACAGTATACCACAAGCGCTGGTGCCTACAAGGGCTTTTCGTCGGCCTTCCGAACACGCTTCTCAACGCGAGCAACGGACTTCTGCAGGGCCTCCATACCGGCGCGCAGGACGTCGAGGTCGGTCTGAATCTCATCCAGGTCTTCGTCGAATTCCTTATCCTCCGCCTCTTCCTCTTCGGCCTGCTCCTCGATGGTCTCCTCTAGGCGGTGCTGGGCCAGGAGAATAAACGCCGCGAGGAAGATGGCCTCCAGGGATACCACCATCGTCAGCAGGCTATAAGGCCAGGGATCGCCGAGGCGTCCGCCCAGGACTAGCCAAAGAGTAAACCCCACGATATGCAGGTAGACGAAGAGGGGGCTGCCCGCGAAGCGGGACACCCACAGCGCGAAGCGCGTCTCCAGATCGTGCAGCCTCACAGCGGCCCCCTCTCTTGACAGGGTGCCCTCCCCCGCCCTGGTGCGTCAAGGGGCCAGGATTTGCCCCACAACGCGGCAGGATTGGCCCCAGACCTAAGCCTGCGGTGTCCGCGCCCGTGCGTGGATCAAGAACTTCTGCGAGCTTAGGTAATCGTACCCAGGGGGGTCAGTGCCGTAGCGGATCGTGACCTGACCCTCGTAGAGTCCTGGCGTCCTAAAGACGTATCCGGACTGCAGCGCCACGTGGCCCTGTAGTGAGTTTAGAATCTGGCAGGGCGCGCTAGTCAAGAGCTTCGTGCCCTTGTAGCGCGAGACGTAAACCGTCACCAACGTGAGAACCTGAAGCTGGACATTTGAATCGTCCGAGTGCAGCGCGATGGACGTGCCCTCCTGCGCGCGATCAGCCGTGAAGACATCGCCTGCGCGAAGCGTCACGAGCAGGGTCTCGGAACCGATAGACACGCGGTAAGGAGTCGCGGGTGGCGGAGTCGCCAGCGGGAAGAGCGTGCCCTGTCCGGCGTGCAGGCTGAAGACGACGGGGTCGTCAACGTCGTTCATCGGGCCGTCGAGCTGACCGGAGATCGCAGTAGGAGGCTCCAGGTCGACGTACCCGCCGTCGTCGTAGACTAGCCAAATGTCAAGGTCAGGCAGCGTATCCCCGACCCACACCGTGAGCGGGCCAGCGAAAGAGGCCAGTAGCTCTCGAGTCGTCTGATAGTCCATTGTCATTATGTTACCCTCCAGGGCCAATCACGCGCAGGCGAAGTCTGCCGTGTCCTACCAGCAGCCGCAAGGCCGCCAGAACCAGCGCCGCCGTCGAGTACGAAGCCGTATCTAGCCCTGCGCCGGTGTCCGCTAGCGTGATCAAAATCCGTGCAACCTCGGCGCTCACACCGGCGTCCGTCAGGAACAGCCGGATGTCCGCATACTCCGCGCCAGTGCCCGCCTCCAAGACCTGCTTGCTTGCGAACCCGACGATCTCCGCTGCCGCGCCGACCTCTGTGGCGTAGTGAAGGATCGCCGCAACATCTGTACCGGAGCCTGGATCGTTGAAGAGCAGCAAGAGCCCGTAGGTGTCCACGCCCGCGCCCGCTTCTGCAACAGGCAGGTTGAGGAGCAGTGCGTCGGCTCCGCTGCCGACCTCGGCGGCGAAAATCCACGGGATATAGGGCGGAGGGCCTTCGTCTCCCACCCCAACATCGGTGGTAAGGACACCAGGCATGAACTCAAGCTCTACGCCGAGGCCGTACTCCAGCAGGGTGGCAGGGAGGATGTTCGCTAGGGCTTCGGTGCCCACGCCAGTCTCGAAGAGTTCCCACAGCTTGTCGTAGATCTCTATGCCGAGACCCACGTCGTCTAGCAGCAGGTTGAGGAGCAACACGTCTAGCCCAGAACCCGCCTCAACTAGGGGCAGGATAAGCTGCATGCTATCGGCACCAGCGCCAGACTCCGGCGTTAGCGAGACAACCCCCAGCATCGAAACTGCATCAAGGCCCTCCCCCAGCTCCGTGGCAGGCCGCGTAGTTATCAGGGGCAGGGTGCCCGTGTAAACGCAGTTCGGCCCCCCGACCGCGTCGGTCTGGCTCCAGGCGATCATATAGATAGCACCTGGCAAGCTGTTGCTAGGTGTGTTAATCCAGTCCCACTCCTCGCCGGTCGCGTCCTCTTGGTAGAGGAATAGCGCGGCCCAGTTCTGCTCCGTTGCCCAGTAAATGGTGCGGGTGACCGCGCCGTCGTCGCGTATCCAGTACATCCGGTAGTAGTAACCGTCCCAGGTGATATCGGCTGAGAGCGTCCCGTCCAGCACGCAGACCTGCGTCGGGCCGGACAGCAAGGTGCCGTCTACTCCGTACTTGCGGAAGTAGGGCGTCTCGTTATAGATATAGCACACCCCGACGTCGAGGGCCGCATACGTATTGCCCGACAGAGAAAAGCCCTCGCTCTCGTCCGCCACCCACTGCTCGATGCTGGTGTAGACGACGGCGCTTGAGCCCCAGGCCACGTCAGTCGCCTTGTAGAGAACCAGCGAGCCGCCCGCGCGGGCGAGAACGAAGGTATAGGCACCCACCTGAATCATCGACGCCTTGTCGCTACCGCTTGCGGGTAGGACGTTCGGCGTCTCAACCGCGTTCTGCAGCGTCCATGGGGCCTGCGCGGTGAACTGTGCCCAGTCCCGTGTCGTGGCGGTCTTGCGAAGAGCGAGAACCTGTAGCTTGCCGTCTGCCGCGCCGGACAAGACCGCGTTTCGGTAGCCCGCAGCCAGCGCACCAAAGGAGAGCGCGATCTCGTTGCTCACTCGCCAGACAGGACTGGCGGTGTAGGTGAGGGTGCGATACCAGACGTCGTCACCCAGGGTCGGGTCGCCCCACCTACTGTAGACGACATGGATGTCATTGGTAACGGGATCAGCAACAGCAGAGGCGTAAACGTCCGTGCGAGAGCTGATTAGCGCAGGGGCTGTCCACGTAGCGCCGTAGTCAACGGTGACAGAATACATCAGCCCCGCCGCGCCCTCTTGGTAGATCACCATCATGGCGAAGGGCGTGGCAATACAGATGGGCGAGTAGGGATGCGCGGTCGCCTTTTGGCTTGCCGAGGTGTCAACGCAGGTAACAAGCGCGTCGCCCCAGATCGCGGGGATATCAAGACCGGAACCGGCGTCCGCCGCCCCAAGTTCCGAGGTCTCCCAGGCGTCTAGGAAGTATCTATCTAGGTATGAGGTGTCCATCGTGAGCCTGCTCTAGCCTTTTCGCTTTCTCTACAGCTATGCGCCAGAGCAGCTTCACAGATGCACCATCCGTCTTGTGCGACAGCCTTTTGCGCCGCTGCTCTTCGCGACGCTCTCCTTTAGTCTCATCCCTATTCAACATAGGGGGCCACCTTCAGGCTGCCGAGAACGGCCTCCAGAACTGGCACCGCACCCTTCAGACGGGTCTCGTAGTCGCGGATGCGCTGTAGCCGCTTGTCGGCCTTGACGCTAAGGGTTTTCAGTTGTGCGGCGGTTGCGTCCTGCAGTCGCTGAAGCTGGGCGATCTGATCGCTAGCTCCGCGCAGCCTGCCGTAAGCCGCGAGCAGTTCCTCGTTCATTTTCGCCAGCTTCTGCTCGCAGGTCTCGACCAGCACGCCGGTGTCGGCTTGCGCGATAATATCCCAGTTAGCCTGTGCAGTAACCCCACGCCGCCACAAGGATGTGCCGCCCCAGCCCATAGGGTCTTGCGAGCCCGCCAACTGCACCGCGCGCTCTAGTCCCTTGCGGAACCGCGCAGGGTCGTCGTCGTTACCAGGCAAGGCGAACACGACGGTCTTACCGTAATACTGCAGCCGCTCCCAGGTATGCTCGACCTCCCAGACGGGATCGGTGCCGAACGTGTCCCAGTAGTCCTGGGGCACCAGGCAGTTGACGTAGGGGAGCCACTCGTCGATGTGTATCTCCGCCATGTGATCAACGGTGTAGCCTCCGTAGGTTCCGTAACGAGGATCGAAGGAGAGGCTGATCCAGGCGTCAGGACAGGCCGCACGGATCGCCTGCATGTACGGGTGCAGGTTAGACCACGGCCCCGTCCAGAAATACTGGTAGGGCTCAACGTCCAGGATGAGCCGGTTGCCGCCCGCGCGGATCACCTCGATAGCGATTGCAGCCTCGGCAGCAGGGTCTAGCCCCTTCGGAACGCACCACGGAGAGAACAGGATGCCCTGATTCCCGTAGACGGTTTTCAGGTGCGCGACCGAGGCGGCGTTTTTCGGCGCGGCGGGGTGGTTAGAAAACGCGGACATATAGGACACCCCATCGTGTGTCTTGACCCAGACCTCTCCGATAGGAAGTTTGGCGTCGTCCCCCTCTACCCCAGGGTAGTCACTCTCGAGCTGCCACACCCACGCGCGTGTCTTCATGTGCTGCCTAGCCCTTCGGCCCCTCCATCTCGCGGATGCGGTTCTGCAGCGTGAGAATGATCAGTTGCTGCCGACGGTTTTCCTTCGCCTGCTGCATGATCAGGATCGCCTGGTTGCCCAGGAACATCTGAATCTCCTCCAGGGTCAGGCCTGGCAGGGCTGGCCCCTCCTGCGGAACGGGTGCCTCTGGCACCGGAATCTCTTGTGGCTTCTTCTTGCTGCTCATAGCTAGTGCCTCCTTACTACGATTATACCCTATTTAGCGTGTCAGGCCACGGATATACAAGTCCATTACATCCACGGTGAGAGTCGTGCCAGTACCGGCGGCGGCTCGAACATAGCATGTCGGCGTCACTGGTTGGGTTGGCATAGCTACGTTATGCGTCACCTCGCCTGCTGCATCGAGAGTAAGGCCGACGCTCCCTGCAGTGATACGACGAATCCTGATCTTATGCCACGCGGTGTCTATCGGCACGCCAGTGTTGGTTCGGGTACTATCCACGCCGCCCGCGCGCGTGGTTAGATAGAAGTTCGCGTCGGCGGCACGTTTCTCGATAAAGTGACCGTCGGTTGGGGGCTCGCCCGCAGGGTCGCGACAGAGCCCTAGCCGAACACACGCATCTGCCGTGTTCCACGGCGCAAACACGAAGGTGATGTCGAAGTAATCCGTAATTGCCAGAGGGTGGTTGCTAGAGTTATACAGGGCGATCGCCCCATAGTTTCCAGTCCCCGCCGCGATGCTCATATAGAACTGCCCAGGGTGATTAGCGCCGCCGCTGAGGTTGTTAACAGTGGCACCAACCTGTATCAATGACCAGTTAAGCTCTCCGATGCCGATGGCGGAGGTGCCGCCCATAAACTCATCAAACAAATGAGAGTCAGCGATGCTGGGGCCAGCAGTGTTGCCCGCACCCAGGGCCACCCACGCCCCATTGACGCGCGCGTGTACGCCAGGAACGTCCGAGTCGTAGAGGATCATCCCGTTAACTGCGGTCAGCGCGCCGCGCTGGGCGGTAGTCATGCGGTTCAGTAGAAGCGCACCCGTGGTGGACTGCAGCTCCAGCGTCGCGCTCGTCGCGGGATCGGCGTCCGCGCCGATTAGCGCGCGCCCGATCAGCCTAGAAATCAGCGCCACGTGCAGTGCGTCATCGGTTTTGAGGACGTTTGCCGCCGAGCGGTAGAGAGTCGTATCCAGCGCTGCCGCGCCCCCCGCGCCGAAGCTAACGCTCAAGTGCGAGATCTGAACCTTGGGGTTCGCCTCCCCAAGCACATGACCTGCGATCACTGTGGTACCAGCCGCCAGCGAATGGGTGATGGGGGCCTGTATCGCGATGTTGTTGCTGGCGTTCAGGCCCAGAAGAAGAACGTCAGCGGCACCAGCGAAGTTGCGTGCGTAGATGTACTGCGCGTTAGGGATACGAATAAGTCCTACCGTGGCCGGAGTCGTGCCGAGCTGAAGGTCGTCGGGGGTCGCCAGGACATTTGCGGCGGCCCGATACAGCCTGACGTCTACTGCGCTTGCGCCGCCTGCGCCGAACTGGATCTGCCCATGCTCGATGGTCGTCTTGGGATTAGCCTCAGCAGCGACATAGGCAGAAAAGGCAACAGTACCACCGATCGCCCCCAGCATCCGGTGGGCGATGGGGGCCTCCATGTGGATTTCGTTGGAGACGTTCAGGCCGAGAAGGATGACGTTAAAGACGTTAGCCTGCTCGCGGGCCTGGATGTACTGAACGTTAGGAAGGCGAATCTTGCCCGCCGTCGCGGGGGTCGTGCCTAGCTGAAAGTCGTCCGGCGTAGTCAGTAGGTTTGCGCCACCACGCCCGATCTCTGTGTCGGCGGCAACCGCGCCCGTACCCCAGGCAATCTTCTCCTCCGTCCAGTAGGAGCGATCCTCTGCGTCGGCCCCGATCCGGCGTGCGATATGGACTCCGGCAGCCAGCGTCCACGTCCACTTGGCAGAGATGGTTTCGGCCTCGTCGATGAACGCGCCCGTGACCTCGACGTAGTTGACCGCCACCTGCAGCTCGCTGAATAGTTGAGAGGTGGTATGAAGCTGAACAACCGAGCCGTTCACATGCACCGCGATAACCGTGCCCTCGTCGGCGCGTGTGGCTGTGAGCACATCACCTACACGGTTTGTGACGTGTAGGATTTCATCGTTGATGGTGATGTGGAAAGGAAAGACTGCCGGAAAGAACGCGCCCTCGCCAGCGTTAAGGGTGACGATGACGGGATCGTCGACGTTGTTTATCCCGCCAAGGAGCGTGCCGGTAGAGCGGTTCTTAGTCTTATGGAAGATCGTTGCTGCGGGCATCCTACCACACTCCTCGTGCTAGGGTAATAGGGATGATAGGGGCGGGTCAGAGCAACCCTGTAGCGAAGTCCGCCCCTGCACGCCTCTTACGAAATTGTGATGCTGAGGGTCAGCGTCCAGCTCGCGCCCGCCGCCTTGGTGCCCAGACCACCGGCGGGAACCAGGTGGTTCAACATGGCCGAGGCCGGAGGAGCATTCCCGTTGAAGCACCCGATCTCGTTCCACACGTAGTTCGCGTCTCCTGCGCCGAAGGTGCTGCGGAAGGTGATAACCGTAGTAACCACCTGTGGATAAGCGACGTCCTGTATGATGTAGGTCTTGCTGGGGCCGTTGATGTCGGTGTCGCCAGGTGCCGCAGCGCCCGCGCCGTTGCCGACGGCCAGGTAGGTGTTCCCGTTGGCGAACGCCGTGCCTACAGCGCCCATAAGCAAGTCCAGCAACACGTTGATGCCAACGTTGCACAGCAGGTTGCCGTCCTTCTCGATGACTTCATAAGGCTTAACCGTGGAGAGGAACTTCTCCAGGTCGCCGTCGAAATCCGCCTTGTCGCCCCAGCGCTTCTCAAGCCGCCAGTGTGCGCGCCAGTTGCCCTTGTCCGTTTGCTCCATTGTAGACCTCACTCCTGCTCGTTCTCGGCCCCTAGCGTGCTCACCTAAGCTGGCCACGGGAGACCGGCTTCCGCCGCTTCCTTCTTCAGCGCGCGGATGCGAGTCGTTATCTCGATTGCCCGCTGGCGCTGTGCCGCCACCTCCGGCGGAACGTTCCTGAATGCTGGGTCGCTTGGATTGCTCAGATAAGCGCACTCTGAGCTGCAGTAGACCTTGCCTAGCACCGTGATGGGATGATCCACCTGACGCTCGCACAAGTCGTTATCGCAGACGTGCACCCCGTCGCACCCTGGCCGACCACATTCCTTGCAGTGTACCCGCTCAACCATGTCTTGCTCCCCTCCTGTGAGGATGTCTCTTCTCGCTACCCTTGTGCAGCTATCATACGACAACACCGGCGGTAGACGAAGGGCTCACAAAACGCCCGCGACCCGCCGAAGCGGGCCGCAAAGCGGAAAGGTGAGATGCAGAAACTGTCTAGGTTAAGGGGTGTCGGACGCCTCGTCTAGTACTTGCTCCGCCCAAGCACACCAGGTAACGGCCTCCCCCAGGATATCCGAATCCATAAGAGCCGTCTCCCCCTGAGCCGCGAGATATGCCCTCTCGTAGCATTGCAGAAAGGCTTCTAACTCCCCCGCTGCGGCGTCGTCGCGGGCAACACTGCCCCTCGCGTCGAGAAACTGCCTCACCCCACGGAGAACCGTGGTAAAGGGCGAGGATTCATATTCTGAGGTGGCCGCGCGCAGGTCATCAGCAGCCCCACGCGGGAGAAGGAGATGATCAACGCGCCGCTCGTCCTCGGCCAGCGCCTTGAACGCGTTATCAAGGTCTGCCTCGGTTAGGGCAGGGTCTCTCCCCTTCGCACCTGGGGGAAGGGCGAGCACGTCGCGCCGAGTCAGCTCGTCCAAGTGGAAGTGCAGCTCGTCGTACAGGGGATTGCCTTCCTGCATAGTGATGCGCACTAGCGCGCCGTCCTTGTGCACAAACAGAACCGTACCGAAGTCCCCGAAGAACTGAGAAGACTTATTGCTGATCGTAACAGAGTCACCGATCTGGAGCGCCCGCTCCTCGCTCGTCCGGCGGTTGTGAAGGAGCGCGTCCAGGTCTGCGTGGTGCCAGCGCAACTCGTGCGCGGGGATCACGCAGTCCCTTGGATCGTCGTGCCAGGTCTTGGCGTCTAGCGGGTTGAATATCATCCCCTAGTACTCCGGCGCAGGCTCCGTCGGCGGCAGCCTGTCCATGCACGCAAGGATGGCCGCGCTGAGTTCGTCGGGGAAGTAGTCGGGGTCGTTAAGCATGTCTTCCTCCAGCGCCAGGAACTCGCCGATGCTGACGTTCGCCTCTAGCTCCCGCAGGGTGCAATGGCAGTAGGGCAGGAAGTCAGGATCAAACGACGTCGCCTCCGAGCAGCCCACAATGAAGAGGTCTTTGACTGCCTGCGGATAGCGACCGACTTCACCGCCCCCGCCGCCGCCGGAACAGGCTGCAAACAGGGCCATCGTCAGGGCGATTACGCCCAGAATAAGAACGTGCTTCATGAGGTGCCTCCTTCAATAAACAAGGGGAGGGCCGCGTCCGACGGTGTAGGCTCGGCTACCGGCGCGCGGAACCCGACATCGGCGGGCGCGGACTGCTCCCCGCCTAATCTTACGCCTGATTGCCGTATCACTCTAGACCCCGCCCTCTTCCAGCTCTTCACCACTCTGATCACCCACCTTTCACTGATATAGACGGTGCCAGTAGCCCTGTGTTACACCTTTTCGGTGGGTTTTTCACTTTTTCTTGCAGGCCTAGCCGTGCCCGCTGACTGCCGGTCAGTTGCCGGAGCTGCTTAGGCCGGAACGGATACCAGACACCCCCTTCAACAGGAAACCCCCACGCCTGCAGGACGCGCACGGAGCGGGGGTCAAACGACACGAGCAGCCACCGCCCCTCCAGAACGGCCTCCACCTTGACTAGGTGATCGTTGATCAGCAGGCAGTCGGGGTCGGAGAGGTAGTAGTGGTCGCCAACCCGAATCGTCGCGATCTGGGCCATTAGCGTATCTCCAGCCACACGGCCAGGGCGATCACGAGCATCGTCCCCACGCCCCATAGCTCCAGGATGATCAGCCAGGCCGGTAGGTCAAACCACATCCTAGAACCGCTCCTGCAGGGTCTGGCGTGATATGTAGGGCAGGCTGCCCAGCGCCGCCGACACGCGTGCGTAGAGCTGCGGCGCGTCGCGCTCCCCGAAGGGCGCGCCGAAGTCTGCGATGACCGACTCCGTGCACACAGAGCAGGCGTACAGATCACCGCTCCGAATCAGCTCGCCCTCGCGAACGAAAACGCCGATCTCCTGGCACCGCATCGGACTACCACATAGTGGACACACAAGCAGCATCTCGGCTCCCCTTTCTGTATAGCGCCCATTCGTCCTCGACCTTGAACGCCTGGTATGCGTTGACGTTCGGAATCTGGCCTCGGATAAGCGCCTTCAACGTCTCGTCAGTAATCGCCGCACGGATTTCCTTGAGGCACGTGCGGCACGTCGCCCTATCAATATCGCCAGTGACGTTGGCGGGATTACGGAGCGTCTGCTCGCACAGGGTGTGGAACCGCACCAACATCTCCCCGTGCCCCTGGCGCGTGAAGGCTTGTCCTAGATGGATAACGCTCAAACTACCTCCGCCTCGAAGCCGGACTCGTGGAGCATCGTCGCCAGCTTGTGCGCGTTCTCGACGGCGCATCCGGCGGAGACCCCCGTGACCGTCGACTCATCGCGCGCGGTATTGACCGAGACGCCGCCTTCAGGGAAGACGCGCTTGAAGTCGCGCGTCAGCTCGTCGTTGTTAGGCAGCTTCTCGTGGATCACGTAGGCGTGATACTTGCCGAACATGAACCGAACCGTAGGCATCTAAACTACCCCCAACCGCGCCAGGTTGTATCCCGCGCGGACGCCGCGCCCATGCTTGCAGAGGGTGCTGCCGAACATGTGCCGGAACTCGTAATCGCCGCAAATGCACGTGAGCGTGGGCCGTTCGGGTTCCAGGTAGATGCGGTAGTGGCGGCCCTCCGGCGAGGTCAGGCCGATGTAGCCCCGCGCTGACCGGCGGTGGAAGCGGTAGAATACCAACACATCCAGCGCTTTCGGATCGAGGTTTCTCAGCCATCCCCCGCGCCGATGGATGTTGCGCCGCTGCAACCTGGGCCAGGTAAGGGCTGTCACCGCTAGACCTCCCGCGTGTAATGCAAGGCCTCGAGCCGCTCGCCGAGGCGCTTGACGTAGTCATCCACACCCGTGTAACCAGCGTGGCCCCTGGCGTAGACCTTCCAGCCGTAGTCGTGGGAGCCTGTGTCACTGCGGAACCACACCGCGTAGCGCCGCAGAACGACCCCATTGCTCCGCACGGCGTACTCCCTGACGCGCGCGCTAACGAGATCGTCGTCCGGAGTGTCCCACTCCTTGCGCCAGCGGGCCAGGATCGTCGTTCCCTTAGTTGTCAACTTCGCCATAATCATCCACCTCCACTGATATAGACGGTGGTGGGCGAAGATCGTTACGCCTTTTTGCGCGATTATCCGGCTTCTTCTACATCCAGCCCCGCGAACTCTAGAACGGCGTGCACAGCCTCCTCGCGACTGTGCACACGGCAGCTCGCGGCCTCGCGGACGAAGGCGTGCTCGTGGGGGTTCCCCTCCTTCTCCATGATGAGGACGACGAACTTGTGCAGGTGCGACGCCCAGGCCAGCTCGAACATCGAGCCGATGCTTGCCTTTGTTGCGCCCAGGAAGTCCGCGATGATCACGTCAACGGTAGACACATCGTGGTGGTCTCGCGCGAAGATGGCCGAGTCCGTTGACATAGCTGCGCGGTAGTGGCCGGACGGCAGCGGCTTGTTGCGGTATTGATGGGACAGGCTACGCTTCCCCCGCATAGGCGAGCGAACCTCGACTCCGCGCTTCTCCAGTGGCATGGCGATCTCCTCGCGGTGGGTGATCGCCTCGTCATATGTAAGGCCGGTTATGGGGCCACACAGATAACAAGATACGTGCATGGTTCCTCCTTCTAGAATACGTCCCCGTGAAGTTCGTAATGGCAGTTCTTACACAAGAGGACACACTTCTCAACCTCGCGGCAGAACAGATCGGTGTTGCTGCGCCACAGCCCTGCTGAAATTCGCCGCTCTTTAACCGCGCCGTCCTCATGGTGAAAGTCTAGTGAGCCGCCATACGTATTATACCCGCATTGCTGACAGCCGAGACCTTCTTTATAGGCAGAAAACGCGTCTCGCCGCCGACCCCGAAATTTCCTAGCCCGCGTCAGGTAGGCTGCTCTGCGGCAGGGTTCGCTACAGTAACACGCCCCAGGAGATGGGAACGGAATCGGGCCTCCGCACTCGCGACAGGGGCGGCGACGCTTCATTCTATAGCAACGCTGCAGCGCGGCCCATCGTTCAGGATTGCGCGCGGCCCACGCGCGAGATCTAACCGTTTTAGGATTCTGGCTCAGGATAGACATCGCCGTTCTCAGAACATTTGCGCCGCTCGTAAGGCACCACCACACGGCGATACAGCTCCTGATCGACATTTTTCAACACACCGGTCAGCAGGGCAATCTTCCAGTATCTAGGCGTGCCCATGAGGTTCAGGACTAGCGTGGTGATGGCATAATTGAGCAGGCCCGCCTCCACGGTCATCCTATCCGCCTCTAGCTGTGCGGCAGGGGCCATCATGGTGCGCTCGTTGCGGATGGCATCTGCCAACTGACGCACCCAGGTGTCAATGAACTCGCGGTTCTTCTTCGGCACGTAGGGCATCTACATACCTCCTACAGGATGGCCGCAGACACGGCACACCACGACTTCTTCGAAATACTGCTCGGTCGTAGGTCGACGCTCGATGATGTGCTCACCGTGTTGCACGCGCAGCAGCGAGGCATTCACCCGCACACGCTCGCGGTCAACGGGGACGATTCGGAAGCTGCCGTCGCAATGCTGCTCCAGACGCACCCGCTTGTCCATCAGCGGCTCCAGGTAGCGCTTAAGGAATACCTCCGTGCCGCAGCACGAGCGGATCAGAACCGCGTCCCCCCGCCACTCCAATGTTCCCTCAGTCATACAGCCCTCCCTACTACCGGAACCACTGGCACATCCGCCGCCAGTGCCCACTGAACGGCCACTGTCGGCCCCTCACAGCGTGGGCAGTACCTGATTACCTGCTCTGGGCGAAACCGCCCGTGAGGGAAGTCCTCCGGTCTGGACGGGCGGTAGCCGTAGGGCCAGTCGCACGTGCCACACCGTGCCCCAATCAGGATCGCGTTCATGCCTTTTTCACCAGGTGGATGTGGGGATGGTTCGGGAAGCAGCTCCGGTCGGTGCTGAGCACCAAGTCGGGATAGCGCTTGATCCCGCGCCGAACCAGCTCAAGGATATAGCCTCCGTCACGGGGCCACACGCCGTGTCGTGCGTTGGTGTTCTCCTTCACCGCGATCACGATATCGCCGCAGTAGGGGCAGTCCGCCACCCAGATATCCACATCCTCGTACCACCACTGATAGCCCTTGTGCGGGCGCTCACAGAGGAAGCACGACCCCTTGGCCGGTTTCGGTAGGGGTGGGGGCGGGCACACGGGCTCCGACTGCGTCGTCGCCAGGAGCGTGCCGTCTTCCCACACCTTGAAAAAGGCGTAGCGGCCATCCAGCACCTCGAGGCACAACTGGTGCCCTTTCGGGATGATCTCGACGGGCACCGACGAAGCTGCGTGAACCTTCAGATCACGCCCTGTGTCGTTGAAGAATACGGCGTGTGCTGTCATGACTCCTCCTTCTCCCGCGCCAACAGGATGCTGTTCCAGCTAAACTCTACCACGTCTGCATAGGGCAGGTCGTCCAGCAACCGATCTGCGATTGCCGTGCCCTCGTACTCGGCGAACTGAAATCGGATACCCTCGATCGTAGCAAACAGCCGCGTGCAGGTCGCAACGATGTAGCGCCAGCCCTTGTCGTTCTCGGCGTTGTGGATGGCCCAGCATGGCACCAGCTCCGCGTCAATGCGCTCAACTGGAAGGCCCGTCAGTGTGCGGGCCGCCACACAGGTCAGCGCCAGAGCCATCTCAAGTTCCGTCCACATGTAGCTCATCCTTATGATACCAGGCCTGGGCTCCGCGTGCGGCATTGATCGAGACCAAGAACCACCCGCGCCCGAATATCCCGTCAATGTCTTTCTGCCCACTCATAATGACGGTGCCGCCGCTCCCAGCGAAACACTGGAACCGCTGGCCTGGCGGCTTGATGATGGTAACGCGGGTTCCGCGTCTCACTTAGTTCTCTCCAGGCACTGTGTGATCCGGCGCGCCAGGAGCTTCGCGTCCCCGCGCGAGATCGTAAAGGCGAAGCCAGGCTTATCCTCTTCGGGGTAGATCTCCAGCTTCAGCTCCTGGGGGCTCGCCGTCGAGACGTAGCCGTTCGGGTATTTGCCTGGTTTACGCCAGCCCCACATCAGCCCTGGGATGTGCTTGGCCATTTGCTTCCTCCAGTATGTCTAACAGCGCCCCAACGCCAGGTATCCGCACGATCTTCGGGTGTTCGAGATGCCGGTTGTAGGGGTAGTCAAGAGTGAAGACCGTGATTCCCGCCTCTGCCAGGGCCTGCACAGCTCTCGGGTGGTCGTCCACCATAACAGTGATGCCTAGCTCCTCGCATTTGGCGGGCTTGTCGCTCGGCTTCTCGACGGTGAATACGGTAGGCTGTACCAGCAGGTGCCACTGCAGCCAGCGCGCCGTTTGCTCCGCCGCTGGCCTGCCCGTCACGCGCCCGCGCGCCGTAATCCAGGTCACCTCCCAGGTGTCCATCAAGCAGCGCAGCCGCCACCACTCGTCATCGGTTAGCAGACTAGGCACCCTCTCCCACGAGTTCGGAACCTTGTCGAACTCCCGCCACGCCGCGTTGATGGCCTTCTTGTCCACACCATAGAGCACGGCCAGGTCAGACACCGTGGCGTCGCCCCCTCGGATCGGCGTGACGGGGTTGCCTGCCGCATCCCGCAGGAACCGCGCCCAGTAGGTCATGAAGTCCGCGACAACTCCGTCCACATCCCAGCCTATGCGATAACTCACTGTTGGCTCCGTCTCCCGCGTAGCGCCTGATAGATAATTGCGCGAGTGATTGCCACGAACGGGCCATGCCACCACCCACCACGATGCGCAGGTCGCCCACCCTGTCCCAGAATAGGAAATGCTACAAATAGCTCTGCGTCTGAACGCCTGCGTCCCCGAAAGTAAGGCAGCAACATACGGATGATCCACTGCGCCCTGCGTCCAGTAACAACCCAGTCTCCACAGAGCGCCCAGTTCTGCCGCTTTCGAAGTCGGATATCGCCCGCCCCCGTCCCGTCCTGACACGCCTGCAAAAGCTGCGTATCAGTGTTAGTCACGCGCAGTCTAAGAGCGAAGCCAGTCGGACATCGGTAGCACTGAAGGTGACCCTCGCCCTCCACGATGCCCGCAAGCCAGCCTAGAAACGAGTCTGAGGAATCCAAAACCCTAGTCCTCTTACGCAAACAGAATCACGCCTGCTATAGCCAACGCAGGAAGCCCTACCATGACTAGGCACGCCGCCCAGAACGGCCAGCGAGGATAGCTGCAGACCACCAGCACGCATTCGCCGTCCAGCACACTACGCTCGCCGCAACGTGGGCAGATCTCAAGCCCCAGGCCGCCAGTGCCGGAACCGCCGCCCATGCTAGTCCTCCACCGCGTCGACCATACCCCACTCCAGAGCCTCTTCGGGGAAGAGGTAGACGGGGGTGTTGGCCTCTAGAATCGTGAGCCAGAACTCCTCGGTCTTGTAGGGTGTCCCCGCCGCCGCCGTGCTGCGCTCCGCATGGAACTTGGCTGTCTCCCTGTGCAACCGCGTCAGAAGCTTCTGCTCCGCGTTGAGGTCGCGCAGGTCGCCCACCGTCCAAGACGTGATGCCGTGCACCATCAAGAAAGCGCTCTTGCCCATCTTGCGGACGTTGCACGTCTGGAGAACCTCGAACGCAGCGCTCATGCCGTGCCCGTAGACCTCGCCGGTGACGATGCAGCCCTTCCGCTGCGCCGCGCGGATCGCGTCCACGATAGCAAACTCGGACTCCACACTGCCGCCGTTCGAGGAGATGCGGACGGTGATCGGGTCAGGCTTCTCGCTGAGAAGGCTGATCTCCCGAACGATCCTGGCCGCCATCTCCGACCCCACGCGCTCGTCCAAGTAGACCTCGCGGCGCTTGAGGGCGGCAAACCGAAGCGAATCCTCGTAGCCGCGTGGCTCCTTCGTCTCGTCCACGTAGGTAGGCTCGTCCTGAGTCCTCATACTAGCCCTTCCTCTCCTTCTGATCGCTATCGATCGTCCAGTTCGCGATGACATCCTCGGCGCAGCCTCCGCAGTAGCAGCCGTCGTCTATCCAGTGCACGCACCCTGAGCAGACCGCCAACCCGCAGGTCTCGCACTCGTGCTCCGGAAACTCCGCGCTGCAAAACCAGCAGGGGAACTCGCCCACGTCCATCACTCCGCCTCTGACTCCTGCGGCGCGAACGCTCCGGCGCGAATGGCCTCGACCGCCTCGATGTCGCGACCGTCAAGTGCCCTGTCGTCAAGCTCAGGATGCGTCCGCTCATACTCCATCAGCGTCAACGCACACCAAGCGACCGACGCCAACACATGCTGGCCGTCCTTCGGGTCGAGTGAGACCCCCTTGCGGAACGTCTCCAGGTGCCGCATCATTGCGCCGATGACACGGCTCCAGGCCATGCCCTTGCGCCAGTTGTGATCGGTGTATTTGCGGGCACCCATCGTGTAGACGAACGCCACCGCCCCTAGTGGCAACGGGGGGATCAGATCATAGCGGAGTTTCTCCGCGTCGTTCTTCCAGGCCGGTAGTTTGGCCTTCGGGCCGCTCATCACCAAGTCCTGTCCAGCTCCACCGGATAGGGATCGCTCGGCTCGTCGTCTAGAAACGAATCCTCCGGTGGCTCGCCCGTAGGAAACCCTCCACTCAGGACATAATCTGGGGAAGCGTAAGGGTCGTCGCGGGCCGCGTCGTCGAGGTCGAGTACAGGCCGATAGGCCCTGAACGGGGCCTTGTTGATGATCCTGACCGTAGTGGGGCTCCCTTGCCGCACTAGGTACTCTAGCGCCTTGCGGATTCCCCGCATCTCCTCCAGCATCTGCCGTTGCTGCTCGATACACATAGACTAAGCCTCCTCTATCTCTCGTGCCCAAGGTGGCACCTCGGTCAGTGGTTCCAGTTCCGGCACGAGGCCGCTGAATTGCTGCAAGACAAGGAACACCTGCAGCAGCACCGGCTGTGCATTGTCATAGGACGTGCGCCCCAGGCTGGAGACAATCATCCAGGCGTCGTCGAACGTCAAGGCCAGCTCCTGCTTATCGGCGCTAGGGGCAGCCGCCGCACCGTATCCGGCGATCGCCGCTGTGGTGGTGACGCCCTTTGGAAAGGTCAGGGCCAGGATGATATCTTGCACCTTGCGGAGTAGATAGTGCACCTCCGACTCGTCCTTCCCCAGCACGTGAGGGCCGCTAATGCCGCGCAAGAGTTCATGGATGGCCCAGCCGTCAGTCAGGCTCACCCATATCGTCTTCGTATCGGACATTGGGCACCTCCTCCGATAAGGAATCTACCGCTAGCACAATCGTCTCCTCGAACTCAGGGTGCTCAGCGCGGAGAAACTCCGTAACCGCGCCGCACTTCTTGCAGACGCCATGCTCGTAGAAATAATGACTCCCCATCACCCATGTGGGCCGATCCATAATGTAGTGATGGACGCAGTTCGAGTCCCCGCCACGGACGTTGACTCGCTGTGAGGCGTGCTTACCCACGCGTCCACCCCGTCGCCGCCGCCAGACGCTCCTGAGCAGTCGCGTCCGGCAGGGTATTGATCTCGGGATCGGTGCGAGATAGGCCCAGGATGCGGTCGGTGCTCTTCTCCTCGGGGTCGCCCCGCTGCTCGGCGTGTTCTCGCATCTCCTGCGCCAACGTGTAGGCGGGCCGGATATGGTCGGAGAATGTGTAAACGTCCAGTGCTCCGAACCGGCCTAGTGGCACACGCACCGTTACGATTTCCCACGCGTGCTCCCCGAAGGCGTAGCGCTCGACGGCGACAACGACGCCGATCGCCCGCAGCGCTCTCCGCTCAGCCGTGTGAAGGATTTCTGCTAGCTCACCGAGCCTCGTCATTGGTATTCTCCAGTGCTACTAGGCCGCATTTGCCCGTCGCCTCCCATGAACTTCCTCGTTGTGCTGCGCCAGAGTGTCGTTCAATCTGTCAAAAGGCACAGTTGAGGTAGTACCGTCGCACCAATGAATCGGGACGGGCGGGTGAAACTGCATCCGCCACGCAATGGCCTCGTCGCTCTTGGCGTTGGCGTCAAGGCGCGTGGCCTTGGTACCTGCAGGGACGAGTTTGAGCGGCGTCGGCGTGTCGACGACCCTCGCCGCGACTGCTGCCCGCTGCCCCCCCTCGGCCAGGCTCCAGAAGCGCCAGCCGTTGCAGGCGACTCCGCCCGTGATTGCGCTCCCCGCCGCCGACAAGCTCCCGAACTCCCGCCCGTCCTCCAGGCGGCAGCGCCCCCCATCGAGGACGGTGGCCCCGTAAGCGTCGCCCTTATAACGAGCCACCAATGGTGTGCCCGCTGCCAAGCTATGCCGAGCCATACGCGACCTCCCTTTCTGCTTACTATGACGATCCGGCGGGGTCTTCGGTCACACCCCGCACCCGCTCAATAGGAAACCGGATGATCTTATGGGCCTCCTTCTTGGCCCGCTGATAGTCAGCCATGAAGCGGTTCGCCACGCCCATGAATTTCAAGAAGCGGCGCAGCTCAAGGTCAATCGGCTCCTTGTCCATCGTCAGGCCCTCCTAGCTAAGCAGGGCCTCGACTAGCCCCTGCCGAAACGCCGCAATGATATCTGTGTTGCTCAGGCCCGCCGCGCGGAGTGCCTTGATCTTAGTCGCCGTCGCCATCTGGGTAGGCGTCCACAGACACGTAGCCTTCGAAGTCAGACTGAGAACCTCGGCGATGCGGGGCGCGGTGACGCTCAGCTCCTGCTGAAACTTCCGCACTGCTTCGTCGATCTCGTCTTGCGTAAGCATCCCCGATCACCACCTTTCACTGATAGAGACGGTCGGCTGGGGGGAGTGTTACGGGTTATTCTGGGGATTTTTTAGGGTTCTTCCGACGAACAGGCCGGAATGTGGGCCGTGCCTTCCGATAGATCAGGAAGCAGCGGCAGTTAGACCGGCAGATCGTGCTGCCGTCTCGGGGTAGGCGGGGCATCCGGTTGGCGGGCCAGGGGCTCTGCGTGGCCATCTCCAGGCACGTAGCACAGTGCTCAGCGCCAAGGGTCAGCTTCCAGTGGGCCTTCATCTGCGGCAGGTTCTCCGAGACGGTCTGATGATACAGTCCGGCGGAGCCGTCCGCGTAGAGCTTGGCGCGCCAGATGGCCTGCTTCTCGGTCTTGACCTTGCCCGCCGCCAGATCGTCGCGGAAGCCGTCGAGGTAGTGGTGCTGATGTCTCAACTCGGCCATGAGATTATCCCGTGCCCGCTGCCGTGCGTCCGGCGTTTCCTTGAGCCGCAGCGTCGAGGCGTAGGCCGACTTGCCATAGAGGTCATCAACCGCCGCGCGCATCTGTGCGTGCCAGGTATCCACGTCGCCTTCGCCGCGCCACAGGGCACACGTTGCGGTCTCCATTGCCTTCTTCGTGCGCCCGATCTCCATGTTGACGCGCTCAAGCGGGGAGGGCCACCGGCGCTTGCCTCGCTTGTCCAGCTTAAAGTACACGCGGGAGGGCAGATCGGAGTCCACGGCGGTGCGGGCCTTGTTGATGCCCATCGCTGCTAGGCGCATCAGCATCTCTGCATGCGCGATTTCCGCCAGGGTAATAGGCGCATTCCGGCTGTCCTGCACGTCCTGAGAACCAGCAACACCCTGGTTCGTGGTGACGATCCCCGTCGTGACTTCCGGTGCGTTGCCGGTGTGGGCACGAGAATCCATCGGCTCGGTTGGCGCGCCCTTCTCAACCTCCCCACCTACGAATATCTGGATGTGCCGCCCGTCCGAGGTGGTCACGAACTTGCGGGGGGCGATCCCCAGCTCCTCACCGAAGTCCTTGTTCAGGGTATCCGCCTCGTCCTCGACGGGGTTCCACTCAAGCAGCTCCGCGATAGCGTCGTAAAGCCCCGAGAAGCGCCGCTTAAACTTAGTAGGGCTTATCGTCATGTATGCCACGCACTCGGCGAACATCTCCGCCGAACTGTCGCGCCCGTAGTGACTCGGGAGACCGCGTGCCGTCTCCTGCGCCGCGTGGAAGGCATCGAGCCAGGTGTCAGAATTAGAGAAGCGACGCTCCGTGCCATCGTCCATGACATGAGCATACTCGTGGGCGATCACCGCCCGCATGGTGTCATAGGGGCCAGAGGGAAGCTCTCCCCCCATCGCGCTCCCCCACGACTGGGCGTCGAGGGTCAGGACACTGACCTCCGCCTCATCATATCCGACGTAGGTCATGCCCGCCGCCTTGCCCACGTCGTCTGGAGACAGCTCGCCCGCTTCTGCCAGATCTTCCATAGCACGTCTCATATCGTCGCGGGAGTAGGTGTGCCAGACCGCATTAGGTACGCCGTGCGGTGCGGGCATCAGCACCAGCACCTCAGCGACGATGGGCTGATCCTGAACGTAGACATCAGCGAAGTCATGCTGCTCGGCGATCTTGAGCGCGGTGAATAGCTCGTGGATTTTCTTCGGTATTGCCTCCCCGCCATGCCGGTTGATGTCGCGGATATGGCGAATCAGGGCGCTCCGTCGGACGTGGGCACCTCCGTGCTTGCCATGCTTCTTCTGATCATGCTTGCCTGGAAGGTGCTTCTCGACCCCACTCGCAGGCTGCAACGCGAACACATCATGCGTCTGCTTTGTCCAGTCGGCATTATGCATGTCCTCGTCCAGCCACACGGCCTCTTGTGCGGCGAGTTCGATATTGTGATGCCGCATATCCTGCTCGAAGCGCTCCTCCCACGCCGGTAGTTCCTGCCCTCCAGCACGCCGAGCAACGACATCAATTTCCCCGCCGATGACTAGCATCTCATACTCTTCGGCGCAGCCAGGCCCTGTGCGGAACGTCGAAAAGATCTTATCACGAGGCACGCGGGCGGCAACCAGCATCTGCTCTTCCTCATGGTGTATAGCAAAGCGCGTTGCAACCGAGTACTCGCTGGCGAAGGACGACAGGGGGTTGAGCTTAGCACGGGTGCGCGTCGGCTCATCCGCTGGTAGTGCAGATACCCAGTCCGGAATTTTCGCTGCCTCGTCCCATCCCATACCCCGCACCAGCACGACCTCATCCATCTCCAGCTCTTTGAGAAGGGCCTGCGTGTCCTCATATACAGAGTCCACCCATGCCCGCAGAACCGGCCCGTGCTTGGAGACGATACGGTCAATCTCGTCGGAACCATGTTCGACGTAGGCGACCGTAGTGTCCTCCACGCCGAACGCCTCTGATGCAACCCGCTGCAGTGCAACGCTCGGTGCCCGATGATCAGAACTAGATATGGCCCACGTCTTGGTCAAGTAGTAAGCGACCTTTTCCGACGAGGACAGCTCTACCCCCTTCGCCGGATCGTAGACATCGCGAAAGTGAGGAGCGAGAGTTCGTGCCGCTGCCCAGAAGGGAGCAGCCTTAGCCATCTTGTCTTCGGCGTCTGCCCACCCTTCGGCGAGAGCCATCGTCAATGTCTGCCGAACACCCGTCAGCTCATCCCGATTGCCTCCCCGAAACCGATAGTTATCCCCTTCCCGAGAAATCCTTACAGGCGAGCCGACTTTCTCATAGTAGTCATTCAAGAAGCGAGCCGCTTCATAGGAGAGCTTGTCAAGATTCTCCGACTCCTGCTCAGGCGTTACGCCGAGCTTCCGCTCCATCCCCTTCGCCGTCCGCTCCATGATTTCCTGCTTCAGATCAGCGCGGGCGTCATCGTCCCTAACATCGATGCTATTGCCCGCCGTCAGGATACCTACCTGCTCTTCCAGCTTCGCACTGAAGCTCCTATCCTTTGCCCGCTGGCTGAGCACGCCGTCCACCGAGAATAATGCGTCCCTGATACGCACAGCAGCATTGAAGTTCTCGTAGCCACCCTCCTTCTTCGCCCTGCGTATCATCGCTGCAAGCGCCGTGTGAAGGCGATCACGAATGGTCTCGAGCAAGCCGTCGCCGAGGTTGGAAAATTCTGGAATGTCGCCACGAGTGACTCTCTCCAGAATCTCCCGATAAAGGTCACGTGCTTCCGAGGGGTCGAGCCAGTCCACCGCCCCCACGCGCCCCGCTGCTGCGTGGCCACGCGCACGCCCGTGCTTCTTCTGATCATGCTTGCCTGGAAGGTGCTTCTCGATCTTCTTGCTCTCCGGAATGGAGCCGGAGCCAGTCGCGCGCCCAACGTGCGGGGTCTCCGCGCCGCCCTCGGAACCCTCGTAGCCAGTCTCCTGCCCTTCTTCGGAGGTGCCCTCTTCCGGCGTGATAGGCTTGATTGCCTCGCTAGGGGTTACGTCCCCCTCAGCCAGCCGAATAACGTCCCCGCCACGGCTCATCACAACGACCTCGTGCTGGCCCATGCCCTCCAACTCAGGCAGGGCATCCGAGAGCAGGAACACCTGATCGACGGGCAGCTTCCTGGAGACGACCGATCCGTCGCCGTATCCCTCCGCTCCTGCCCAGTCCTCGGCCACCTTCATACTCAGCGTCCACGATTCCAGCGGACGAGGGCGATACTCCTTGCCCGCCACCAAGTCCTCGTGCATCTTCCCCGAAACACCCCTGTGCAGCTTCACTGACTTCAGCCCTGTCTGTTGCAGTGCCTTCGAGGAGGCAAGGCGTAGAGCCTTCAACACCACGGGGTTCAGTGCATGGTCGACCTTGGGGTTCGCGCCCGCGATGCCGTCGATGTAGCTATCGGCGTCGTCCGACGGAGCGTCAGGCTTTCGGGATGCCAGGTGCTCCTTGGCGGCCCTGCGCCCCAGCAAGCGGTCAACCAGGAGCGTCCCGCCATCCTTGTCCCATTCCCAGAACCACACGAGGGCAGCAGCCTCGGCCTGCTCCTGTGAGACGCCCCAGTCCTTCAGAACACGATTGAACGTCCCTCGGATGCCGTGCACCCCCCAGTCTTTCTCCCGCCCTGCTTCAGGGTCGGCCTCATAGTAATGCCCGCCACGTGGCCCCTCTTCGACGTGCTCTCCGCCTGGCGGCTCCTCGCCCTCGCCAATGTAGATGCGCCCTTTCCTGGCTTGCGCCACGTAAGAAGGGATGCCTACGCGTACGCCGACGTTCTTGGGGTGGATGTCCTGATCCAGATCGTCTAGCTCACTCCACTCCTCGCCGTGCGCTTTCTGAATCGGCCCTTCGCTGGTCTCAACGGCCTCAATCGCCAGGATCGCGTCAGTATTGTAAACGTAATAACTGCCGAGGCTCGCCCCGTCAAATCCAGCAGCGACAGTATTGCGCGTATAGGACTGTGCATCCCGCACTCCCGCCAAATCAAAGGCACTATCATACTGAGTCAGGAATCGCCCTCTGACCTTGGCCTGCAAGATCACCATGTCTGGCCGCATCTTCCCCGTCATGGGTGCGGTGAACCACATGCGAGCCTTTCTCGCTGACGGCGCGAACGAGATGGCGTAGTCGTTCCGGTACCGAGGGCGGATATGCTGCAGGTGGAACCCCTCCCTCAATATCGCTTCGGCGCTCGCCCGCGTCGTCCCGTGATAGAGCGTCTTCGTCTCTAGTGGCACGGGCGCGCCCCGTCGTTCAGGCACGGGCCGCTTTGGGCTAGGCTTGTCAGGCCGTGTCCACTTGCGCGCTAGGCCTTCAGACGCCGATTCTGTGGCCCTGTGGGGCGAATCCTGGCCAGTCTGTGGCGAAGGGCGACCCTTCCCGCCTACGTCGTAATAGCGCCCGCCACGAGGCCCCTCCTCGATATTGACGCCCTTCGGGGGTTGCTCGCCAGGCTGCAGGTAAACGCGACCCTTCGCTACCTCGCGAATGACCTCCAGATTGGGATCGGGAGCGACTACGAAATCTGTGTTCCCCTGTCGGATTCTTACTCCTTCGCGCCGTCTAGCCATTAGTTGCGCTTCCTGGCGCGTCCCCTGCCAGTCGAGTCTCGAATCGTGAATATCCGATCAGCCCGCGCCGCCGCAGTAGACCTAGTAGCTGTTGATCTAGGCAGTTGCTCCAACCGCTGATCCTTCAGGAAGAACAAGGCACCGGCTGAAATCCTGGCCTGCCCCGCATCGTCTAGCTTCTGCCATTTCCTGGTAACTGCGCCCACCTTCCCAGGTGAGTCCGCTGCGCTGTAGTCGCGCCATACGGCAGGCATGTCGGGGTTGCGGTCTACTGTGAAGCGGTCATGCGCCGGAACGTCCCCGCCGCCCCGCGTCGGGTCGTGAGAGTGCGCGGGATTCTCTTCGGTGTCGTGCTTGGCCAGCAACCTGACCTCGCCGCGTGGGGCCTCTTCGAGTCTGCTCTTGTAGTCTGACAATGCCTCTAGCCACGCATCCAGCAAGGATTCTGCCGTCCAGTGGGGATCGGGAACCCTCTCGCCCTGCTCCTCCCCCGCGATGCGCAGGCGCACCTGGGGAATGGGTAGACCGGACTGATGAAGCGCCACCAGGAACAGCCCGAACTCCTTGGCGCTGGTGCCGAACCAGCTAGGCGCGTCCTCTAGCATCTTGTCGTACGCCTCGTTCGGCTGGGCTCCGCGCTTGACGTAGCGCTCGTAGATGGCAACCTGCTGCTGCACCTCATCCGTCTCCCACGGCGCGGTCTTGTCAGTGGCCTTTTTCAGCCCGAATCGCCATACCTTATTCACTTCTGCCAGATACTCCATGACAGCGTATGCCACCCGCATCGCGGGATCATGATCGTCATATATCCCGAACATGATGGGAAGGAACATCTCGGCCTGGTGACCAAACGATATCATCGTATCGATAGCGATTGCCTGCGAGCGGCGATCCGCGTAGCGATATCGCCTCAAGTCCTGGCGCACAATCTCGTCGAACTCTTCGGCCCAAAAATCGGCCTTGCTTTCGGCGGCAGGGTCGTCTGTCCCCACCGCCCATTCTCGCAAGCGGCGAGGAGCAGCTTCGGCAACGCGCTCTGCGACGCCGAACAACCGATCAACATCGACGTCGCTCGCCTGTCCTCTAGCCAAACGAGCATATTGCTCCAGAAAATCGGACATCGCTTCGAGTTGCTTGGGGTATTTCGTATTCCTGACCGCGTCCGCCAACTCTGGCACAGCGTCCACTAGCCTGTGCTGCGTCGGATCGTGCGAGTGCCCTGGGTTCTCCTCAGTCTCGTGCTTGCTGACCTTGCCGCCCTTGACGGGGTGCACCCAGATGATGTCGTCCTTGTTGTCCTTCTCCCACTTCGTGAAGCAAGCGTCACAGAACCACGCGATAGCCATGCCCTCGGCCCACTTCACTTCCTTCGTCGGCGGCTTATCGCAGTCCATGCACTTATCGCGCCTGGGGCGCGCCTTACTGGTCACGCCGATATCCTGCGTAACGGCACCGGACGTAGGCGTCGAATCTCCGATCCCGCCCGCCTTAACCTGCAGCGAGTCGGCCTGTTGAACGTCCTCCAGCATCTGGATGGCCTGCTCCTCGCCAATGGCCTCCGCCACAGCCTCTACCTTTTCCTTAAGCTCCTCGGCGGAATCCGTGTCCCCGTCCGGCAGGGTCGGCCAGCGGTCATCCGCCAGCAGGCGCAGGTCTGCGTCTCCGAGTTCTCCTAGCCCCTCCATAATACGCGCGACCAGCTTGACCCGCTCCGGCACCTCGCCCTTGGCCAGCAGCGCCGCGTCGTCCGCCGGAACCTTACGGGTTGCCAGGCCCAGGGACTCGACCTTCTTGCGGAAGGCGTCTAGCGCGTCGGTGATGGCGTCCGAGAGGTCAATCCGCTCCTTGCGCGTTAGGTGCCCCAGCGCCCGCAGGCGATCCATTGCGTCCGTGTAGGACTGATGTATCTTGCTCTCCGCGATGTCAATCAGCGTCGTCTCGGCCTTGTCGACCTTCCCGCCACAGGTTAGGCAAGACGTCCGGCGGGCGTCGGCGGACTTGGAGAGCACCACCAGTTTCGCATCTTGGTTTACGCCCAATTCGCAAATGGTTATTTCGTAAAATACTATGCGTGAGATCAGCCAGAAGCACTTCCCGTCCTGGCACGTGTAGTGACGGCTCTCCAGCGGGGCATCGCCGGAGATGGAGAACGAGGCCAGCTTGCCATCCTCGATGTCCTTGATTACCTGGTCGACGATCGGCGGGCGGTTCGGGTCGGTGCGTATCTTGATCACGCAGAACAGCCCGATGTCGTCCACCGTGGTCTTGAAGACCTGCCCAGTCTTGGGGTGCGTCCACTGTGGCAGCACCTCGCCCACCTGGACGTTGCTGTGGAGCAGCATCGCGTTCCGGTATTTCGGCTCGGCCAGGAAGCGCACCAGGTCTTCCCGCATCGCCTCCTTGGTGATCAGGTGGTGCTCCTTGTCGATCACCTGTGGCGAAGCGTACCCGCCGACGACGTACTCCTTCTCCTCGTCGTCCTCGGCCTTGTAGAGCGTGTGCACCGCGCCATAGGCCATCCGCGTGCCCTGTGGGACGGCCTTGGTCAGCACCTCGGGGGTGTAAGGTTCACCGTCCGGCGAAAGGGCCGCTTGTAGTGAACACGTGCCGCCCTTGCAGGCCGCGTTGTATTCCTGGTACTCCGTCCCCTCGCCCGTCTCCGGTGCTACGATTGAGGTGTCCTGCGCCGATGCGGAGTGAGTGTCACCCTGCTTAGCGGTATAATCTGTGTGCAGTTTGTCGCCGCTGTGTGGACTTTCTGCACGCGTAATGTACCGCGCAGCCTCGAAGCCCTTCTGAAACGCCTCGCCGTGCCATCTCTGCTCGTGCTTCTCGATCTTGTCGGACGGGTCGGTGATTAGGACGCCGATTACCTTCACGACATGCCCGTAGGCACGCATGTGGGCGGGCGCGGTGGAGCCAGGGCGCGTCCTTGCGAACTTCTCCACCTTGAATCCGGCGGGCTCGAGGGCGGCCTTGACCTTATCAGCCCGTCCAGTCTCCAACTCAAACCCCTGCGCATGAGCTACCAGGCGACCGCCAACCTTGGCGGATCGGAGCAGGTTCTCTATCTCGCTCTTACGCGTCCAGACGTTCAGGTAGGCGGGCTTACCGCCGCCCTCCTGCGTCGGGTCGTGAGAGTGCTCTGGGTTCTCCTCGGTGTCGTGCTTCTCAACCTTCCGGCGGCACCGCGCGCAACCAGGAGCGATCGGCCCTACATCCGCGCCAGTCATAGCGTCGGCAGGTGGGCCAGCGAAGTCCTTTCTCAAGCCCTCCGCGTGCTGCACTTCCCGCCTGAGAATCTCAAGGAATGCAGCCGCCCCGTCGCCTCCATAGACGGTCTCACTGATCCGCCGCCCCTTGTGGTCGGAGATGAACCAGGACAGCCCGCGTGCCGTCTTGCGCGCCAGCAGCGGATAGGCTGTGCCGTTGATGGTCACCACTTCTTGAACGTGCGGAAGGATACGACGCAGTTGAGCCATATCTTCAGGAGACCAGTCCGACATCCCGAGACCCTTCTTGTTGCGGATCGCCCATGCCCAGCCCTCTGGCCGCTTGGCAACGTGAACCTCCTCCCGCCCCTCCTCTTTCAGGCGCTCCCGCCAGCGCTTGACGCGGTCGCGGGCCGCCTGCTTGCGTGCCTCCCGCCCCTTTGGGGTGGGCTCCGTCTTATCCACATCCAGCAAGCCCTTATGCTGCAGTTGACGCTGCGCCATAGTCAGAGCATCAGCGAGCAGGTTATGCCGCGCCTTGTGCTTTTCAGTCGTGGAGCTGGCCTGCCACATATCGCTCCAGTTAATGAACGCCTGATTGGTATGAGCCACCTCTTCGATTAGATCGTCTGGGATATCGGGGAAGGCTTGGCGGAGATATGCCGCGATGACCTCGACCCTGATGGCCCCATCGCGCTGATCAGGATTGAGAGTCTCTTTCCACTCCTTGATCTTCGCGTGAAGGGTATCTCGAGTATGCATCCCCCCCACAACGGTAAGTGCGGCCCATTCGATGTTTTCCACCTCGTCGAAGTATGTCCCGACGACAGCCCGCGCCTTCGCGTCCAATGCGCTCCACCCAAACACATCCGTGAAGAGGCGCTCCGCCAGATCGGGCTGCAGCCATTCGGTGAGTGCTTCCTCGATCAGGGCGTTCGTGCCCCCGTATCCCCACCGGCCAATCGGGTTGACCGCATGACAAGTCTCATGTGCAATGGCCGGAACCACGAACGTAGCACTCCAGTCTGTCGCGCCGCCCAGCACCGCCTCTAGGTGCCTGACTGCGCTGGGGCCGAGGATGAGCTTCCCGCTGTCATAGGCCGCATAGGGGAGCGCTGTCGTAATCAGCTTGCCGCCGACCTTCGTACCTTCTACGCCCCACAGAACGGCCCAGCGACCCTCGTCGTACCCCTCCACGCTGTGAACGTTGCAGCTCCAGCCGATGGCCTTAGCAGTCCTCAAGCACGACTTAACAGCTTCCGTTGCCTTCTCGCTGAGGTTCTCGACGTGGACGAGGTCTCCGCGTGCTTCAGCACGACGATGCTCCTCGCCACGTTCTCGCCAGACACGGTCGAGGTCTTCGGTTAGATAGTAACGCCCCCCGCGAGGGCCATCCTTGACATCAATGCCCTCTGGAGGCTCCTCGCCAGGCTTGAGGTAGACACGAGCTTTCTCGATCTTCTCGTCCGTCGCGCGCGCCTTGTGCCCAAGCATCTTGATATAGGCACGGGCCTCTTGCAGCGCGATCTCGCTCTTGATATAGGCGGCGAGTTTCAGAGCCTTAGTGAAGAGCTTCTTGGCGTCCGCTGCGCTGGCCAGCACCGCCACCTCGCGGATTCGCTCGACGATCAGCGCATCACGCAACAGGGAATCTGCCTTCTGGACGCGCGCCGTCCCCGCCTTGCCGCGCCCCTCGATCACAGGCAGCGCCTCCTCGTGGCTGAACCAGGATTCAGGTAGATCGGCTTCGCGCTCGGAAGGCTTACTGAAGCGGGGCTTAGGTAGCTCCGCGCCTGGAGCAATAACGTTTGAGCGGTCGTGCTGCTTCTCCAATGGGGCTCCGAGGAACAGCTCCACCTCGTTGTGGTAGTCCTCTATATAGCGGTCGAGCCGCTCCTTGAACTCCTGCAGAACTCTGTGCGGTATGTGCATTAGAAGCTCACCGTTCCTACATATGAGTGCTGGGCCAGTTCGCTCTTCCACCCAACACGCTCGTGAAAACCGTCGATCACGTAAACGTCGGCCTGACGCGTGTCCGTGTTCAATATAATCCCGTAGGTTTTAGCCTTCAAGCGGATACCACGTTCTCGGCCTATTGCCATGAGCACCTGTTGCTTGCGCTCAATCGTGGCCTTCCCCTTCACACGGTTCCAGGCCGCCTTCTCCTCCGGTGCTGCGGCCTTCAACCACGCAGCCTCTGTAGGGCCTGGCTGCCCAATCGTCGCGCGCCAGTGCTGCGCCGATTCGCCGTTGGATACCAGCCCCGCCTTTACCTCCACAACGTGATGATCTGCCATAACGTCTACGGGGAAGTTCTGTGCTTCCTCTACGCTCAAGCGCCGTGCGTCGCCAAAGCCCTGATCGAGCAAAAGCTGAAGTGCGATCTTCTCGCCAATCTCGCCGGTCTCAAGCTTGCTGGGCTTATGTGCCAGTGCGACGGGCTTGCCGCCGAAGACTCGCTCCTGTGGTTCTGGTTCGCCCGCGCTCGGGTCATGTACGCTCTCGTAGTAAAGTCCGCCGCGCGGCCCCTCTTGAACGTGAACACCCTGTGGCGGCTTCTCGCCTGGTTTGAGGTAAACCTTGAATTGCTTGGCTACCGTTCCGCTGCCCCGTCGAACAATGATGCCCCATCGCGCGTCCTCCGTAACGTTGAAGCCCGCATCACGCAGGGCCTGCGTTGCCCGCGACAAAAGCCGCGCGTAGCGCTCGCCGTCGTAAACGGTCTGATGGAGCTGAAGCTTGTATTCGCCCTCCGCCCACTTCGTTACATACAGACCATCGCGCCGAGTTGCCTTACCAGGTTTCTGCCTAACTCGATACTTCTCCTGTGGATCGCGCTCGTATTTTGTTGACACAGGCAGCCCTGCCGCCTCCAACGCACTGTGCAGATTTCCACCTGTAGGCTTCGGCGCGGCCCTAGTGGGGTGGGGGGCCTGCGTCGGGTCGTGGGAGTGTTCGGGGTTCTCCTCGGTGTCGTGCTTCTTGACGCGACGCTTCCCCAAAGGACGATCTACGCCGCGCAGGGCGTAGGTGCTGCGGTCGGAATCTGTGCCGTAGTGCGCGAGCTTCTCCGCGCGCTTGGCAATCTCGCTTAGCGACAGTCGGCGGGCCATGAGTCGGCCCCCTAGCAGCAGTGCTTACGTTCGAGACGCTTCTCGATGTGCTCTAGGTCTACGATGACGCCGCGCTTAAGTTGCTTCTCTAGTTTCTGAGCCACAGCGCGCAACCTTGTGCCGACCTCGTTAATGACGATCCGCTTTTCCTCGTAGGCCACAACGGGCTCCGCGTCGGGCCGTGCCGCTGCCTTCCGGATCGGGGCGAGGTCGATATCCTCACTCCCGCATCCAGGACAGGAACGTCGGCCTGCCGGAATCTTGCGCCCGCACTCCTGGCACCAGAACTGCTTGTCGATCTTTGCTTTGTCCATCTTGTTCTCCCGTGCGAGATGATTGTGGGCCGCCCGCAACCAGTCCAGCCCGCCTCGCCTGTCTTCCCTCATAAAGTTCGTCGCCGCTGCGTGCAGAAGTTGGCGGACTTCCTCCGACACCTTGCCACGCAAGTCATCCCGCCGCTGCAGAATCACGCCTGCCATTCGCTTCGGGCCTATAAGAGCCATGTGATCTTCTATCTCAGGCAGGGACAGCCCCTTCATGGGGTTCCGCGCCGCACGCGGCTTCGAGAAGGACTCAGAGGGTGACCGCAGCCCGTGCACGGCCTCGCCCGCGTGGGTGTGGTGCTTCCGCGCCTCCTCGTGGCAGTAGTCGTGACCGCCGTGACGGTGGTGACCAGGGGGACAAGGCTTATCGACGAGGCGATCAGGCATTCGCTCTCCCGCCACCTGGACGGTTCTGCCGCTCAGTACCCATTCCAGGTGTGCGCCACGCACGCTGTGCCTGTGCCCTGCGCCCAAGCTCGGCGTTGACAGCCTTCAGACGATCGATATACTCCTGATGTACGTCGGGGGCCAGTTGCCTGGCCCGATCGCCCTTCAGGTAGTTGACCAGCGCGTCGTAGTGACGCGAGAGCTTCTTATCGTCCATGCGCTGCACGTCTGCGTGGGCCTGATCGCCCGCCTCGGGCTTCGGCTTCACCTTGCTTGCCGCACGCCGCAGGATGTCGACGACCACCTTGGTCTGCATTCTCTCCTGCGGAGAGTCATCCTTGCCCGCCATGATACGATCCTTGGCGTGCTGCTCTATCCGAGCGGCTGCTCCGGCAAGGCGCTTGTAGGCGTCCGCCGGATCGCGGGTATCCTTGAGCCCCTCCTTGAAGTGGGCCAGAACCCGCTCCAACCCGCCAACGCCCAGAGCGCGGGCCTGCACAACAGCCTCGTCTAGAACGCCGTGGGCGTCCTCCAAGGCACCGGCAGGCTTCATCATTGTCTCCCCTCGGTGCGCGCGCTTCATGGGGTGGCAGTAGTCATAGGGCTCGTGCTTGTGCCATCCGGCGGGGCAACCGCCGACGGCCTTCTTGATCTCATCAATCGCCTTGTGCGCCTGCTGATAGGTTTCGTGAGCGCGCGTCCCGTAGGGAGGAACCTCATGGGTGCGGCTGACTGCAGGAGGCACGTCGGGCCTCGGCTTACCTACGTGACGGTGACTCGCAGACGGGGGTTTTGGCTTCAGTGGCTCTAGGGACAGGCGCTTATCGATCTTCTCAACCTCTTCCGCGATCTTCTGGTAGAGGTGCTTCGGCCCCCACTCCTGGGGATACTCGTCAGGGTGCTGCTTATCCAAGTGCCGCCGCCTCTTCTCGCGCGCGTCGCGCCGCCGCTCAATGTCGCCGTGAATCTTGTCACGCTGGCTCTGCAGCCGCTGTGCCGTCCGCGCGCGATCGTGCGTCTCTGCCCTGCGTGCTGCGTAAGACTGTGCGCTGCCATACGGGGAATGAGAATGCTCTGGGTTCAAGTCACTCACATGCTTTTCCACACGGCTCAGGATTGTCTCGCAGTCGTCGTGAAGTGCGCCAGTCTCGTGCTTTTTCAAGGGATATGACGACCTCGGCCCAGACACAGACTGAGGGCCTGGCCCCAATATCGGGCGCTTCACGCCTTCCGCCTTCTCCTCGTGACTGTGGACGAACGTTCCGCCCTTGTGGTCATGTGCTACTCCGTGGTGGCGGTGCTCGCGGGCTGTCCGACCGAACTTGGTGATGGGCTCGTACTCGGCCCGCCCGCCGCGCTCAGGCTTCGGATCGAAGATGGCCGTGTGGAGCCTGCGATTGGCTTCTGCCTCCGACTCGGATTTGCGCGGGTCGTGAGAGTGACTAGGATTCTCCTCGGTCTCGTGCTTTGCCAGCCGCTGCCCGTGCGCCGTCCCGCGCTGCTGTCGTGGCTTGGTCTGGCCGTGGGGCTTGCGCGAAGGCTTGACGCCCTTGATCTTCGTGCTCCGCCGCGACTTCTTCTTATCCAAGTCGTGGTGCTCCTGTGCGTGCTCGGAGAGAATCTCCGCAACGGACTGAAGCGTCCTACCGATCATAGTAACGTCCGCGAGTTCGGGGGTAGCCTCATCTGTGCCGCCACCGTTCTTTTTCACCCGCTTCGGCACGAACTTAGCAGGGCCGACATCGGGGGAGTCAGGAGCAACTGTTCTCCCGAACGCCCTATCCTTGCGCCGCGTCTCCCTGGCTGCGTCCGCTGGTGTCCAAGGATGTGATCTAATATTGGCGGCTCGCCAGGCCCCAGGGTCTGGGTGCGTCGGTCTAGCCTTCTTAACGGGCTGCGGCTTGGCCTGCGGCCCACGAGGGTGCCAGCCCCAGGCAGGCGCATCAGGGCCTAGCTCGTGCTTCTCGAGTGCCCTCAGCGTCCTTGTATCGTGCCACTCTGCCACACGCGCGACATAAGGACGGTTCTTCTTGTAGTAATCGAGAATCTGCTTCCGCGCGTCCTTCTCGTTCTTGGCCTTCACATTCTTAGTCGACGTCTGCTGCTCTGGCCCCTTGACGGTATACTCCACGTAGCCAAAGTGCACGCGGTAGGTTTTGAGGTCGTCCTTCTTCTTCCCCTCCGCGCCGCCGCCCTCCTTTGTCGGGTCGTGAGAGTGCTCGGGATTCTCTTCAGTCTCGTGCTTCTTCATCGGCTTGTTACGCGGATTGAACCGTGAACCTGCCCACCCGCTCGGAGGCTTGCTCGTGTCACCAGGAGCCCTCCCTGCGTAGCGCTCTTCTGCAGAGGGCTTCTTAGGCAGCTCCCCACGCTTAGGATCAGCAGGGCTCGGAACAAAATGCTGCTTACCGACCCGCCCAGGCCCCCTAGCGAGCCCTGGGTGTGGCGCGGCCAACTGACGACGCGGTTGCGCGGGGGCAACACCAGAAAAACCCTTGCCTTGATAGACCTTGGCCGGAATACCCTGCGGCTGTGGGTTCTGCACCGGCCCCTTCGGGACGGTCGGCTTCTTACCGAAGAGCTTGTTGATTTCAGTTATCCCCGCCCGAACCGCATCCAGAGCCTTATCCTCCACTTTATGTTTGATCGAGCCACAGTAGGCATCGGGATCGTCCTTGTCGCGGTTGCGCGATACGCAGTCATCGAAGTTGGTGTAACCGGCAAACGGCATCACTAGCTCCTACGGCAGGGCGTGAATCCGTGATGCCCCGCGCCGCCTACCCTCAGCCATTGCCTGCCGCTTGGCGTCGGCGTACGAGCCGTGGATGAAGTGAGGCTTAGGGTCGTCGTCATACTGGAATGCCCATCCGCCCGTGCCTCTCGGCTTCTTCCCGTGGCTCCACTCAAAGCGCTCGGTTGCGACGTGCCTCGGCCCAGCCCCCTTGCCTGCGCGCGGGTCGTGCTCGCTGTGCGGGCTGTTCGGCGTGTCGTGCTTCTTTACTGGTGCGGTGGGGTCTGTCGGCACGCGCCGAGTCGGGGTGACGCCCCAGTCGCTACCAGATGTCCATACCTTACCGGATGGGCTCGACGCAGGGGCGGCCCCTGGCTTACGCTTCTCCAGCGCATCTGTTGCCGCGCGTAGCTCAGCCTGAGCCTTAGCGACTTCAGAATTCATCTTTTCGGCTTTTCTCTCCACGGGCACCTCTCGCGGGTATCCCGCTGCAGGCCGCTTGCCCGTCCACGCCGGACTAGAAGAGGTGTGCTCAATCTGCCCCATACTTCCCATTTGCGGGTGATAGGCACGAGCATGACTGTGCGTGTCGCCTGTCTCTTGATGCGTGTGCTCGCGTCCCTGGACGCCGTGCGGGTCAGCCAGCGGAGTCTTGCGAGCCTTGGAGAACGCGGGGCTCATCTGATCGCGCTTATGCATTGACCCACCAGGAAGCGTGTCCTGGGGCGGGGGCTTTGTAACCCCTGCCTTGGGGTCTCTGAAGTGCCGCTGCAGATCACGCTGTGCGGACGACATCCCACCCACCAGCTTCTTCGGCTTAGGCGCAGGGCCATAAGGTGCCCCGCCGTGCGGGTGAGGGCCATGCTCCTGTGGAGCGTCGTGCTTGTCTACCTCGGCCTTCTTCGCATTAGCCATTCCACCACGAGCGTGACTGGCCGAGTGGCCGAACTTGCGCTCGTGCTCACTGTATCCAGAACCATAAGGCCCAGGCGTCCGGCTTTCCGGCGCGCGGGGCTGCGGCGGAGAAATCTTCACCTTCCCGTGCGCGCCGTAATCGTGCTCGTGGGTCTCCCCACCAGGCCCCATGTGACCGTGCAACCTTCCCTGTCCGCCGCGAGGCCCTCCGTGGGGGGTCTCCTTCTCCAGCGCGGACGTTGCCGCACGCAGGGTTGCCTGTGCCTTGGCAAACGTAGGGCTCATCTTCGTGACTAGTGGCTGGACTTCGGTATGTGGCGTAAACTTCCGAGATGCGGGATGCTTTTGCGTCACAGGGTGACCCTCGGACGCCCCCTCGTGGCGATGCTGCCCAGGAGGACTGCCGTGCGTTGTGCGAAGCTTGCTGGGATCATAGGTGTCCTTCTGCACCTTCGCCTTCTTCGTCGGCGTAGCGGATGGGCGGGTTATTTTATAAGGATGATAATCCGGAGCCGGTACTTCGCTAGTGCCGCGCTGCCTGCGAAACGGGCTGCGCGTCGAAGGGGCGTACCCGCCCTGGTGCCTCACCGACATCGTTCCCTGCTCACCTTGGGCCTTCATCGCTGGTTCCGATCGCGTGGGTGTCGGGGATGGATGGCTCCCAGGGCGCGGCCCAGGGACAGGAGCGACTGTAGACTGGGGCTGTGGAGTTGCGGGCTCGGCCTTCTTCGCAGGAGAGAAGCGTCCAGGGTAGTCCTGGGGATTCTTCTTGGGGCGAGGCGGGTCTGGCTTGGCACGCGGCCCCGCGCGATTACCGCCACCGCGTCCCGTCAGCCATCGCAAACGCTCTGGGGACGAGCGAGGTGCGGGAGCATCCTCGGCCTTGTCCATAAGGTAGCTTGAGGTGCTCTTCTGCCCCGTGCTGGTGGGCTTACGCGGACGGCCAACCGGCTTGAAGCCGGAGGTCAGCGGCTGCGGATGTGTGTGGCGCTCGCCCTCGGGTGCTCGACTTCTCGATCCGAAGTGCGGGTGCGTCTGTGGACGCGAGTAGCGCTTCTTGTCCCCATAATGCTTCTCAAGCTCCTCGTCCTCGGCCTTGTTCATGCCCCCTCGGATCGAATGTGGGGCTCTCGTCGCGTAAGAGTCAGCACTAGTTCCCTTCTTCGACTTAGGCGGCCAGTGCGGAATACCAACTTCCTTGTCCTGGGCCTTCCACATGGCCTCGCGCCGTTTCGGTTCGCGCCGGACGGTCTTGCCCTTATCCAGGTCGCCTACGGCCCGAACGGACTTCCGCAGCGCAGATAGCGCCTTAGCCAACTCCACCGTATCCGGCAGCTCCTCACCGTCCTCGGCCTTGCCCACAACTTCCTTCAGGAACAGCTCCAGGGCCTGGTTGAGCTTCGCACCCTTGGCGAGCCCAGGCATCTGAAAGATACCAGCACCCGTCACGGCGTAGTAGGAACCGCCCTCGCGCCCCCACAACTCGGCATAGTTCGCCCCGTTGTCGGCGGACACGTAATGAACAATTCCGCCCTCGGCACCCTTGGACAGGTTCGGCCAGCGCGATGCGGTGCTGAGTGTGATGCCCATAGGCTGCACAGCCTTCGCGAGCCGACTCAAAAATGTCTGGATCATAGATAGGTTCCCCCCTAATACGCGTGTCTTACTCTCCCTTATTTTAGCAGAAGGGGCGGACTTGCGCCACCCCTACGGGTGATCCAGCCTGTAACGATACCACCCAGGATCAGCATAAGGGTAGCGATACTTGAGCAGTTCCTTGTTTGCAGCGGTAGGCCGATCAACTTCGTAGCTCTGGTTCATGATCCCGCCCTCGAGATCGCCCAGACCCAGACAGTGCCCGACCTCGTGATTGACCAGGCTGCGCCGCTGATACAGAGACATCGCATCCCAGTAGACTGCCACGTTCGGGTTCGTGGTCGCCCTGGTGTTGATGGTTACGGTGCACACCCCCGCCGTCCACATACGCTCCTTGTCCCAGTGGTACGCGCTCCAGTTAGCCTGCGCCGCCCTGTCAGCACCGAGATAGCCCTGCACAATCCATATAGAGACAAGCCAGTACGGAGAGCAGGCGTTCTCGAACTCGATACCAATCTCGGCGAGAGGTTCACGCCAGCCCCCCTGATCGTCTAGGGCAACGTTTCCACCAGGAGCGGCGTAGCCCGCGCACCACCTGATAGGGCTTTTCTCGATCAGCGCGCGCAGTGGCACCGAAGGACACAGGCCAGGTGGTGGCGCGCACTTACCATCCCACCCTGTCTCCACAGGGACAATGGCCGGATTCGGCAGCGCAGGGAGAGCTGGCCCGCCGTCAGAGATCGTGATCAAAGCAAAAGCGGCGATGCTTATCGTCGCTATGGCGATAGCTAAAAGTGCCTTAGTGCGCATCTACTGCAGCCTTATCTGCGACCCGAGTCGTCGCTTCAAACCAGGAGCCAGCGTCCGTATTACCTCGCGTCGTGCGGGCCGAACATACGGCGTCGCCTTCTGGCGTGGCACGTTGCGCGCATGCGCATGTCGGGAGTGCGGCTTTACGAAGGTCTTGTTGTCACCGATATCCAGCGGGTTCTTACTGATCCGAAAGTAGCCACGCCGAAGAATGGTGTTTCTGAAGTGCCCGCGCGTCCAGTTTTGCTTCCACTCCTTGCGGCGGTGCTTAACCGTCCGCAAGTGGCCCTTGACCCTGTGGTAGCGGACGTTCTCGACGTGCGCCCGCATACCGTATTCCTTGCGCGCGGCGTAAGGAGCTGTGTAAACCAGCGTGAACCCGTTAGGCAACAGCGTCAGCACGCCGCTACGCCGCAGGTGGCCAGTCTTGTAGGGGGCAAGCTGGGCCGAGCGGTAGTGAATTTGCTTGCCTAATTCATGAAGCAGCGCGACTAGATGCCCCGACATCGCTGCCTGGAGCTTTACACCAATCGGCGCAAGGGAGCGCCTAGTCATCCTCCATATCCTTCGCCCAGCTAGGCAGACGATCATCGGCTGGTTCGAGTAGGAGAAAGCGATTCACCCCCGCCATGGCCGCTATGAACTCCGGCGACGCCCGCTTAGCGCGCCGCAGGACAAGCGTATTTCGCCGATCCTTGTCCGCCTTCATAATCAGTGCCGGAGGCTCGTGCGTAAACGGCGCGTCTGTGCTGCCTCGGCGGTTACTCTCGCAGGGATTGCCGGTGTTGCAGCTCGCCCGCCAACGTCGCAGGTATCCCCAGTAAGCCAACAGCTCCTCGTGCGTGAACTTAGTCGTTGGTGCCGACGCGTCCTGCAGGACGGACTCTGCCTCGTGAATGATCCTGCTGCCGCCCTCTTCCGGAGCGTCTAGAACGTCAGCCATTGCCGTTGCTCCTCTGATGGTGCTGAAACGCGCGGAACCACCAATGTATTACTACTGCAGACGCCAGCAGCGCAGGCCAGATATGCCAGCCAAGCGCCGTCCAGGTGTGCGGGTGGAGCGCATGAGAAAACAGCCCATGCCAGCCCCACATCTCGCCGTGCTCAAGGACGTGGTCGTAGAGAGCGATTCCCATTCCTCCGAAACCAACGATGCCTCCGAAGACCGCGATGACCAGCTCCAGCCAGGGCCGCCACTTGGAGCAAGGGAGCCACAGCAACGCAGCCACTGCAACAATAATACATCCCGCAAAAGTCGGAGTCATCGCCCGCTTGCTCCACTTCTCTCTGTCCACGTAGTAGACTCCTTGCCCCCTTTGCTGCGCTACCATCTTACGGCTCCGGCGCTGCCGGTGGAAGGTCTCCCGCCTCTGGCAGGCCGATCGTCACAACCACACACGGCGGGCCGTCGGTGTAGACCTTGCGGATCATCCAGAAGGCAATCCGACCATCGTCCTTCCAGCCTATCTTGTTGCCTGCGTCCCCTACTGCGCGGGCTAGCTTATCTCCGTCCGGCGCATGCCCATACCAGTCGTCATGTGGCCTGCTTTTCGGGCGGGTGAAATAGAACACCGCATCAACAGCCACAGGGCGGTCTAGCGGGAACGTCAGCCGGTCTAGCTCGCGTGCCATCACCTGCCCGACAAGGCGCACCCAGTCCTCGGTAGAATCAGGTGCCTTAGAGACAGGGAGGGGCTTGCGCCCCTCTCTTTGTGCCTTTTTCCATGCCGCGTCGGTTATGAAGACGGCCCTGGAGCCCTTGGGCCTCGGCTGCCCATAGACAACGACGCGCGCTAGGACTTCCATTTACTCGGTCGGATCGGGTGCTGGGTCGGGCCACTCCCATGTCCCCGCTGCGCCCTCGACGTCGTGCAGGTAGCGCGCGTGCGTCTTAGGGTCGGCGTCGCTGAGGTTCACGGGGTAGGTAAAGGTCTTGCCCCAGCGGGGGTGGACGCCGAAGAACAGCCACATCGGGGCTGCTCCGGTTGCCAGCTTGGTGATGCTGTATTCGTCCGGCCCCTTGCTGCTGCCCGTCATGACGATCGCGCCGTTTGGGGTCTGCATGTCGGCGGTCGTGTGGAAGTTGCCAACGCAGAAGTATTCGAAGTCCAGGTTGATCCGACGCAGCAAGTCGGACAGGTTCACGCGGGCACGGTTGATGCCGTAGTAGGGTATCTGGTTCCACATGGAGATCGTGTCCCCGTGCAGGAACAGGAATCGGTGGCCCTTGATCTCGACGATCCTGAAAAAGGACTCCGGCACCTCGACGCGGACGTTCGGGATGTCGCGCACCATCACGCTGACCATGTGATAGACGATGGTGTCGAAGTTGTCGGCCTTCTCCTTGTGGACAGGCTTCGGCCACATGCGTGGGTGGTTCCCAGGCAGGCCGATGAACTCGACCTCGTCGAAGAACCTGGACAAGTCACGCAACCCGCAAGCCAGTAACCGTGCGGCACCGACGACGTGCTGCGTTGTGTATAGCTCATTCGTGCGTGCCAGCTCGTCGTGAATCGTTCCAGAGATGTTGTCGCCGACATCGACCAGCCACAGCTTGTCGAAGTGCACACCCTTGTGGTGCCGAATCGCCAAGTTGATCACGGAGTCGATGTAGTCCTGAAACCGTGCCTGGGCCATTGCCACGTCGTAGCGTCCCAGACCGTGGGTTGCCGCCTCGCTGATGACTTCCCCAAGGTGGAGGCAGGAGATGAATGCCACAGCGTCCTGCGGATGGTGGTCGGGGTCGATCGGGGGAATCTCCAGAGACTTGGGCGCGGGCGGTATCGCATGAATCTCCGCCTCGAACATATCGTAGATGCGCTTAAAGTAGGTCTGATCGTCCAGTGCGACGTCGTAGCGATGTTTCAGCTCGGTGTAGCGCTGCCTCGCGTCTCGAACCTGGCGATCGCGCGTGACCGCCTCCTCGGTGGTCAATTCGGGCTCTGGCGCGGGGGGAGCTGCCTTGGGCGAAACGATGGGCGGAGCCTCCGGCGCGGGCGGGTCGTCCATGGGCTCTAGAATCACAGGCGGGGCCTCTGGCTCCAGATCGAAGTCGCCTGCCTGTTGCCCCATCAGACTAAGCTGTCCCGCTGGCGGCCTGTAGGTTTCGGCCTCTGAGTGAGAAATCCGCCCGTTGTTGTAGAGGATCAGATGGATCGCGTTGATCGTCGGGCGGGTGTCCGTCGGCAGAACGGGGATCAACTCCTCTTGGATTCGCTGGCAGTTAGCCCATCCATGCTCAGTTACGAGCTGGAGAGCGCGGCGGATGATCCACGCTTTCGTTCGCTGGTAGTCTTCGTAGGAGAGCCCTTCCGAGAGCGTCTTGAAGCGTTGTGGCATGGTGCCGTATCCTCCTTCTTTAGCGCCTTCCGCAACCTCAACTCCATAACGGCCAGGCGCTCTAGCATCATTGCCCCCTGCGCGGGGGTCAGATGTTGCAGGTCAACATAATCATAAGGCATTTTTCCGGACATTTTAGCGATTGTGCGCTGCAATCCGGAAATCTCTAGGGCCTCCTGCGCCCCAATGAACTCGTAGTCGTCGTAGTTGTTAAGCATCGCGACGGCCCCTGCGCGTGTGAGCTTTCAGCGCTTGTCGAAGAGCCTCTCGGCGCGCTTCCTCATCAGGGGGAATCCGCCGACCGCCCTTCAACACAGGCATCTCGTCATAAAACCGCAGGATGATATCAGCCTGCTCCCCCTTCACGATCAGTAACGGGCGAATCCGCCGAAGAATCGTATGGAGTTTGTGCGAGCCGATGGCCCAGCGCCACTGATCACGACCATTGACGTTATACCGCACAGCGTCGAAGAACGTCATTGTGCCACCAAAGGTCGCCGCCAGCCAGTCGATCAGTCTTTTGTCTACTTGCTGAAGCTCCAGCCTTGGGCAGTGCGGCGAGCTATTCCGTCCCATAATTTTCAGATAGCCCTCGCCGTCGATAAATGCGGCCAGCCGCGCCCAGTCGATCTCGCTAGGCACGTGTCACCGTCGCAAGATGGCGGGCGATTTCTTTACGAAGCCCTGCGAGCTTGGCCTCCCAAAGCTCTACTAGCGCAGCGGCCTCCTCGCCGTGCAGCCCCACCCGATCCGCAAGTTCTCGCACTTCGCGCCCGCGCCCCTGCGCCGCGCGCGCAACCTCAGCCATCTGGAGCAGCATCCTGGGCCATAGATCAGGGTCTCTGTATATCCCAGCAAACTTAGCGGGGCGCAGGCAGCGGAGCATCGGAATCGCGGGCATCTTACCCGTAAAGCCGTTATCGATTGCCCTGATATGCCCGTCAGCCACGACAAACCAGTTTCCTTCGTGACGATCCGTGTTGCCTGCGAGGAAGTCCAGGATGACCATGTTCGCCATGTCGTGCAAGAAGGCATCCCCGCCGTGCGCCCAGCCGTGGATGCCGTCAACATTGGCAGCCTGAACACCGTTCTCCACACGCCGCATCATAGAACCGACGCCTTTGCCGAGATCGACTAGCCGCACTTCAGGCACAATCCCGCCAAACATCATCTGAGCAAGCTCATACGCAAACAGCTCATCCCGCTCTTCACGCACGCCTACCTTGTGGAACCAGACCGATCCATCCAGCATATGCACCAAGAAGGTATTTTCACTGTGGATGCCGCCGCGAATTCCGGCCTCATCAAGGGGAGCAATGCTCTTTACGTCCCGTGTGGTGTAGCGAACAGGTCTGCTCATTAGCAGTTATCCCATACTAGGCGGCCTGCGTAAAGGACACCAAGACGCACGAGCTTAGACATGCTTTGTCAACCCACAAGACCCACGGCCCCATCGATCACGGCGCAACCAATAACCGAAGCCACCGATCAAAGGTAGAATCCCTATTGATGATGCGATTCCGTCTGCTGAACCCGGAATTGAAACCTGCCTGACTCCTGTCGCACCAGCGGCGGCTCGCAACTCATCAGAAGCGACTGCTTGAATCGCGCCCGATCCGGCGGCCACCACGTCCTCGCGCTCAGTCATCCCTACTGGGGGATGCACTGTCCACCCGCCGTCAGTTCTAACAGCGTGCCACGTCACAAGGTATTGACCCGCCACTGTCATAGTAAGAGAGGGCGCGTTGTGAAGCGCAAGACCGTCGATCTGATTTGATCCAAACAGGTTAATGGGGTTCGCCGGATCGATGCCCCTGTAGCATAGAATGGCACCAACCTTCTTAATATTTCCGGAACCAGTCCATGTAAAAGATGCACCCTCCGTTCCGTCCGCGATTCTGAAATGACACCAGGTGGCAGCTGAGACAGTCGCCCCGCCAATAACCTCAAACTTCTCTGTCCAACCCGCAGGGATACTCAAATCCTGAGTATTCGTGGCTCCCGAGATGAAGGCGACCAGCAGATCGCCCACAGCAACGCCTGCGGGTTTGTTAATGACAATGTTTGGAACAGAAGCAGAGATGCCAGAAGTGGAGTCGATAAACGAAAGGGTCATGTCTACGTAAGCTCCAGCCCGCTTATTGTAACGGTCAAACCGACGGCGTCCGCCTTGACCGAGATGAAGTCGCCCACGGTGTCTAGCGTCTGCGGCCCCTGCCAGGTACACGTCGAGTACGCTGCGACGGTCATCATATACATCAAGGCGTTATCAGTGCCTGCGGCCCCGCCGCTTGGCACAAGGTGAACATAAACGAGCTTAGCCGCAGCCGTTGTGTTGCAGATATCTATCGTCTGAACAACGGTAACCGTGGCTGCGGGCACGGTGTAGATCGTAACATAGACAGCCGTGATCGCTGCCTGAGCCAGTTGCTTTGGTGCTAGAGCCATCCTACATCACTCCTGCGGCCATCCAAGCGAGTAGCGCTGCGTCGGGATCGCCGCCCGCACCACCGCCGCCTGTCCCTGGCGGGCCAGGCATCCCCATCTCACCGTCTTCGCCGTCCCATCCTGGTGGCCCCACCAAGCCTACTCCATCAACCCCGATCACGCCGTCCGCGCCCGCAGGCCCTGGAATCGGCGGGCCAGGCTCACCCTCTTCGCCGTCCCATCCTGGTGGCCCCATTGAGCCAGGTGCTCCGTCCGCGCCAGCGGCTCCCGCTGCACCGGCGGCTCCGGCAGGCCCTGGAATTGGGGGGCCAGGCTCGCCCTCATCGCCGTCCCATCCTGGTGGCCCCATTGAGCCAGGTGCTCCGTCCGCGCCAGCGGCTCCCGCTGCACCGGCGGCTCCGGCAGGCCCTGGAATTGGGGGGCCAGGCTCGCCCTCATCGCCCTCCACACCTGGCGGCCCCATCTGGCCAGGTGGCCCTGGGGCTCCCCCACCCGCCAATGTGTCCTCGTAGAACGCACAGCGGTTATCGGTGACGCTGATGACCTCGCTAATACCAGTCACGACCGTCGCCATCGGGATGGAGTTGAAGGGAAAGCCCGCCAAGCCTGTCGCCACTGCGCCAGTAAAGTCGACGTAGATGTAGTTAGTATTGCTAACGGCAAGTCCGATGACACCGGCGGGGATATTGTAAACATTCTGATCGATGCGCGCCCGTCCCCCCGCGTAGTTGGCGAACAGGCCGTCTCCCGCCGTGACAAGGAGAGCCTGCGCCATCTGATCAAGCTCCAGCAACGGGACGTTATTCGCCCGCGCCAGGGCCTGGAGCACGTCAAAGGGGAGAACGTAATACATGCGCGCCTGAAGGCTAACGGCTAGACTACGATAGACTCGCCCATGATGGTGATTGTCAGCGAAGCCGCCGCGCTAGCTCCACCGACCAGGAAGGTGGTGCTTATGAGCTTCAGCATCCCATACCAGTCAAACTCGCTGTAGGCTGCGATGCTCTTGTTATACCACAGCTCCGTGCCCGCCGCGTTTGTGCCTGTCGCTCCGAGGTACATCCTAAAGGTAACGGGTGCGGCTGTCTTGTTAACGATGTGGAGCTGCCTGACCACGTCGTAGACCAGCGCCGACGCGGGAACGTAGATGTCGGTCGTGTATACGTCCGACAAGGCCGCTGGCCCGTACAGCTTCTTGATTACTCCTGCCATGTCACTCTCCTCCGCGAGATACTAGAACAGCCCGCCGCCCTGTCCGCCGCCGCCCTGTCCGCCGCCCATCCCAGGCATGCCGCCGCCCATCTTCTCCTGCTGCTTCTGCTGCTCCGCCATCGAGAGCACCTTGCCGCTGTACGTAAACTTCTCCGTGTCGGGATCGTACTCGACGCCGAAGCCCATCATGGCCATCGTCTGGGCGAACATGCCCTTCTGCTGCAGGAGGTTCAGGCGCATGAGTTCGCTCTGCTCTTCCGGTATTGCTAGCTGCAGCTTCCAGTCGGTGATGCCGAAGGCATCCATGAGCGAGGGAAAGACCTCGGTGTGGTAGCTGCGCTGTGCGCCCTCGACCACGCGGCTCATGACGACGAGCTGCTGGCTTTCGCTGTTGAGCCCCCCCACGCCCGCCACGCTGCTCATCCAGATCTGGCTGACGCCATAGAGTCCGGCAACCCGCTCGCGAATCTCGTCGCGGACAGGCAGGTAGTTCAGCTCGTCCAGGCTGTAGGCGAAACGGACGAACTCGGTCTTGCCCTGGCCGGTCTTGCTGTTGACCGCGATCCAGGGGATGTAGTGCGGGTCTTGCTGCATCTTGGCGGCCATCTCCGCCTTGCGGCTCTCCAGGCCCTGCACGTCGTCCGTCACCGTGGCAATGATACCCTGCGGCACGCGCCGCTCGTAGAAGTAGTCGTAGAGGTAGCGATCCATCCCGATAAGCGTCAGCGCCTTTTCGTAGACACTGAGGATCGGCGGGTAGCCATATAGCTCGGTGGGCGTGTACCGGCTCCAGTGAGTCACCTCGTCGGATGTCAGGTAGAGCACCTTGCTCTGCGCGCTGCCATATCCGCCCTGCAGGTACTGCTCGTTGTACTTGTACCATACGGGGAACGTCTGCAGCCCGCACTCGGGGCACTTCCCCTTCCACTCGTACTCCCAGCCCTCGCCCGCCGGAACCTCCAACAGGTTGTCGCGGTGGAGCAGGCAAATGTGGTGCCGCTGGCCAGGGATGCCTCGCTGGTCGAGGTCAAACTCCACCAGCACGGGGTCTAGACGAAAGATCTGGCGTGGCTCGCTGCGAAGCTTGTAGGAGCCGTCCTCCTGGGGGATGCCGTAATAGTCCTTGCTGATGAGGATGAAGGCGTCGTCAACAACGTTCAGGTCGTCCTCGCACTCCCTCAGCACAACTTCCAGGCTCTGCCCGAAGTGGTTACAGCGCCGAAGGAACTTGTCAAACCGATCCCGCTGAGTCTCGTCAGGAGCATCCAGCTCGGGATGCTGGAGATGCTTCTTACCCTCCTCGTCTACCTTGACGACCGCCTCCCCGTCGTCGTCGCGGAGCGGCTCGGAGCATTTGTAGTCTATCTTCTTGGCCTCTGCCTCTGAGAATTCGCGCCTGCAAACAGGACACTTCCACTCAAAGGCGGGCTCCCATTCCAGCCCGCGCCGGAAGATCTCGTTTCGAAGGTGCGTGACCGCCGTGCGCACGTCCGCGTTGTTGTTGGCAATCACATAGAGATCAAGCAAGTAGCGCCGGTCAGCGATGTACTGGCGCTTGCCCTTAAAACCATAATCATTAATTCCTATAAGTCCCGTAGACGATTCTTGTACACTCGCAGCTTTGAGCATAAGCTGTGCTACAAAGCGCTCCGACGCCGTCCCCCCGCCGCTAGTGTTCATCGAATTCGCGATCGTGGCGAACGTGTCGTGAGCCGGATGCCCCGCAGGGAACGGGTTTGCTCCGGCCTGCGCCGTCAGAACAAGAGGCTCCGCCTTGCGGATAATCTCACTCAGATTGCCTCTGATGCCCATGTCGCTTCCTCAACTCTTGATAGCCCGCCGCCTGCGCGATCTTAGCGAAAGGAGGCAGGTGCCGTCCGCGCGTGCCTATAGGGAATATGGCGAAGATCTCCGCCTCGTGCTGTTTCTCGCCCCGCAGGTAGGGCAGCAACTGGCAGGCGACGTCCTGCGCTGGTTTGCCACAAATTTTCCACACCCACGCATCCCGCCAATGGGCCTTACCGTTATACCTCTTGAGCGAAGTGACGCTCCCGCCGAACGGCAGAAACGCGTCGACTAGCGTGCGGTCGGTGTTGCCTATCTGCATACTGAGCGAGAACTGCCGCCTCGTAGAGTTGATTCCACAGTAGAAGCACCCCTCGCCCTCAAATAGGCCCGCCAACCACGCCAAGTCAGTCGCAGTCACTAATCCTCCAGGCGCGCCCTGATGAACGTCTCGTCTATGAGCAAACACGGGGCCTCTTTGCCCTCCGAGTCCACGAACGTCCAGCGCCCGCCCATCCACTCCTCGAACAGCACCGTGTCACCCACGTAGATCTCCTCGTCGACGCGCTCCCCTACCGCCAGAACCTTGCCGATGGTGGTGTTCTTAGGCTGAAGCAGAAGAATCCCCTCCGGTGCAGGCCGATCCCACACCTCCGCGAGAACTACCCAGTGCCCCCGCAGGGTCATCTCCTCAAAGCTAACGCCCGAAGACGTGTATCCGCTGAGCTTGCTACTCATCCGATTGCCTCCTTCTGAGTGCATCCTGCCACTGACGCGCCACCTCGTCCAGGTCTTCTCCCGTTTCCGGTTTCGGCTGTGGCTGCTGTGCCTCGCGCAGCGTGGTGCGGTAATCCAAAAAGGCCTGAGCCTCCCGCTCAGCCCGTTGTGGCGAGTAGCCAAAAGTCCGAAGCCGGTCGATCAGTGCATCCTTATCCAGGTCAAACCAGGAGGAGTCAAGGCTCATGCGTGCGCCGCGACGTCCGCGCCCCTCCGTGATCAGCGCAGGACGCCCAGGAGTCTGGAGAAGACCGCCCTTTGCCATTTACTCCTCCGGCGGTGTCGGAGCCCGTTCCGGCAGCAAGCCGCGAGCCAGCAGCTCCAGTCGAACGTTAACACGCACAGGATTATCCGGTGGCTCCATGTCTGACGTAAGGCGCTCGCCGTTCAGTTCGAGATGCCCCGTGCCTAGCTTGGCGCTGATCTCAAACGGCAAGGTCTCCAGCGTCTCGTCTAGCGTGACTGGCAACTCGTAGCGGTTGCCCGCAGCGGTGACCCATTCTAGCAGTATCTCCATCTAGCGATCCGCCTCTCGGCGCAGGCCCTCTACGGCATCATCGAGCTGCCTCAGTCCACGCTCGCGCTCCTCCTCGGACTTGCCCTGCCGCTCCATCCAGCGGTTAAACTGCCCACGACGGGAGTCCAACCGCTCGGCCCGCTCTCGCGCCTCGTGCCGCCGCTCAGCATCCTCTGGTCTCGATCTTGGCATAGTCACAGTCTCCTACTACAGGGAATTATACTGTAAGCGGGGCCGTTTGCGAACCCGTAGGATATGGTGAGGACGAGAGGCCTCGAACCTCTAACCGCCAGATTAAGAATCTGGTGCTCTGCCCACTTGAGCTACGTCCCCATATGGAGCTAGCGAAAGGAATCGAACCCTCAACCTTGCCGTTACGACGGGCCTGCTCTACCTGTTGAGCTACGCCAGCAAATGGCTCCTCGGGAGTGACTCGAACACCCGTCTTTGCGTCCAGGGCGCAACGGCCTACCTCTAGCCGACCGAGGAATGGTGCGGTAGAAAGGATTCGAACCTCCAGCCACCTGTTCTACAGACAGGCCCAACTCACCGCCGTTGGAGCTACCGCACAAACACAACTTTAGTCACTCGTCCCCTGCTTGTCAAGTGCACGGGGCGAGGATTTCCCCGTCCATCGGATTTGACGCCGCCCCTTGCCCGCCGTAGGGCCGCTCGTGACGACGTGTTCGATATGGCCCCAGGAGATATGCTTCCATATCCGCTCGTGCACAAAGTACAGCGTGACGCTCAGGGGCATATAGGCCAGCGTCATCATAAACGACGTTGAGACGTCGCCCGTGAACGCAAGCCCAATGACCATAATCATCACCAGGCCGCGAAGCTCCCACGTCAGGCCCTTAGTAAGGCTCCGCAGGCGGCTACTCTCGAGGATTACCTTCGTCATTGCGGCTGTCCCCTAGCGGAATTATGGTGCCGCTAAAGTCTAGGTCTTTCGCGAGCATTGCGCCCTGATCCGCAGCGCCTGCTGCCAGCACTGCGGCAGGATTGCGCCAGACGACTTCGGTGCGCGGAGCATTCGCCTTCCCCGCGCCCTTGCCCTGGAGATTGCTCACCCGCGTGCGCCCCGCCACCATGCAGGAGGTCTCGAACTCGGTGCGCGTCCACGCCCCAGGAGATTCCTCCAGAGTCCGGTACAGGTCGTTGTCGTATCCGCTCAGCATCACCATGCCTGGGAAGTTGTTGAGTGCGACAAGCAGGTCTTCGTGATCCTCCCGCGTCAACTCGTGCTCGTACCCGCCCGCCTTGCGCGTCTCCGGAAGGTACGGTGGGTCGCAGTAGATCAGGGTTGTCGGCAGATTGTAGATCTCAAGGCAGCGCCGCCAGTCCACGTTCTCGATCTGGACGTGCTGGAGACGGCGATGGACGGCTGGCAGCAGCCCCTGTGCGCTGACCCAGTTACCTGCGATCGAAGCCCCTGCGCCGCTGACGCTAAAGCCCCAACTATTCCCGTAGAAGTTCCCGCCGAACGACTGCCGTGCCAGGATGAACCACTTCCGCGCACGCTCCACAGGGTCTTCCTCGGCCATCCACGCCCGCGCCTCGATGTGCTCCTGGCGGCTGTAGGGCGTCAGACTTACAACATCGCGGAACCGTGCAAAGGTCTCAGGATCGCGCAGCACCCTGAAGAAGTTCACTAGCCCCTGGTCGAGGTCATTGTAGACCTCCAGGGATGAGGGCTTCTTGGCAAAGAGCAGCGACGCGCCGCCGCCGAAGACCTCCACATACTCCAGATGCTTCAGCGGCATGAGTTTGAGCAGATTCGCTACCATCATACCCTTACCCCCTAGCCAAGTGATGGGTGAACGGGAAGACGAGCGCCACGGCATAGGTCAATTATACTCCCTGGCCAGTTGGTTTTCCGCCGGTTTCGGAAAGGACTTATGAGGAGCCCCGATGCCCCCCAACGAACTGGATCGCGAACAGGATCAGCAGGCCCAGCGCCCAGTCCGGCCCGAGTGCGCCCGCCACCATCAAGGAGGCAATCACAAGTCCGGCGATCACCGTCACGGCCTATGCCTTCCTCGGCTTGCGGGTGGGCGGTGGCGGAGTGTCGAGCATATTCGGCGGCTCAGGGCTGTCAGGCTCGTCCCACTTGGGAATACTAGTGGTGTAGCCCTGTTCGGGCAGGTTCATGTCCGGCTCAGGGTCGGTGTCAGGCACGTCCACCGGCGCGTCCGGCGTCGTTTCCGGCTCCCAGCGCTCGGTGTAGCTGCCGTCGGGCTGGATGTAGAAGCTGCTGCCGTCCTCGAAGAAGTAGAGTGCGTAGCGGCCAGGGACGCTCCCCCCCTCGGCTGCGTGCCCATGTTGCCGCTCCAGCAGGGCGAGGGTGTTGATCTCCGGCGTGTTCGGGGGTGGCACCGGCGGTGCGTTCGGGTCAAACTCGCCGCCCACAGACGGTCGCAGGTCAGGCAGCTCGACGTGAGCGCTGTCCTCGCTGTCCGGCACCACGACTTCCGGTTCCGGCTTGCCGTAGAGCCGCGCAAGGGCGTCGTCCAGCATGTCGCTGGTCAGCTCTTCCCCGAGTGTGCCTGGTACGAGGTCGGAACCAGAGTCAGCGAACTTGTCCTTCTCTGACTCCGCCAGCCCGTTGGCGATCTTGACCAGGATAGGCCCGTGGTATTCCGGCGTCTCACATGCTGCCTTCAGGTCAACGGCCTCCGACAACTCCAGGTCGATGGAGACCGAATCTACGTATCGCGTTATCCTCATATGTCCTCCTTCACTCTTCAAATGGAAGCGGGGGGCGGACTCGAACCGCCGATCTCTTGCTTATGAGGCAAGCGAGATGGGCCGCTTCTCTACCCCGCACTAGTGGCCTGGTATGGGGTATCCTCGCTCGACGCTTTCCACACTGCTGCGTCCGGTGCAGGCGTTTTGCACCCTAGCCGTGAAAAACCGCAGCACGGGCTCATACCAGACCCGTGTTATCGTTGTCCTCGACGCGCCCGTGTCGAATGATGTGAGGCTTGGTGTCTACGATCAGCCTAGTCTTAGCGTGGGGCTGGTAGGAAAGGTCAAGATTCACGACCTCCTGCTCCCCGCGCTCGATGGCGTCCGCATAGTGCCGAAGAACCTCTACGGCTCTCCGTCGAAGACTCTCGTAGTCTTCCACAAAAACCGACATTGGCGCTCCTTTTGCTAGGCGGCGGGTTATCTCTGCCTAGCCTTATGAGGTGCTGGAGATTTCGCCCGCTCCACAGGTTCCCGACTAGGGAAGAATCCTGCTCAGCGGCCTCGGACACCTCACCGCCGCCCGTATATTATGCCTCCGGCCCCCACACTCTACCGTTGGCGGGCGGCCCTCCTGCTCGTTGCGCGCGCCAGGGCCGCGTCCCACTCCCAGATGTCAGCCTGAGCTACCAAACATCCCCCTGGGTATTCGCCAGGGTTAAGCCGTCTGACTCACGGCCTACCTAGTATACCACGCTAGGGCTCAAGTATTCAGGCGTACTTGCAGGCAAACAGGAAGAAGATGCCAAAGTGGAATTTCCAGATTTCGATCTGGAACCCTATCCTAATGCCGCCCTCGTCATCCCTCATGCGTAAAGCCCTCCTCCGCTAGCAACAGCTTATACCACTCAGGGAATCCGGCGGTCGCGATGCGGGTTATCCGCTGCCAAGCCCACCGGAACAGCGCGTCCTTGATGGCGTCCTCCTCTTCCTTCAGGACGTCCTCCTTGATCTCCTTCAGCAGCGGGCCGATGTCCTGGGGGGCATGCGTCCGCTCCCCGCGCTCCTCCATGTGCTGGATCGCCTTGCGCCAGCGTGCCTCGGCGTGAAGGCCTATGCCTATTTGCTCGATGATGTCTTTCGACTGAGGGTTCGCCGCGCCCCAGGACTCGCGATGGACTTCCTTATAGGCTTCGCTGACGTACTTCCCCATAATGGTCTTCTTGTCCCGCCCGTACAGGCCGTAGGCCTTGATGACCACGCCCTCTATCTTGGGGCCACCGAGGAAGGACTCACACGCCAACAGATTATTCAGCGCTTCCATTGAGTCGAATGGCTGGCCCAGCAGTCGTGGTGGCCAGGTGCCGATATACATCAGAGGCACGCACTCCAGACCGATCCTCGCGCACTCCGCGCGCTTCTCGTCCGGCGTCAGGTAGTCCTCAACCCCTCGGTCGATGTCAAAGATCACCACGTTCTTCTCAGGCACGCGATCGTAGAAGAGGGCGTTGTGCTTGCGCTTGTTGAGTACCTCGCCTCGGTACACCCAGCCTGGGTGCAAAGGCAGCTCGCGGACGTTCTCCACCGCCGCCTCGAACATCTTGTCGGGCGCGTCGGTCTGATCTTTGCCCTTGCTGCGGCAGACGAACTCGCCGCCTACCGTCTGCATGAAGGAGAACTGACTCCCATCGACCTTCTCCTCCACCACCACGGGGCCGGAGAACAGGTCTCCTAGCTCCCTGTGGCCGAGGGCATAAATCGAGCTGTAGGACGGAATTGCACCCATGCTGGTGGTCTCCTTACTTCGGGCTCTCGATGTTATCGTCTAGCTGCATAGCGTACGCCACCATCCCGCCGTCGCCGAGGAAGGACACGATCTTGCCTAGCTTCCTCAACCCCACGTAGCAAAGGTGGCACAAGAATATCTTCCGTCCGCACTGCCAATGCCGATAGGCCGCCAGGCGCTTGCAGAAGAGACAGGGCTGCAAAAGCTCCCCTATCTCAACTGCGCTGTCGATATCAACGGTGTGGAAGATCATTCCTGTCCTTCCGTCGCGGGGGGAACAGGGTCTTGAACCAGGCGACGACGAGGAGGGCCAGCATCGCGCCGGAGAACAGTGCCAGTGCTGTCCATGCCACGTCGTCAAGATAGTCAAACAGAGGCATCTCGTATCAGCTCCTCTAACCGCGCCACCATCTGTGGGCGGTCTATCTTCGGAACCTCGTCAATCAGCCGTGCGAGTCCTTCCTTGAGCGTGATAAGCTGCTTGCCAACCTCGCCGATGATTTCCTGCAGCGCCGCGATGTCGTCGGGGCCGCAGTCGCAGTCTAGCGGGGCGTTCTGTATCCGCTCCTCGGCACCTTCCGGCACCGCGTAGCTACGAAGCCGGTCGATCAGCGACAGGCTCACGTCCGCGCTCCCGAATGTGGATCACAGGAATACCCGCCTTCTGTGCGCGCTGCACCATATCGCCCGTGCCAGGCGTGTACTCGGCGGTCGGGGTGAAGGCGATCACCAGGTCAGGGTCACCTTCGTCTAGCATCTGTTGATTGCGGATGATGCCCGCCCTCTTGCCATGCTGCGCCCAGTTTGCAGGGAAGGACACCACATCGTAACCTAGCGCGCGTCCGGCCTTGTCCGCCAGCATATCGGCCCCGCGCGCCGCGCCGTGGATGATGACAATCTCCTGCAAAGGATAGAAAGTACGCACAGCCTCCATGACGCTGTAGAGAAGCTCGTAGTTGGTGAACTCTCGGCTGCCGCAGACTAGGATTCTCATTCAGATTGCTCCTTCTCCGGCGCGGGCCGCGCGCAATCCTCAATACAGCGCTGGCAACGCCAGTCCCCAGGGTCGTCGTAGCATTCGCCGAGGTGGTCGTCGCAACAAGCCGTCCAGCAGCGGTCGCAGAAGCCGATTGCCTCATTGTCGCAGAACTCGCAGCGCCCGCAGGGGCCTAGTTTCGGCATAGCCTACTCAGTATAACCGCTGCCAGGGATAGAATTGCCAAAAGTGCGAGCACAATTGGCCAGATCGCGGCCAGAAACGCCAACACAAGCCAGTCAAGGGGCTGGATGGTCGGGGGCTCCTCGCCGGTATTCTGGGCCAGGATCAGCCGCGCTAGCCCGCCGATTACGCCTACTCCGATAAGAAAATAGCCCGCAACAGCGGCCCCAAACAGCAAGGTAGGTAAAACCATCCGCTATCTCCTCTGCAGCGCCTGTGTTGGCCGCCGTGTGGCCGCACGTCTTACTTTTTGCGGTAGTCTGCAGGCTCGACTGCCGCTTCCGGCCCGTCGACCTGCTCGATCCGTAGCCGAACGTAGACCGTTGAGCCGTCCTCGGGCAGATCATCGATGCTTAGGCCAGGTTCCCCGACGAAAAGCACCCCGCCCATCAGGGGGCGGATGAACAGCGGGCCTGTATAATCGAGGATCGTTTTAGGCTTCGCCATCGTGCGCCTTGTTTCCGTCGTGTCCGCACCAGCAGCATATCCCGCTACTGACCGTGAACACGTAGTTCTCACGCCCACATTCAGGGCAGCGGACGAGGTAGAACCTGCCGTCCGTCCCCGTGAAGTTGGCGCGAGTGGCGTGCTCCCGCACCTCCAGTGCCCTAATCGCCTTCGCATCCAGCCTAGCCATCGCGGGGCTCCTGCCTCACTGTGCCCCCCTGCCTGTCGTAAGGCCCCCAGAACTCAGGGTAGTCCCTGCAGAGGATGTCCAGGAGGGCCTCAATCGTGTCATTCAGAACGATCAGTTGATGCTGGTTAGCTTTGCCCGTATGCCGCGCCGCCTCCCGTGCTGAGCGCAGGTTACCCACCGCCAGGTTCAGATAGAAAGCGGGGTGTCCTGGCTTGCCGTTTAGAATGTCCATTATACCGCTTCCTCCTTCTGCTCCTCTTTCGGGCGGGGCCGCCGGTAGCGCTTGTTGTCCGCCCAGGCGCGGGGCCGCCCACAGTTCAGGCAGTTCGCCGAGCGGGTGGTGATGTGGTGTCCACAGTTGCTGCAGACCCAGCTAATCCGGTTTGCTCCTGGGCGTCGTCCTCCTCGCTTACTCATGATTCCGGCCTCACGCAAATGACCAGGATGCTGATCAGGACAATGAATATCCCGACCAGGATGAGGCCTGCCGGAAAGTTGAGCAATGCCACGCCGCCGACGATGCAGGCCAGCCCCGCCAGTAGCCCGAGGCTGCCTATCACCTCGTCCTCTCTCTTGCTCATCGATAGGTGCCCCCGTGCTCCTCGGCCAGGATCGGCCAGAGTTCTTCCAGGGCCTTCAGGTAGTAGGCCACCCTGTAGTCGTTCGATACGTGTGGCCCGATGGCCCGCAACAGCGCGTAGACATTCCGGACGCGGGTTGTCTCCCAGGCGATCTTGCTCAGGTAGTCCTTGCTTCTGCTGCCTGGCGCGCGGCCTCGGCGGGCGGCGCTGAGCGCGTATCTCAAAACCAGCCCGACAGTATCCCACGCGTCGGGCCTGCATTGCAGGTGGGGCTCCCGTGCGCCGTTCCGGTGCTCCTCCAGGTAGTAGGTCAGCCCGTCCGTATCGAACGCCCGCGCCAGCAAGCGCAAGCCGTCCTCGTCGGGCACCTGGAGGTTCAGCGGCGCGAGTCTCGTGGCTTCGGTGGTCATATTACATTTCCCCCTTTCAGTGATATAGACGCCGGAGGGGGGCCTTCTGTTACACCTAGTCGGCGTCTTCTTCGTACCAAGCAGGCGTCCCCGTCTGGATGCGCGCCCAGTCATGCATCGCCTTCTCCTCGGTGTCGTAGGCTCCGTATTCTACGAAGCCCTGGCTGTCCTCGGAGAGGATCGCGTAGGACGCGCAAGCCAGGCCAGTATCAAGTATCAAGCCGTACCAGCCGCCCTCGTCCACGCTGCCGAACTCGTCGTCGCAGCCGTCCAGGGACAGCTCGTAGAGCGCCTCCCCGACAGGGCCGCAAGCCTCGAACTTGCCAGGGTGCCGTGTGTCGTCGTCGATTACGCAGGTCATGCGGGTTGCCTCATCTCCCGAACGTCCTGCCGGACAAGCGGGGCCGCCTCACGGTGCACGAAGCTCGGGCAGTTGCAGAGGTGCCCTGCCTTCTTGCACGGCGCGCCGCAGTAGCCAGTAGGCTTCTCGTGCTCGTGGTTGCAGCGCTTACAGATGGTGTCGTTCATGACTTCTCCTTCTACAGGCTTACGCCTGGGATGAATAAGCGCAGGTTATCGGTAGGGATTACGGGTATCGCCGTAATTACCCTGATGCGCGCGCCACAGAGAGGTGCGTTAGGCCAACGCCCTAGCTGCCTCACAAGGTTGCGTGCCTCAGCAACGGTCAAGACGACTACGGGCGCGGTCATGGCTGCAGGTTCTCCTCTCCCGCCGATAGCGGCTGGCCACATGCGGCAATGAGTGCCGCCCCTGCTGACTCCGTGCTCGACCACTCGGGAACGGGGGCCATGGTGTAGTTGCTCTCCACGTAGGCGTTCACGCAAGTCAGCCAATCGAGGCTAGCGTATGGGTTGATCTGCGTCTCGCCGTACCCGCTGCAGGCGGTCAGCAGCCCCGTGACTGCCAGGGCCGATATTATCACCAGGCGCTTCATCAATACCGCCCCGCCAGATTCTCGCGGCAGATGTCGGGGTCTTTGTGCCAGTCCCCGTCACCCAGGGCCGCCTCGTTGACCGCCTCCATAATGCCCTCCGCCGCCGCGTAAACCAGGCTCAAGGCGTTCAGCCGCGTGGCCAGCCCCGAGATGAGCCGCAGCAGGGACGTGACTGGGTTCGCCTTGCGTGACCAGGCTCGGCACACCGCGTATCCGGTCGTTGCCCAGGTGTCGCCCTTGAACGCAGCCCAGACTATGCCGTTCGGCTGGGCCTGAATGATCTCGATGCATGCTGTTCGCGTCATGCCAGCACCTCCGCGTTGTAGACGAACCTCGCGCCGCCGTCGTAGGAGCGCGCCACTATGTGAACCTCGCTCCAGGCGTCCACGAACATGCGGAACGCTCCGGCGCTTGAGCCCAGGAACAGGGTGCGAGCCCGCTCGGTGGGGGCGAAGGAGATGTCCCCGACGGACGGGATGGTGATCTCCGTCAGCGTCCCGCGCTGGCAAATCGTGACCCCAGGGTAGGCGTCCGCTACGATCGAGGTCTCGGCTAGGTATCGGTTGGTCTTCATGTTGCATCACCCCTTTCATTAGATATAGACGGCGGAGGGGGTGACTTCGTTACACTCTTTGCCAACATAATCGTCACATCTTTCGGTGCGACTTTGATCTTTGCGGCCCGCGCCGACTTGCACAGCGCGGTGCGATCAAGCTTCACATAGCGCGCCAGCAGCTCGATGTAGAGCCGAACGAACTCGGGGCCGTGTCCTGGGATGACAATCTGCCGACCCTTTGCCAGTTGCCGCTTCCTCGCGACGCCGCGCGCCAGTAAGGAGTGGGCCGTCTCGTGGTAGACAACTACCGGATTCCGCGCCCACCTCGGCAGGCTGATGGTGTAGAGGCCGCCGCGTGCGATCCGTGACCCGCGCCCGTCCTTGATGTAGGGATAGGTGGCGTCATAACCAAATGCCTTGAACGCGCGGCGGATCAGCACCGTGCACTCAGAGAGAGGCATTGGGCGCTCCAGCGCAGAAGAGAGCCACCAAGGGGTCGCCTTCTCCCAGCGGTACACCTTCGCCCGCTGGGAATCGCGCCCGCTCCTGGTAGCTAGGGTATTGTCGACGTAGTCCTGTAGGTCGGTGCCCATCCTAGTAGCTCTCCACCACGTTGCCGCATTTCGGGCATTCCCACTCCGTCAGCCGGACGCCCCTGCGCCCGTCCGCGTCGGCCCCGTAGTGGGGGTCGCAGCCGACGTAGCGCCAGTCGGAGCAGCCACAGTCGCAGGGGTCGGGGCGGTCGGCGAGGTATTCCTCGTAGGCCGCGTCCCGCTTGCCGTCCTCGTGCATCTCCTCGTAGGTCGACATCCTAGATCACCCCCGCAATCGCCAAGGCCAAAAGCAGTAGATAGACCAGGGAGAAGGCCCCACCGATTGCCCACGGAATCCAACTCGTTCTGGAGTCGATGTCCACTAGTAGCCTACCTTCAGGATGGGCGGATCGTCGGCGCAGGCAGGATACTGGGCGGCTTCGAGCAGGGCCTCCAGGCCATCCCCGATGGTCTCAAGGAACTTCGTGCCTGGCCGCCCGCAGCGGTCTTCCGCCTCGTCGTGGGCGATCCTGGCCAGCACGATCAGTACGTCCTCCCAGCAGTTGGTATCGATCAGGTCGCCCAGTCGGGTGGCGAGGGTCTGGCCCATGTCGTCGGGGTCTGTAACGATGATCGGGTTGGTGTCGTTCATCCTTAGTAGCCCCTCCGACATATCTTGTCAAACAGGGCGTCGGCCAGGTTCTCGCTGGTGCAGTTGATGATCTCCTGAACCAGCTCGGCCTTGCGCGTTGCCCGTTCCGCGTCTTTCCGATCCCAGCTCTCTTTCCATTGCCGATGCCGCTCCGCGATCTTTTCCGCCTTGCGCACGGGGTCGTGCATCAGGCAGTAGTAAGACCCGTCGCCAGAGGATGCGGGCCGGAACACCTTCGCGTTGTGTGAGCAGGCGTGATTGTAGTAAACGCCGTCGTAGATCTGCTCGGAGCACTTGATGGGCTTGCCGTTGGCGTCGAGTAGTGCCTTAGCCATTCTAGTTGTCCTCGCCCTCGTCGTCCGCGTCCTCGTTGCCCCAGCCCTCGTCCTCGTCCTCCTGGAACCGGACTTCGATGGCTATGGGGTAGCCCATGACGTCGCGCTGAACGTAGACGGGGTAGCTGCCGTCGCCGTAGCCGGTGCTGCTGACCGCGCCCTCGCCGTGCCCGAAGAAGTCCTTGTCTTCCCATTCCCCGTTGGGGCCGGTCTTGTAGTGGGCCAGAACCGCGTCGTAGTTGAGGGGGAAGCCGGACAAGCAGCCGATGAACATCTGGCCGCTGTCTACCCCGTTGCCCTCGTTGACGCGCTCCCAGTCCGAGCCTGCCGCGCGAGCCGCGAAGGTGTTGTAGCCGTCCTTGGTCGCCCGCAGGATGCTGACGCGACCCTCGCCCATCTCGATCTCGGCCACCCAGGTGCCCCCGCAGCCGGTAAAGACCAGGCCCAGGTCGTGCTTGATCAGCTCATCAAGACTGTCGTTCTCGTCTATGTAGCAAGGGTCGGCAACGACGATCCGATCCTTAACCTCGAACGCTACTTTGCCGGTGGTTTCCTTCATGCTGATGCCTCCTTTGCCGCCGTTCCAGCGGCCAGCTCCTTGCAGATGGGGCAATTCTCGTCGGGGGTGCCATAACGTGGGTCTTCGTGACCTCGGTCGTTGTGCTCGTTCTCCCAGCCCGCGCGGTCGAAGCAGGTGGTGCAAAGGCCGCATTGATTATTCGCGTACTCGCGCCACGTCAGTTTGCCGCATTCTACGCAGGCTGCGGTGCCTCTGTTCTGACCCTTGTTGAAGCCCCTTCTTGTCATGTTCCCCGCCTCCCTTTCTGAATCCCTATCTCAACCTTCTACTGATAGAGACGGTCGGAAGGGGGGTGTGTTACAACTTGTGTGCGGCAAGTTGAAGTTTTTATCGGGCAACTGCCCCAATTTCGCCTCGCGCCCACTCGCCGTGCGTGCTCAGGAGCTTTAGCTTCCGTAGCGCGCGGCGGCAAGCCGAGCAGATAAGGAGATACTGGCGCGCGTCCAGCGGCCTCGGCGGGTGTAGGCACACGTCCTTCGTGGGAGTGGCGCAGAACCGACAGGGCTCCTTGTAGCCGTCGGTGAAGTGCCAGCCGTTCCAGACGGGGATCATACCTGCCCCCCTAGTTCTCCCCACATGGATTCCAGATCCACGCCCTGATACTCTGCCTCCACCCAGTCCTCCCGATAGCCCCAATCGTCGAAGCTCACCCCGTACCGCAGGAACAAGGGCAGCGCCGTCCGATAGAACAGCGGGCCGTGCCCCTCGTCTATCGGGCATAGCCAGTGGGCCATCTCGTGGAGAATTGTGTGCAGAGTGAAGTCGTGCGAGTTCAGCCACACCATCCCGTTCGGGAACACGACGTCCTCCCCTGGCGATGCCGCCATCCCGTTCAGCCCGTCCGTGTCCTCTGATTCGCCCGCCCACAAGACCAGTGGTCTGATGGAGTGGCCCGCATCCCGCGCGAGCCAGTCGATAGCCGACGTCACCCACGCGGGCGGGTCGGAGTAGGCGCAGTCTGGGCCGTTGGGCCACGTCGTGGGATCGAAACTCATATTTTCCACCTCCACTGATATAGACGGCGAAGGGGGGTGATCTGTTACAAACCCCCCTCCGCCAGGGCCATCCTACCGCGAGGCCTCCAGCCCCATTTTGAGGAGTTCCCAGCGCAACGGGACTTCGTCTAGCCAACGCTCGAACTCCGCCCGCGTCATCGGCTTTTGTGCCATCCGATATCACCACCTTTCACTGAACCCACCATAAGCCTTGGTGGGGGGAAAGTCAAGTGATTTTCGGGGGAGTTTACGGCCCAACGAGCCCCTATATAGACCGAACGTGTGGCCACACGAGGGCTCACACGGGGGGTGTATCCGCGAAGTGGCAGTACCATACCAGGGGCATATTCAGCGCACATTAGAATCCTAAAAGCTGCTTTGCTCGTATACAAACGGGGATCATAGCAACCAGGTGGCCAGCCGGTAAAGCCCCACCGCGCCCGCGAATACAGGGATACCGATGACCGCCGCCGCGAATAGCATGAAGACCGTGAACTCCAGCCAGTCCTCGTTGACCCCGAATGGCCGGTCAGTCTTCACCAGGCACCTCCCCCGCCAGATCATCCGCGAATGCGGCCAAAACGTCACCGTGACAAGGAAGGGGGGCGCACCAGCAACCGAGGCGCTTGCCCCGCATTGCCTTCAGCTCGGCGACCGCGCCAGGTTGCCAGAGCAGGGACGACCACAGCCAATCTTCGTATTTTGCTATGACCTCTTCACGTGTTCCGTCCTGCCCGATCTGGTAGGGGTTTCCCCACTTACTCGGGCGACCAATGTAGACGTCGTAAGGCTCGCGCTTGCAGTGGACGACGGTGGTTTTCATGCTGGCACGTCCACGCTTGGGTATGCCTCGTGGCCCTCTATAGTGATCTGGTAGTAGGTACAGTGCCGCATGAAGTTGGCGCTGTGCTCGCCGCCCAGTTGGGGCTGATAGGCAGCAAAGCCCATCCGAACCAGAGAATCCAGGGTGTTCCGGCTTTCCTTCAGGTCAGCAGGGGTTGCCGCCGTTTTGAGATGGTACAGCTTCCCCAGCGCCCGACCCTGGGCCTTAGAAAGGAGGATTATGAAGAGGTTAGCTAGTGTCACTACTTCCTCCCGCGACGGCCTGCGCGCACGATGCTGGCATACTCCTTTGCCAGCTCAACCGCGCCGTGCTTCTGCCCCCAGCCGCCCCCATCAGGCCAGGATACCCAGAATATGTGGCCGATCAGCTCTTCGGGGCTGATTGCTCCGGCCTCCTTCAACAGGGTTATGGTCTCCCTGGCGTCGTCGAGCGTTGCCCCCGTCCCCGTAGCCTGGGTGCCCAGTTGCAACAGGTCAAGGTGCAGCCCGAAAGCAGGCTCGTCCGTAGAGTAGAGCCCTATGCGCGCCGCGCGGCAAATCCACAAGTCCTTAACCATGCGGGCGCTCCTCTCTATCTTCCGGCCATCGATCCGTCGCCGGTGTTAGGGAACGCCACCGGAAAGTAGGGCGGCGTGGTCGTGGGCGTGATCGTTGCACTCGGCACCTGGGTGGTAGTAGGCGAGTTTGTGGGTGTGGGGCTTTGCTCCGGCGTCCCCGTAGTCGTGGGTGTTGGCGTATTCGTGGGTGTGGCCGTGGGCGTGCTTGTCCAAGGCGGGATCAGAGTGGCCGTGGGGGTGGGTGTGCCAGTAGGAATAGGTGTGGGTGTGTAGCATGTTCCTGTCTCCTCGCAGCTTGGCGTTGGCGTGGGGGTGGGGGTAGGAGTCGGAGTTAGCGTTGGAGTGGCCGTAGGCGTCGCCGTAGGGCTTGTGGTGGGGGTTATCGTTGGGGTCGGCGACGGAGTCTCTGTAGGCTCCGGCGTAGGCGATGGCGTCGCCGTTGGGGTAGGCGTAGGGCACGTGCCCTCAACCAGGCCGAGTTGATTGGCAAAATACTCCGTCATCGTCACGTTCTCGCCGTCATAGCAAACCGTGATCTCGCCGCAGTCGTCGGTGTCCTCCGGCGCAAAGTACTCGATATAGGTGCTGGTCACGCCGTCGTGACAAACCTCGATCTCGTCGCAGTCCTCTGTGTCCTGCCGCCCGTCGTCATCGCGGACACGGGTGGGATACACGCCGTTGTAACAGATGTCATAGAACTCGTGGCACTGGTCATCGCTGGGTGGAATCCCGCCGTTCTCACAGGTCGGCGGCAGGGGCGTCGGCGTGGGGGTTGGCGTCGGGCTAGGCGTTGGCGTTACAGTAACAGGACATTCCACACAAACAGGAGGATTCCCCCAACAACCGCAAGGGGGTGGCGTCGGGGTAGGGGGAACCGTGCAGCCGTTATCCCAGATCGCTTGGCCCGCCGCGTCCCAGTTCTTACCCGCAAAGCTGAATGTCACGCCACCCACATCGGTGTAGGAATATGGCGGAATGATATCAGCGTCGTGCTCGCTCTCGTGACCGCTATGCTGATACCCTACCGATGCAACGTCGACGGTAATCTGGTTATAGCCATTCGCGGCGGTATCCGGCGGAGTGGCGTGGCAGATTGTGACTTTGTGCTCGGGGTTCGGCCTCGTGGCCAATGCGCCGCCCGTTAGGGCCATCCCTGCCACCATCAGTAAGGCCAGGGCGAACGCTCCTAGCAGAAACTTCTTCATGCTGTCTCCTCCTTTCATTCTGCGCGCCGGTCATCCAGCCAGCGTATCCTCGGAGGCGGCTTGCGCCATAGCTTCTTCACGCGGTCAATGACCTTGCGTAGAATCCCTGGTGCCTTCGGTGACTTCTTCATTCCGTGTCCCCGCTGAGGTCGAGCACCCAATACCACGTGGACGCGTTGTCGTTCTCCCCACGACTACCGCGCGCACAACCTACGCCGAGTGCATCGAAGTCGCCGTTAAGCATATTAAGCTTCTCCTGTCCCCCATACTGGCCAGACCATCCCTGGAAAACGTAATCGGGTCGAGGCGCTGAGGGATCACTTGTTCCCATACCCTCACGATTCTCTGCGCACCGCATCGTTGGGTAATCCCCGCAACCATACCCAAAGTCAGCCAACCGCTGTGCAAGGCTTCGCCCCAAGGAATCCTCCCCGTTTCGACTCTGGTTATACCGTCCGGCCTCGTCTTCGCTCATCCACTGAGCGGATTGCATCAAGACCGGCGATATACTCAGCGGCGCAACTCCGTTCCTAACCCTGTAATCGTTAACGAGAATGATAAGCTCATCAGCCCAAGGGCTGTCAACGCAGGATGTAGCCGTGGGAGGTGGTGTTGGCGTTGGTTCTGGCGTCGCTGTTTGCGTCGGCAAAGGTGTGGCTGTGCTTGTGGGCGTCGCCTCGGGTGTTGGCACAGGCAGCGACTCACAAGCTAGACCATCATTATCGTTTCCGTCCAGCCCGAATGGATCACTTAGGTCAGCGTTGAAGCACGCTTGCGCCGCAGCCTGGGTGGTAAAATCAGAGCAGTTGCAATCGGTGAGCGCACATGCGCCGCATACCGCCACAGGGGGTGTTGGTGTCACCGTGGCTGTGGGCGGCGTCGTGCTAGGCGTAGCCGTCGGCGTAACTACGGGCTCCACAACCGCGCCAAGAGCCAGCAGGCCCCGCATGTCGGTCAGCGGCTGCAGATTGCTCACCTCTGGTTTGCCCGTGAACCAGCGTGACCATGCCCCCGTTTGTGGGTCTAAGGAGTAGGCCGCATCTACCGCGCCTGTTCCGCAGGTAGCTAGGGCCGCGTCCGCCGGTGTAGTTGGCCCGCTCCATGTGGAGATTGACCACTTGCCCTGCTGCGGGCAGTTATGGAGTTGGCCCGAAGACGTTGCGCCAACCGTCATCACGCCCAGCAAAGCCGCAGCCCCTAGTGCCAGGGCTATGAGTAGCTTCTTCATTCGTTCCTGCGCCTTTCGTTCGTCGCGCTGTCAAACCGCGCGGCTAGCGTCCGCCGAAAACTCAGAAGAGCCTGCTCCATCGGGGTAGGCTCGTCCATCGCCTCGGCAAAGGTCTCCATGAGTTCTCGCGCGGGTGCTATGATCCGTCGTCTGAGTAGTAGCATAAACTTCACCTCCTGAATATGTAGACGCATCAGGAGGGTCTTGTGTTACGCCCCTAGCCTCTCTACCAGGGTGCTCCGAAAAAGGTGGTCTTCTTGGGCGTGGGCTCCTGCGCCGGTGCCGCCGGTTGCTGTGTTATGCCCTCGGCCAAGGCCGCCATCTCCTCTTCAGTGGTGACGCCCTCCCGCAGCAGAACCTGGCGGGTGAAGCTGTTGGCGGCCTGTGCCAGATACTCTGCTGCGATCTGTAGCGCCCTGACTTCCTTCGGCTCGCCGAACTTGACAGCTAGGCCGACCGCGCGCAGCTCCAGGCGCATAGCGGCGAAGTTGGCGTCGAGCGCCATCGCGTGCAGGGTCTCGTTTGAGGCCTTGTTGAAGTCCATGTCTACGTCACCGCCGCAACAAGGCCGAGCGCGCGGCCCAGGCTGACGTAGTAGCGCCGCGCTTCTGACAAGAACCCCGTTGCTCTCCCCTTCAGCTCGCCGCGCTTGAAGTCGTCCGTCTCGCCTCCGACCAGGCTTGCATTGACGACCGCCTCGGCCAGGATGAGCTGGATGCCGATGGAGGCCATCATGATTTGCTCTTCCTTAGTGATGGCCATCTCTACATCCTCCAGGTGATCGTCGGGGGCGGGGGCGCGGGGCTTGGGGTCGGTGTGACCGTCACCGTCCATGACCAGCTAATGGGGCCGCCCTCACGCCGTGTAAGCTCCCCGCTGGTCTGAACGGCCACAACGAGGTAGGTGCCAGGTTTCTGGATGAGAAGCTCGATCACCTGCCGCGTCGCCCGCTCCATATGCGATGGGTAAGACTCCTCGGGGTAGGGGCGGAAGTCAGACCAGAGCGAATCGACGAACCGCTTGTGCGGTGCGCCCTTGTGAAGATCGATCTCGTGGATGATGATCGCGTATTTATCGTTCCTGCTGATTGTCATGCCGCCTCCTTCATTTTTTTAGGCCGACTCCCCCGCCCTCCGGCTTCGGCCTAACCAGCCCTTCTCACTTGCAGGCAATCTGGCCGGTTCCCTTCTCATGCCGTAGGGGTCATTAACCCCTTGCACTTACTATGACGATGCGACAGAGGCTTCGGTGACCGGCTTCACAAGCCCGTCGGCGACCGCGCAGACAGGCACGTTCCAGTCTTCGGCTCGCTCGATCAGGCATTCCTTGCAGAATTCGCCGTACAGCGCGTCGTCGTTAGGGTCTAGAAACCAGACGCCTAGCACAGTCTCGTCGCCGTCACCGCATGCCTGGCACCCGACGTCGCGCAGATCGAACAGGTCTACTACGAACAATTCCGACTGGACAAACATTATCGTCCTCCTTCGCTGATTATGACGATTCGGCGGGGGGGTCGGTAACGTCCTCGTAGGCACTATCCAGGAGCTGGAAGAGCGGCGGTGTTCCCAGGATGCGCGCCGCTGCGTTCTTGATAGCGTCCTCGCTAAATGGGGCTAGCGCCGGATCAGATGTGGTGCGTGAGCCGACAGGCCGCTCCCAAACGCACGAGGGAAGGATTATCCGTAGCCACTTGTTGATGACGAGCTGGTCGCCCTCGGGCAGCTCCTCGTAGGCCCCCCGCAGGCGGTTCAGCTCTTGGCATCCGCAAACGCCGAGGTTCCAGTCCAGCAGACCGCACTCTTTTGCGGCCAGTAACCACGCACGAGCGGCGGGGCCAGTGTGAAACCACCATAGCCATCGGCGCGCTATGCGTGCCTTGATTCTGCCCAGGAATCCTAGCGGGGGCGGGGCCGGAAGCTCTACCCAGCCAGGCGTCACTCCGGCGAGGTGCCTGATGACGTCAACGTCCCGCGCCATCGCCGCGCGGCGCTCCTCGCACTTTTCGCAGGGGCAGCGGTTCAGGGGATCGATGTTGCTATTGATGCTTACTGGCATTATTCCTTTGCTCCGCGTTGTAGCTCCTGCACAAGCTCTGCGATGCGCCGGTCAGCAGCGCCTAGCGCCCGTTGGTGCGTGAGCAGCTCTGCCGTCAGGTGCTCGATAAAGGACTCCGCCTTCTCGAAGAATCGGTAGGCGCACAGGAAGCAGGCCCCACAGTTGCAGGTTCGCCCCTGCTCTACCGCCGCCAGCAGCCAGCCGCTCGTGTTCTGGAATAGGGCCAGTGCCCGCTTAGCGGTCATCGGAGTGCCAGTCTCGTGCGTCATTGGGGCTTCTCCTTGTAGACGACTACGAAGCGGTCGTCCAGCCACTTCTCCAGGATGGGCTTGACCCGCTCCCACTCCAGCCCGCCGTTACCGCAGCCAGGACGGGGCAGGACAACGCACTTGACGGAGGGGTGCAGGTGCTCCGCCCAGACCTGCAGGTTCAGGGCCGAATGGTAGATCAGCTCCGGATCGGCCTTCTCCCACCAGTTTTGCTTGACGGGGAACGCGATTAGCGTCATGGGCCTGTCGCCCAGCACTATCGGGAACGCGTGGAGCTTGTTGCCGAACTTCCTAATCGACGCGCCGAGCAACCGAGGGAGATCGGCCCATCGCTGTTTTGCTTCGAGCGCGACGCCTCGCCCCATAACCGCCTCGCCGTTCTTCTTTACGAATCCGTTGGTGGTTATCGCCACGGCGTCGGCTTGCAGTGCTGTTGCGGCGTCCCATAGGTCTCCCTGAAGCTCTCTCATCACTCGCTCGCGGGCGGGGGCTCGTCCTCTCTGTTAATTCTCAGAGCGGCATCGCACGCAACGTCGGCGAACATCTCCGCCAGCTCCGCTTTCTCCTGAAGGGCCGTGCGCTCCGCCTCGCCTAGCGCGATGCGCTGTGATTGCATCTCGCAGAAGATCGCCTGCAGCATGAAGTAGATTGCCTTATCCATCAGTGACCTCCGCAGCGCACATCCGACTAAAAAACGCCGTCTCTGCCTTGCTCCTGTGCCGCAACCGCCAGCAAAGGTGCTTGCTCCGCAGTATACGGTTCCGTATCCGCCGGATGCGGATGTTCAGGGTCGCCTTGTTTGATCTCAATGCTTCCCTCCCGCTTACTATGACGATCCTGACGGGGCCTCGGTCACCAGCCGGTCTATCAGGACAGGCGTCTGCACCAACAGGCCCAGGCACTTCGCGCACATCGGGATCGGATTATCGAGCGTGAATTCCTGTGCGTAGACGAGCGCCTCCTGGCTGCACATAGCAAAGTCGAACCCGTCGTTGTACGGCTCGATGAAGAGTGCCTCGCACGCAGTAGGCTCGCAGGGTGTGAGGTAGATCGTGCGGGCGATCACTGCCTCTCCTCGTTGATGACCACGATGACGGTCACGCCCATGAGATCAGCGTCGGTGCCCGCAATTCCTAGCCGCGCCGCCGTCTCCTTGGCATTGTCCTCGTTGAACATGAGGTCACGCCCTAGCGTCTCGAGATCGTACTCGTCAAAGCCCACGAAGTTTGTCCCCGTGACATCATCAGCGCTGCCGTAGCGCGCCAGGTCGCCACGAAAGATGTAGCCCTCGATAGTAGCCTCGATCATGCCTAGTTCTCCTTGTCCAGGTCTATCACCCGTGTCGTCCAGATGCTGAGCACGGCCAGCAGGCCGGAGGGCTCAGGTATCGCCTCTCGGTCGTCGATGGGCACGCGGAATTGAAGCCCCTCCCCGTCGTCTGAGACGGTTATCCCATCCAGACTGTCCGGCGGCCAGGCAACGGAGTAGTAAGAGCGCTCGGGGCCGTCCAAGACGCATACCACGAAGCGGTCTATCGACAAGTGGTCTGCTACCCGAACGTCAAAGCCCGCCGCCCCGTCCGCGTTCCGCATCAGGTCATACTTGGGGGTGGTCTTGTAGAGGACGACCTCGCCCCCGAAATCTATTGCCTTGCCGACAACCCGCGTTTTGTTACCGTACAGGCTCGTGGTGTAGACTAAGGGTAGCATGATTCCGCGCTTGTCCCAGCTCATCCTTACATCTCCTCGATGTCGGTGAGGCCCAGGCCTGCTAG